TAAATCTTTACTTATTTTACTAAGACTCTGTGCTTTGTCCATCATCTCTTATTTTTACATTGATGTCTACTTTGTCCATTGGATACCCTATGCTTCCTAACATACTGGTCAAATCCCGGATGAAAAATTCCAGGAACGTTTCTATTACATGCTTGGCTGCTTTATTATTAGTAATAATACCAAGCACACGTGCAGATGATAATGCTATGGCTTCATCACCAATTACATCAGCAATTCTCTGTGCAGTTTTTGGAACTTCTTTCTTCCATTGTCCAAATGGTTGTCCCGAAAATTTATACAATAATACTAGCTCATTGTTATCAAGTGTACTGTTCTCAATTGCATGAAATGCAACTATGTGGTTATCAGCATCACTTGACTGAAACATGTTAATCAGATTTTTTAATTCATCTCTTGTCATTAGTCTTCAATTTTTAAGGTTTTAATTGCCCATTCTTTTAATTCACCAGATGCAATCATATCTAACCATTCTTTAGCTGAAGGAATGTAATTGTTACAGTCTTCTTTTACATGTTGTTCACCAACATATCTTATATACACTCTTTTACCTTCAGAATTATACATGTGATCTCCAAAGACTTGTTCACATTCAAATATACCTTCACTGTGGTGACGGAATATTCTATGTTTACTATGTCCTATCCATGCTTTAGTTTCATCAAACCAATTATGAATCTTAATATAATCTTCTGGAATACCCCCAAACTTTCTAGCTGATGATACAGCATGTTGATACGGATGTGCCATGTTACAAAGTTTTGTCTACTAGTGCACCTTCATGAATGTAAGTTTCTGTTTGAGTATATCTAACATCATTAATGATTTTATACTTACCAGAAGCAACTATGATACATACTGATCCTGAACCTCCATCATTGTTCCACCAATCTTCAATATCATTGAGTAATTTCTCCTCAACAAAATGTTCAATATCAGAAGCAAGACCAGAATCAAGATCTTCTAATTTCATTGCTTCAGTACCCCATATATACAATTCATCAATAAGATCAAATGCAGATTCTTCATCTTCATGTAATTTTTGTATAGTATAAACTACACCTTCAATCGCACCAGAGTCTCCTCCACCTTCATATTGTACCTTAATACCGGTTACTCCCAAGTCAGCTAATCTGACAAGGGTTCCAATCATATCCATTTCTTTCATACTATTTGATTTTGTAAAACCTGCCAAGGATATTGGCATTTAGATATTCTTCTTTCTCAAGCACTTCTCTTACAAATTGTGATTTAGTCTCATGATATGTCAGCTCTGTCTTTGAGAAACATATCCTAACCATAAATCTCTTTATAGGAATTCCTGCTTTATGTGCATTCTGTAGCACTGCATTACTGCTGTAATAATTTTGATAGTTAGTTTTACTAACAAGAGTGTATTTAGATGCTCTTTTATCTGTCATTGCAGCAATAGCTTTCTTTCCCAGTCTTTTCTTAACTGTAGAATGAAAATTCTTCTTGCCAATATAACGGACTGCTTTACCATCAATGATTGCTTCCATTTCATAAATGAAACCTACAGCACCATCTGGAATTTTGCTGTCACTAAATACTTCACCTTTATATAACCAACTCATACTATCTGTTTTAGTAAAGATAATAACTTATCTCTCACAGGTTCAATACCATGATCTTTGACAGAGTCTGATAAATCCTTAGACATCTCAAGTATTACATGCGGAATATTATACTTATCCTGATATCTCTGAGCAGCTTTCATACCGGGCTCATCATTATCAAACAGTACAATAATCTTAGAATACTTTTCTCTAAGTTTATTTATAACAGATTCTCCAATCATTGTATTCTCACTGTCTGGAGCAATACATTCTATATTACCAATACCTAGTTTCTTAAAAGACAAAAGGTCTTTAAGTGAAGAAACAATCAGTAGATACTTGGAATCATATTGCAGTTGATCCATACCTTGTGTGTAGTTCTGGATCTTAATGAACTTTTTCTCAGGAATCTTTGGCATATAAATCTTATAGAGCTCACCATCATTACGGAAATAACCATAAACATAGGGCCTAGAAAATCTATAGCTTGTTACAGAATCATCAATCTCAGTCTTAGACATTGTAAAAAATTCCAATGGAACTACATTATACTGACTTAAGATACTAGAACTAATTTTAAATTGTGTCCAGTATTTCTGATCAAGTGTGTTCCAGTGTCTCATTTCAAAATCTACAACCTTAAACTTATCATGAAACTGTATAGGACCCCTTACTGCAGGTGCATTGTGTTTTAAATACTCCTGATAATCGGTAATTATCCGGTTAGTGGCCTTAAATCTAGCATCATAGTTAAATAGATACCTAACAAGTTCTACTTGGTCACCTTGAAATCCTGAAGAAAAATCTTTGAACTTATACTTACCACCGTCCTGATAGATAAACATACTTGGCACCTTATCTCTAACATTAAATGCAGAGAGCATCTTAATATTCTGTCCGGTAAGCTTTTCTCTTAAGTTCAGATAATACTCAAATACCCATTCTCTGGGTACTTCCTCCAAATCAGATATTAAATTCTTTGTTGAAATCATAACCAATAAAAATATAAAGGGGGAGTCCCTGATTTAGTCTAAAAATCTCTGTTATACAATAATTAATACTAACCTCCCCCTTTAATGAGTGAATGGTTAGTCTAGACTGAAATCAGATGATGTCTTAGGTTTTTCAAATACATCTTCATCATCCCCAAAGGATTTAACTTCTTTAACTTCTAGTTTCTTAACATGCTTAGTCTCGTCAAATCTAATTACAGAACCAGATTCTTCTTCACCAAATGCATATTTCTTACCTTCAGCTTTTGGTAACCATAAGTCATAGTTTGTATAACCTGTTTTACCTTCATACTCCTTACCAGCTACACAGAACTCAAGATACTTTTCTCTAAAGTCTGCAGTCTTGTTAAATGCTTTAACAAAGTCTTCAATAGTATCATGCTGGCCATCTTGCTCAAGAAACCAAGAATCAAGTTGTAGAGTATGAGCCAAAGTTCTCAAGAAAATCAAGATAGATCTATCTCTCTGAATTTTAACTCCAGATTTAGTTTCACCATCTGCAAATGCATATTGACTTGCTTTAATCCTACCAATCTGACCCTGATATCTTCCTTTGCTCTCATCTTCTTTGTCAACTAGGAAACCCTCAAAACCCTCAATAGGTGCAGTCTCCACATGTAACATAAGATGAAATGCACCGGGAATGAACTTGAAATCCTCAAGCTCAATATTATTAATCTTTAGTACATGATTACCTGGTGTAATTGTTTTTGCTAGTCCTGAGCCTTCTTTGCCCAAATCAGTTGTGCTTAATGCCATTTTTCTTAAAATTAAATTGTTAAATAAAAACTTTGTCCCAGTGAAACTCTAATTCACCAGATTCATTCATCTCTGTTACCACTATTTCCTCATTTCTCAGGTGCTCAGGTCTTGCACCGCAAGTAACCTCTTCACTTGTTTTAAATGATAAAATAGTTTTGTTACCCTTTCTATACATGTAGCCAATTGCATCTGCATTAGCACAGATGAGAGACTTAATCTTACCTGTCAAATCTATATTTGCTGCAAGAACCATCTCTCCCTTATCATCCACCTGTTTGTCTTTAATATGACCAGATAAAATAATATGGGGGGCTAATGTATCAATAAAATCTAAAACCTGAAAGAAAGCTTGTCTTAAATATAAATATCCAGCACCATTAGGCAAGGATAAGACATTATCTCCATCATAGCTTTTACCCATGCTTGTAGCACGGTATAGTTTGATAGCTAACGGCATAACCATATCTTCTAATGCAGTTACAGTATCTATTGTAACATACTTGTATGGCTTACCTGCTTCTTTGATTGCTTTTCCTGCTTCAAGCAACTCTTGTAAAGAAGTAATCTTTACTTTGAGTGCTTCTACATAATCAGCACCATTTTCTAAATCAATTAATAAATTGTTTTCAAGACCAGCAAATGCTGTGGTCTTTCCAGTTTTCGGCTTAGAATAGATAATCAATCTCTTGGGATTGACTCTCTCAGCCTTGACCTTTTTAGTTGGAAGTACTATACTCATGATCCTAATTTTACTGCTAGTTTTTGAAAATCTGCTGCAATTCTTAAGAGAATATCTGAAGTGGTTTCTAATTCCTCTTTAACTTCTTTAAGTTTTGGAATAAACTCATCTTCAAAATCTGGAAATACAGATAAGCTCTGTTGTTCCTTAGGAGCTTCTGCTTTTCTCTTCTCATACAAGTTGTAAGTAATCTCAGAACCATCAGGCATTAAGACCATCAACTCAGACAATGGAATCGTATAAGCAAAATAGTTATCACCATTAAGATTAGTACCCTCTTTTACATCATACTCTTCAGCATAGTAGGGGTTGGCTTTACACTTAAACAGAGCTCTGTCAGCATATGCCGGTTCAATACCCTGTTCTTTACCAGATTCATCTCTGATAATGTCAATAAACTCAATATAGATGTCTTCACCCCTCTTGAGTTCACTTTCAAATAGCTGTACTTGTCTACCATACTTACCCTTCTGAAAGAAGGCAGTCTTTAAGACAAAGAATGGGTCAGCTACTTGAGCTTTTCTAAACTTATCCGTCTGATAAGCAAAGAATTCTCTTTCTCTTTCTTTTCTACTCATAATTATAATTTAAGTTTTGTTGCTTGTGGAGGTGTTTCTATTTCAATAATCCTCATGTTCTCTCTATCTAGCTTAAAGAAGCTTAACCTAGTTGTTCCGTTCCTAGACTTTAAGAAGTGAAATGCAAGTAAATCTTCATCATTCACTATAAATCTTTCAGGACCATAGAACCTAATCTTTCTGATAGAAGGTTTGTTAATACCAAGTACTACATCAGCATGTTGTAATAGAGCATCTGCTCCAAATAAATCAGAATCTAATACATAATTCCCATAGTCACCATCTTTGGATCTGTCTGGATTATCTATATTCCTGTTCAACTGACTCAAGACAAGAAATGCCACAGGATAATGCTTCTTCATATATGTTAGAGCTTCCCCTAGAGCATATAATACTTCAAACTTATCTCTCTGACCTTTTCCTACTTTAAGTAAAGCTGAGTGGTCAATAGTAACCAGAGCATTTGTGTAGTTACCATTTTCATCCTTGTGTTTTTCCATATAGTAATGTATGGTAGCACACATCTCATCAACGGTACACGGATCATATACTACATCTATGACATCAGTCTCGGCAGTTTGCTCATAGTACTGTACGCATCTTAAGTATAGATCCTTATCCACGGGTTCCCCCTTGCTCATTAATGTATTGTAATCAGAAGCAGTATTCAGACTCAGCTTTCTAATACCATTGGTCTCATCAAGCATTTCAAACTGGAACTTAAGTACTCTAAACTTATGATCTTTATTTTCCTCAATAATATCAGAGATCAACTGTTCCATAAATAAAGTTTTACCTGTTCCCGGTCTAGCACCAACTACGGTGATAGTTCTCCATTCCAATCCATCACAGAAGGCATCATTAAATTTGGGCCATGAACTTTTGAGTGACTTAAGCTCACCAGATCTTCTAGCCTTCATTTTAAGAAGGGCTTTTCTAAGAGCGTCTCTCTCACTCACAGGCTTCAGAGCCCGGGCACCGTTAAATAATTCTGCCATACATTTGGATTATGTTGTTAATTTACCTTTTACATCATTATAGATGTAGTGAGATAATCCCACTATAAACTCTATTGCTAAAAACTGTACAAAGTTCATTTCTATAAGTAGAGTATAAACTAACAGCCAGGAAACAAGACTTCCTGTTAATGCAACAAAGAACAATTTAAATCTAATCATACTATCTTTTCTTTAAAGAATACAGGTGCTTCATAATCATCTTGTGAAATCATATCACAATAAGTTGCTAGAGTAGAATCCCAGGTTTTATCTGTATTCTGTTTTCTAATAAAATACTGTGAGTTGCGCATGTAGTTGTACCTATTAATAGAATACTCTTCTACATACTTTTCAGTAGCTTGAATAACTGTCTCCCAAGAATAGTCAAATGTTTCAAAGAACCATCTAAATGCATTTTCTAGACTCTTTACGTTAACTCTTGCATAAACACCACTTGGCAATTTACTTGCCGGGAAGCACTCATTGTAAGTTTTAATGTTATCTAGAAAATCATCACCCATGAGATTTTTAGATGTTTTCTTCTTAGACTTCTTGAAATAGCTCTCAATTTCTTGTATAAATATAAGACTATTACTTGACAATTGCAAGTCATCAGTAATATAGTTACCTGATTTCAATCTGGCAACTTCAATAGATGCATTTACCAAATCACTAGGTACAATCTTATTATGTATACAATACAATACATAGAATGCATTAGGACTAAGTCCTGCTTTTATTAGTTTGTTAAATACTTCTTGCATTACCAGTGAATTGAATAATTATATAAATGTTTAACTGTGGTCCATACTTCTTGAAAGACACCTTTAGAATCCCACTTGCTACCGTTATATGCAGCACTTGCAGGATGTGAAACCATAAATTTAGTACAATTTTCTCCACACATGTCTGCCCACTCTTGAGATTTTTTACCCATGTAGACATAAACTAATCCCGGGTGAAAGTTCTTAAAGTAATCAAATAAGTATGCGGTAAATGGAGCCCATATTTCATAGTGTTTACCAATCTTACCAACTTCAGTTGTAAGAGCTGTATTAAGCAAGAGTATGCCCTGATTAGCCCATACTTTCAAGTCTAAGGGTCTATCATAGAATGGGTACATCTTTTGTACTTCATCAAGCATAAACCTTAGAGAGGGTTGTTCTTTTTCAGATTTACCACAACTAAATGCAATACCATCTGCTACACCTAGTGTAGGATAAGGATCTTGTCCAACCATTACAACCTTCAATTCGTCATAAGGGCATTCTTCAAATGCTCTAAACACATCTTTTAGTACAGGAGTAAACCTTTGTCCATTATTGGACATACTATATAGTTCAGTTAGAATCTTCTCAAATTCTAAACTAAATATAAAAGGTTTAAGAACTCTACCCCAACCACTAGGTTCAAGTTTATTAAATATTTTTTGTTTATAATCATCAATATCTAGTATATTACTCATAATCATGTATATTTGTTAAAAAGTATTACAATGGCTAAAATTACAGTCAAGGAGCTCAAAGATGATGCTCTTGTATCAGTTCAGGTTAATAAGTCTTTTTACTTCATGGTAAAAAGTGTGCTCTTCTACTTATTTAAAGTGTCTGATAACCCTGATAATAAGAAAGAAGAAGTTCTTAAGGGCCTGATGGACAAAGACTATAAAGATATGACTCATTGGGAGCAGTCTTTCTATACACTAACTCTTTTACTAGCAGAGATAGAAAGACAAGCCGTGGAAAATAATCAGTTTGCTGATGTAGAGGTAGATGTACCTGATGATCAGACTAAAAACTGATGTTAAATTCCTTTCCTATTTGTATACAAGCTTCAATAGCTAGTACTAATTCCATTTTACTACAGTCTGCAAAAGACTTACAGTATTCAGCACCATCTGCGTCATAACACAGACCAGAGTGCTGCTTTATAATAGTTTTCATTTCATCAAATGTGTAGCCGGATTCTTTGGCTAACTCACGTATACAAGCATGGACTTTAGCTAATTGTGCTACAGAACCATCATCTGATGTGAGTCCCATAAACACCTCAACTTGTTGTCCATCAGATAGTTTATCTAAGAAAATCTGATAGTTCAATTTTGATTTATCATCAGGGTAAACTAACTTACCATCACGTTTAATTAATTTTACAGTAAACATATTCTCATTCTTTAATGTGTTATTACTTCTGGTAGCCTACACTTTCAAGAAAACTTACAATCTCAAGTGGAGTTTGAAGTTTAAACTGTTCGGGCCACTCCATATTGGTAACAACCCAACCATCATCATCTATCCTGTCACTGTCTACTGAACAAAGAGTTAGACCATTAAATACCTCAAGGGTATAATAGTAGTAATCATATCCATTTTGACTGTCTTCATGTTTAATTTCTACTTTATTAAACCCAAGACTTGTTAAATCACCTTCTGTCATCTGTTAATTTTTTAGCAATTTGTTTAGCTAAATAAGGACTACACTTGTACTTATACATCACATAACCGGCTATAATTTTTGGACTCATAATTTCTATGTCCTTATTATCCAATCTTATTTCCTTTACTATGTGTTCTACTACTACATTTGCCATTACTTAGCTGCCATTGTCTGCATAAATACTTCATGGTTAAGTATTTCATGTGGATAGTCCTTGGCAATCTTCCAATAGACCTGGTTCACCTTACTATACTCACCATGTTCTAGAATTCTTAGATCTCTAAAGCTCTTAATTGATAGAGTAACCATATGTAGGTTCTCTTCATCTGAAGATTCTAACATTGCAATCATGTTCTTTATCTCAGCATCATTAATGTAGCCCATTCTCTTCAGCAGTTGTAACTCTGCCATGTATACAAAAGGACGGAATGTCCCAACTTTACTACCCTTATGGTACATATACCACAGATAGTTTAAGTTTCTATCTACATTATCTGTCAATTCATAATGCTCTTTTGCAATATCTGCTGACAATGCCAGCATTTCATCCATTATTTTCTTTTCCATTTTAAAAGATGTATCTGACGGTATTCCAAGGAATGATTCCATCATGTATTTGAATAAGCTGTTTTATGTAGTCTGCCTTTCTATTATGCTCATACCTTACATTTCTACCACCATACTGAGATATCTTACCTTCTTGTATCTTAGGTGTCCAAAGAAACTCTTCACCTGGCAACTTGTGTTCCACATTGTATCTATGCTTCTCTTCATTATGAGTTAAAAAGATTACTTCAGCTTTAACTCTATCATCAGCCCAGCCGTGTGTTTTGGCTATTCTGTCTACAGTGTTAAACAAGCTCATATAATGCTGTAACCAATTATCATGTACAATAACAGGACTAAAGTTTAAGTGCACATCATAACCAGCATTTAAAAACATTGGTATAGCCATGAGTCTTTCAATAATACTACTTGTATGAGGTTCAAGAACCCTCTGCAAATCAACTGGCATTAGACTAAATCTAATTCTAACTTTACCCTCAGGATTAAGTGCAAGTAGATCTCTATTCACATACTTAGTAGCAAATGAACCCATAGCAAGTGGATGATCTCTAAAGAACTTAAAGATTGTTTCCCAGTCATGATACTTAGCATGTAGAGCAAAGTCCTCATTACAACTGATATCATATGTAATGTAATCTCCAGTTTGATTTGGTTTCTCTACATCTGCAAAGAATGCATGGGAATTGATTTCTGTCAGGATATCCATAGTATTCTTAGCTATGGTCAATCCTTCCGGCTTATGTCTCTTCATATAACAGTAAGTACAGTTATACAAACAGCCATGACCAAAAGAAGGAGCAATGTAATCAGTGCTCCTCCCACTTGGTCTAATAATCATACTTTTTCTAGTGACTTCTTCTACAACACTCATAATTTCTTAATCCGCTGCACTTTTCCTAACATTTCTGTAGAATTGGTCACTTTAGGAAATTGATATATGACTGAGCTGCTCTCTTAGTATCATACTCTATATCAAATCCTGCATTGTTCTTTACTGTTTTCCAGAAGATCCAGAAAACTTTCTTCTTTACAGCATACTTGGTTTGAAAACCATGTGTTACTTCTACAATCTTGTAGTCTTTCTTATTTACACTCATCATTCTAGGTTTAGGTTATAATCTTCTAAGATCCTTCTTAATTCTTCTCTCATTTTTTCAGCAGCTTCAATTTCTTCTGTAGTAGCTTCTCTGTTATCAATACGTCCATACTTAACAACCTTTCTAAGTTCTTGATCAAGATCCCAAGCAACACCTCTCCATTTATAGGCATCTAGTGCTGTTCTAGCATCATCTTTTTCCTCAGAAGAGTCAAATTCTAGTATTATTTTTCCCATTGTCCATAAGTTTAGTTGGAAAATAATAATCACATTTCTCTTCTTCTTTATTATAAGGCAGATCAGAGAAATATGACTGTCTAAATTCACTTTCTGTAGCTTTATATCTATAGCATGTCTCCCTTAATGGACAATCAGCACCCTCACACATTGTTAAATCAGGCATAACTTAGAGTATAAAATTAAATAAAATATGACCAAAGCCAATTCCGGCTAAAAAGTAAACAAGATTGTTTACCCATTTTGGATAGTTTTCCATGTTAAAATAAATTAAAAAGTGCACATAGTAGCACACCAATAAATACTAATGATAATACTCCTGCTAGGATTATAGTTCCATAACCATTCATCTCCTCTCTACGGTCGTCTTTGTTTAGTTTCATTGTTCTTGTTGTTTAAAGGTTTTCACTTATCTTCAATATTAAGATATCCAATTACAACGCCTGCACCTGTAAATGTACCTACAGTATAAACTATCTCAGCTTTACCAACCGGTTCCCAATTGCATGTACACATTTTGTATATGCATCTAATTTCTCCAAAAAGGGCTAATCCCCATAATATAATTGGTAGTAATGTTATTAGAACTACTCCTGCTTTATTTTTCATTTTGAACAATTTTAAATACTTCATAAGCTTCTTCTTCTGCCCATGTAATAATTTCTTCTTCTTTATCTACATCAAAGTTATGTAATGCAAATGATTGATGCATTAACTCATGCATTATCAATCCAAAAGTACTGACTGAATCTGTACATCTTGAAAGATTAATAAACACAAATCTTGGGTCATCATCTGTATACTCACCAGATTCTTTAGGTATAAAATTACTCCAACCTGCTATGTATGCACTATCTGTTGTGTTTGGGTGTGCTTCACAGTCTATAATATTAAGACCATGAGTTCCTTCTACATTAAAGTAAGTAAATACATCACAGGGATTGTAACTTAACATAAGCAAATATGCTCCTCTAAATATTGTTATCATTTTTTGAATCTTTATAATCAATAATAAATCCTACTGCCACAATTATATTCATACCCAAGGACATAAGTATTTCATGTATGTCTTGATAGACATTTACACTTAAGTGTACATGACCCACCATCCAAAAAGGTATGGACAAGTTTTGGCTTATCCATACCAAGGTATATTTAATAAAGTGTTTCATCTTGCCAGGTGCTCATAGTATGCAATCTTTCTAGGATTCTTCTCAGAACTCCAATCCGGAACCTTTACATAAGTATAAACAGTCTTAACTTTGTTGTACCTAGGCTTTGTAAGACCTATTACAAACATACCTATAATCATACCCATGGAGAGCACAACCATATTATTCAAACTTCTACTAGTCACCTTCTTCATTGTTAATCCTTTTTAAGTCTCCTAATTTTACCCGCATAGAGTTCTTTTTCCCAGTATTCTCTTGTTTGTGCAACTTTGACAATCTCTCTTGAATTCTCTTGTTTACTTCTGAATACTCTAATTTTCTCTTGTTCTCTTTCATACTCTTCCCAATTATAAATTTCTAATTCTTTCATGTGAGCCATATCTGCAATAGTCATTTCTTCTGGAACCTGACCATTATTTTCATGCATGACACGCATGTATATTTCTTTCATTCTGCCCATAATTTCATAGATTTTTCAAGTAAATGTGCAACTGTAGTTCTAACATCTTTGTGCCCAAATAAGTCTCTAACTAGAGTCAACTTTTTAAATAGTTTATCATCAACAGTTATTTGTATTGTTTTCTGTCTTTGTGATTTAATAGCATAACTTTTACTAAAGTCAAAAGGAAACAATTGAGCATATACATATACATTTTTTTTATATGCAGCATCATCTTTAAATTGAACCGGTAACCTTCTATTGTAGTTTACTTTTTCTCTTTTAAGTCCTGTTAATTTTGCAATTGCATGTTCTGATAGACCAAATTTTTGGTGTAGAATACCAATTAAGTAGCTTCTTTGGTCAACAACATTTCTCTTACGGGTCTTTTGGTCTAAAGAACTAAGTTCTTTTAGAACTTCCTCCTTTGTATAATCTTCCATAATTAAATTAATTCTAAGTCAGCTTCTTTAACTGTTTCTTCTTCCATATTAAGAACTCTGGTATCTAGAGGAATAAATCTATCAGCATCATAGTACTCATATGGAAAACAGTCAGCAGACATTTGTACTTCTTTAAGAAGCACACCATATCTGCCATCCTGTAGTCCCATTTTTACTATTTTGATAATAGTATAAGTTTCTCCTTGTTTGATCCACTGTTCAATTGGAATCTTAGCAGGTCTATTACTGCTATCAATGCATATCACCTTCATGTGATTCCATTTTGACATTTAGACCTACACCCTGTAGAAACTCTAGCATTGTAGAAATCTGTGCCCAACAACCGTGCTTTATGGTACATTGACCTGCTAGATCAGCTACTAAAGCACATTGTTCAGCTTGTTGTGGCTCATGACCACAGAACTTTATGAGACAAGCCATAACATATGCAAAGCTATGCTCATCATCATTAAATAATATCAACTTATGATCATCAGGTAGTTCCATTCTACTAAATTAAGATTTTACATCATATTCTCTCCACACTATCTTGCTCTGGTCAAAGGACTCTAATGCATCTTTTACCCATTTCTCATCTACTGTGTTCATGTAACACAGTATATGTACAATAGCCTTCTCATCAGGATTCAAACGGAGTAACCTACCAATTCTCTGGCTGGCCTTTCTTTCATTACCATAAGCATGCATGATAATACCTTGTCTCAGTTCTGGTATGTTAATACCCTCATTCAACTGCAGTACACATGATAGTTTATTCATCCTACCCTCCTTAAAAGCATTTAGATTTTCCTCAGAGTTAGGATTACCACTGTGATAACTAAACCTACAAAGTCTGTCGGCCTGTTCTTGAGTATTAGCAAAGACAATACACTTAGTGTTAATGCTTTCCATTAACTTCTTAGTATACTTCTCCTTACTTGGATACTCCATCATAGCCTTCATCCGCATAACTCTGAGCATCTGAATAGGCCCAGCTCCAATATCTATTCTATTACCCCAGTACTGATAGTTTTGTTTCTCTGAGGTAACAAAAGACTTAGTCTTCATCTGTACCTGATAATTCTTACACTCATCTAATTTGAGCTCATGTACAATGATTTGGTAATCATTAATAATACCATTATCAATTGCATCATCAGCTTTAAAAGTATAAACTACAGGACAGAACTGTGATACCATCATACCCTTCTCAGAACTCCTGTGCTTGGGTGGAGTCCCAGTTAAACCCAGGATTCCACCTTTATACACATCAAGGAAAACTCTATGAGAGTCAAGAAGTGAATGGCACTCGTCAAGATAGATGTAGTCATACTCATTTGGATCACGCTTAGGTAGACCAATGTATGTAGAGAAAGTAATTCTCTTTAACAAATCTTGTTTACCAAACTTTACAGCATCATCAGACCAAGACTGAAAGATAGATTTCTTAGGAGCTATTACTAGTACATTATGTAGCTCACTAGTATTCTTCTCAATATGTAATAGGCCAACAAGGGTCTTACCGACCCCTGTGCCTAATACTACGGAACATTTCCGCCTCCCTTCTGTTGCTTTTAATGCTTCTTCTTGAATCTCTTCTCTTGTCATTACTTTGGAAGTTTAAATATTTGTTTTCTAATATATACACCAGTTTCATCTCCACTGGACATGAGTTTAACAGTCTTCATGTGCTTATCAATAGCAGCCATAACTTTAGAATGACTGTAAGTTGGATTATAAGCCTGCATAAATGCATTCAAGAACTGAAACTTAACACCTCTATCAGCCATACCAATTTTTAAGAAGATATCATTGAATGCTTTACACATATCTTCTGCTTTTGGATTGCTGATCTGAAATGTACCATTCTTAATAGGTTGTGTACCAAATCTAATTGAAGGCATGTTAGTAGCAATACATGCTAACATAGAAATCTCAATGTCATACATGTTCTTCCACTTGAACAACTTCATATAATCCGGACGGATCATTTTCCAGGCATTGATATAGTTCATCAAGTCCCAAGACTTAGATGAATTATTAAGATATGCCATCTTCTCAATTAAGTCTTCTTCAGAGTTAACAGTAATCTCAATGTAAGGAATTGGTTGACCTTCTCTCTCTAATGCAGTAGCTAAATGCTGACCATCAATAATGTAAGTTTTCTCTTCTCCCTCAATAATGTTTGTAGTACATGCAATAACACATCTAATAACACCCATCTTGCGGATACTAGTAATCATCTTCTGCACATGCTTACTGTCAATACCTCTGTTCATAGGTAGAATAGAGAATTTTGCATAAGTGTTTGTGTGCTTAACTTTAAGTTCTTTTCCAATCATATTCATAATCATAAGTTTTAAATCAGTAAATAAATCATTTTAACCAGCCTAGTATTCTAGCTTCTGACGGGTGGCTGTGGACCCAGTCATGGCAATTTCTGCATGTTGCTTTCCAAGTGGATTGAATTAAATAAAATGCTTCCCTGTTGGATCCGGCATAGGTGTGGTGAACATCAGTTGCACCATTACCACAGCCGGCCACAGAGATTTGACATATTGGATTCTCAGTAAGAAACCTTTCTCTCAGCTTGAGATACTCTGCATCTTGCTTTTTCCTTTTAGAAGAGACCTGAGGGATCTTATAATCATTTGGTTTCTGTGAACTGTCACTATTAATGGCTTTTTGGCAACTCCAACAATATTTACAGTACTTAAATCCCTCATGGTTCTTCCATATGACACTCTGTTTACCACAGGCATCACATTCTTTAAGCTTTGACTTCATTCTTCAATCTAGGTAAGGTGACTGGGGCATCTTTTAGGTCCAAAAAGTTCTTTGGAAGAATACCTTCAGCAATAAAGATAGCAATAATATCTTGCTTCTCAATACCTAAATCTTTAAAAGTTAAAGTGTTCTTAAACTTCTCATCTGTCTCAGTATCAGCCAATAAGAACTGTGTCATTGGACTGTTTGGAAACAGAGTTTCAAAGATTAAGTTAGAATATCTAATGGTCAGCTGCTGCTTAAACTTATTAAGTGTAACCTGTGCACGCTTGTAAACATTAATTATTCTTTGTTTCTTCTTACTACACATAGTAGCAAGTTCTTTCTCTGTAAGAGCATCTAAACCATAGAGTGCTCTCTTATAGAGATAGTTCTGATAGGCTGAGTAGCCATCAGATTCATACTGTACATAGGTTTTACCTGCGTACAATTGGTAATTTCTCACCTGTTTTTTAAGCTTTTCCATAATATACATTGGTTTAATCATACAAAAAATGGGGAGCTATTGACCCCCCATCTTATCAATCAATAAATTGAAACTACTTCAGATCAAAATCTTCTTGGGGTTTCAATGTTTTATTACTACTTGCTCTCTGATTTGCAGCACGTATCTCATCAATATTATCATGAGCAATCAGAGTCTCTTCTACTGAAGCTACCTCAGTATAAATAGTCTTTCTATAAATAGGCTGACTATTCACTGTACATGTAACACCGGATGTACCAGCAATCTTAAGATCTCTGTGTGGTTCAGCTACATTAAATGGAGTCAATGACTCTTTAATTACAACTCTACCAGGGAGTTCTTGACCTGCATAGTATCCTGCATGCACTAGATCAGATGTAAAACCATGAATAAGTGCAGGCACTTCCATCTTACGGTAGAAACCATCTGCACCTACCATTGATCTTGATTGGACAACTTTTACATATCCATAATCAGGGTTGTTTTTAGACTGTTCAACAACAGCTTTGGTCGTAGGATCTCCTACAACATAGACTTTAGAATCCATATAGTAAACATTAAATAAATAAAAAAATTACAAATCTGTGTCCTCAGATAGATCTATAAGATCATCAAATGGTGTATCATCTGAGGCAATGCTGTCTAGAGAAATATCATCATCACTTGATAAGAATGAAAAATCATATTCTTTGTGTGAGGTTTTCTCTACAGCAGACCCATGGAACGGGTCAATTATGTGGTCACCATAGTCAATAGACATTAAGAACTGTACATCAGCATCAGTTAGCTCTAGAAACTCCTCTAGAGACAGTTTAACTACTTTTCCATTTGATAACTGGTAATACATCTTCTATATCTTTAGTAAATATACATGAATAATATTCTATTGTATATCAACTAGATGCAGAAAAGTTGTACTATATAGCTAAACAAGAATAAAGGGGCCCGAAAGCCCCTGGTATTCTTTGGTTAGGAAAAGCATATCAACAGATATACTATCTTAAAACTCTTCAATAACTTCTATTACATCCTTATAACTAATAAAACCAGTGTCTTGGTATGTATTACCATCTTCATTAACATTGGTAAATGTTATATAGTATGTAGTACTATCGTGAAAGCCTCTAAACTCCTTAATGAATGCAGTACAATTACCGGCTCCATCAATGAGACCCTTTTCTTTCATTTGCTCTACCTTGGTCTTGTAACTAATACCAGAAGCAAATACCTTGATCATAGTACCCTCCGGTAATACTCTAGGTGCAACATCACCAAGATAGGTCTTGAAGAATATATTTGATGCATTATCAGAGTAACCAATACAATGGGCTAGTACTCTGGCTATCTCATCTGCATTTGCATGTTTGATAATACCCCTTAGAGCATTATACAAATCAGTTTCATCTAATTGTAAGTGAATCTTAGTCATTTCTCCTCCTATAATCTCTAATTTTGTTTAACAACTGCTCATCATAATTGGTGAACCAACTTTGGCCACCAATCTTTGTTCCTACATTGGGAGGGTCCATATTTACAGGCACAATAACTCTTGCGCCTGTTCTCAATGGATTGCCCTCATTATCTACTATGGTAACATTAAAGTTAAACCCTAGTACTGATGTAAAGATTTTCATTCTTCCTCAAGTTTAGAAAGCAAATAAGCAAGTGGATCATCAGCCATTGTCTTCACTTTAGCCAACGTAGTCATAGCAAGAATAACCTCATTAATGTGGTTACACTTTTCTATTGCAATCTTGCAGGAGTCAGTATATCTCTCACCTTCTTTAAATGCATCTACAGAGAATGTAATAATCTCTTTGTGCCTTTCTTCAGAGATTCCCAGTGCTTCATTCAATAAGCACGAATCTTCTTCAATAAGCAGTACCTCAAACTTTTGGTCTGCTTTGTAACTCTTCCCTCTGTTAAATAGTTTTCCTAACACTTTCATAATCAGAATTTTAAGTAATTAATTATATGCATCACATTGTACGTGCTTATGCTTTTCAGCTTTAAGTGGCTTGTATTGTGTTTTATAACAATCAGCTGAAGAATACTTTGTACTCTTACAAGACACTAATACAGTAAATACTGTAATCAATAAAATAAGTTTTTTCATAAGTAAAATTTTAAGTGTAACAAAAAAGCCCCTGAGTAATCAGAGGCTTAGTGATTCCATCTGGACTCGAACCAGAAACCTACACATTAGAAGTGTGTTGCTCTATCCAATTGAGCTATGAAACCATTCTTGTTAATGGCTTATTCTATAAATAACCAATACAAGTGCAAAGATAACAAAACATGCCAGCATAAGCTTAAGCGGGAACATACCCTCCTCATGTTCTATATCTTCAATCTTTTGTTGAATACAATATGCCTTGTAGTCAATGTCATTAAGATAGATTGCCTTCATATCTGGGTCTATTTTAGATGCATATACATCTGCTTTCTCCCATTGTAATGAATACAATTCTCTCTCTAATTTCTGAATCTCTGCTTTCCTTGACTTTTTCATATACATGTTTTAATCAGTAAAACTATCAGTACTCATGTCATAAGAAGTACCATAGGTCATCTTCTTGCTATTACGGCTGGCTGATTGCCTTTCTTCATAGCACTGTTGGCACTCATGAAACTCATCACAAGTGCAGGTTAATTCCGGAGATATGCTGTATAACATAAACATATCTCTTGCATCTTCAAACATCATAGCCTATTTGTTTTTAAACATAGATGGATCAACCGGATCATCTATAGTTTCATCATACATAAATACTCCAGTTTCAAGATACTGGACAATCTCTGCTTTGTAAGCATACTCTATTCCTGCAGAAGGAATAGAATATATAGTTCTACCATCAACATCATCAGTAGGTATAATAACACCTGAATGTAGTTGTAGAACAAACATAATGTTTGCAATAACTAAATGCATAGTAAATATAATTAGGGGTGAATAAATACAATTCCGGAGTCTTATACTCTGTTCCTTTATATAGGAATAGTATATATAGTAATAAGACTAATATATATAGAGCTAATAGTAATACATGTAGTATGTTACTCATGTATGTGCTTATGTTTAGCTATATATTACTATATCTGTAGTAGAAACTACTGAATTTACTCATGTTTCAAGAGCTGTATTATCATGAAGTGTGGTTCTCCCACACACAAGAGTCTCTCTTCTCTATATATATAGAGAGATAACAGACCGTTAAGTCTCATCTCCCTATATATAGAGAAAGATAAAGGGAATGCTCCTAAGAACACTCCCTTATGTACCTTAAATGGTAGCCATATCCGCCACACTGAACGTGGATAGGATCTCAGCAGGCTTACCAACACGGTGTAGTAAATAGCCTTTCACAGCTTTACCGTTTTCATTGGTACCTTCTACCCAACTCACCTGTAATTCGTGAATGTTATGGGCAGTTACCGCAGTTACTTTACTTGACAACATAGCAGTTGTCTTGCTACTGTTATTGAAGCCTATATATGGGACTTTCTTATCACCCTGCTGGATGTTAAGATTAGTGGCCCCAATGCTCTTCATAAAGTCAAGAGCAGACTTAGTTTCAATAAACTCTACAGAATTGTTGTTCATGTTTTGTGTTTTTTAAAGGTTAAACAATAATACATAGTAGGTAAAAAGATGTTAACTAAGGTGGCGCAGCCAGAAAAAAAAGAGTACGGATTTCTCCGCACTCTGTTTCACTAGGCACCAATAGTAGCCAAGTCTGCAACACTGAACGTGCTGATAACCTCAGCAGTGCTACGTCCGTGTACCATATAGCCTTTTACAGGTGAACCTCCCTCGGTTACACCCTCTACCCACGACACGTCCAAGTCACGTGCATTTGCCGCAGTAATGTTTTCAATCTTGCTTGCAAGCATAGCAGTACCAAGAACACCACCATCAGGCTTGAGGAACTGCACATAACGTGGTGTGTAGAGCTCCCCAGTTTTAGGGTTTGTCTTTTCCTTGCCCTTGACAATGTTAAGGTTAGGAGACTGTACTGCTTGCATATAAGCAACTAAAGAACGAGTTTCAGAGAAATCTGACATAATAAAAAGAATTAAAGGGTTAAACAATATACTATCTATGTAATAAGATGTTATTAAAAGGTGCCGCAGGCAGAAGAATAAGAGGGCATTATACCCCCTTATACTTTGTGCTTAATTTCACATATGCTGTGTCAAGCTTGTCACTGTCCACTTGGTTCTTGACATGCCTAACTGCAGCTAACACCACTTGTAGCTCATCCCATGTGAGCTGTATTTGTACCTCTTCCATAGTTTAGTTTAGTTTAAGTAAAAAGATGTTATAAGTAAAAGGGACTAGGTCCCTTCTACTTGTGCTACTTGTAGCTCAATATACCCTTGCAAGTGATCTCTTAAATCTGTGAGAGCATTTTGTTCACCACATACGTAAGCTATGTCAAAGTCTTCATCAATTGTTCCATTGAGTAATCCCTCACATATTCCTATTCTTGCATCAAGCATAGTAATAACTTTAAATACAGTTTCTGTGTCCATAGTATAGTTTATGTTTAAGTTATAAGATGTTCAAATAAAAAGGGAAGGAGCCGAAGCTCCCTTTCCCTATTTCTTCTTCGGATATTCCAACAGCTGAAACTTGTCATCACTATCAAGCAAGTCTTCCAGCTCATAGGTATACCTACGCAGTTCACTAGCATACTGAACCCAAGCCTTTTCTTCCTGCATAAGTTTCCATAGAGCAGTGATCTTATCACGTTTCTCTATATACTCCGCATCAGGAAGATTCAGTAGTGGACAACTTGTAATCTGCTGAGACAAGATGCCAAGAGCAAACAAGAACTGTCTCTCTGTTGAAGCTCTGTCAATGACCAAGTTAGAACTGACACTAATGTCACGGATCTCACTACTTTGCTTGCGGATTCCATCAATCACAGCACTTGCATCATTGTAATCTGCTTGTGATTGCTTGTAGGCTTTCAATTTCTCTGAACTTTTCATAATAAAATAATTTAAGGGATTAATACAGGTTAAGTAAAAAGATGTTAAAAAAAGAAAAAAGGGAGCCTAAGCCCCCTAATGATATAAGTGTACTACCTAACTATGCCCAGCTTTAAATGTGGATGGGACTACCACTTTACCTCAATATCAGATTGAGTAATAAGATGTTAAAAAATAAAGGGGAACTATTGTCCCCCTAACTGCACTAAACCAACTTCTTCATCTCTTCTGCACTGCACAACATAATGCTCTAAGTCATCAGTGTGCAGGAGCAATAAGTCCTCAACTTCTGTGTTGTCTAATCCTTCTCCTCTTGCAAGGATGAAGATGCCGTTTAGTTCTTCAAGTAGACTTGCTGTTCTACCTTCTAATAAAAATGCTGTAATCATAATTGTTGGTTTTAAGTTATCTTATGTAATAAGATGTTATTATATAAAAAGATATAACAAGTGTTCCCCATAGGATTCCTCTCGTAGGTATATTAAGCAGTAGCCACGGCTGGCCCTGCTCCCCCTGGAAACATTCCTTGTTATATCAATATAAGTAATAAGATGTTCTTGTGTGTAAAAGACAACCCATTACAGGTTGTCTCTTTCTAACACAGAAGCAATGTCTTCTAGCTTTGGGCAATGATAAGTATTGCCGCCAATGTCTTCTAATACAGCAGAACCATCTTTCTTTAACTCAAGATAATATTCAGCCTTAATATTCTGTGCTCTTGGTCTATCATTAGAAGTCATAGCTCCTAATAACCAACCACCAAATAAACCTATAGCAAAATAGGTTACTACAAATAATGCATTTCTCTTTTCCATGTTATTAGTTTTAAGATAAGTAAAAAGATGTTCAATAAGTAAAGAGGATCATTGACCCTCCTTACTTGTTTCATGTTCTACTCTCAAGGCTGTAGTTATTGCAAATGCAAATGCTACAGACTGCATAAACCAGGCAAACCAGTTGTAATCCTCAAAGCGGAATACAGTACCCATAGTTAGCATAGCCTCAAAGAATACTAAAGAAATAATGGCAATAGCACAGTATTGCACTTGTTTAAGTGTTTTCATAAGTGTTAGTTTAGATAGAGTAATAAGATGTTTTAGAAAAGGGGTATTAACCCCCTTCTAATTTAACAAAACCAAACTCTAACCATCTCATAATAAAATCAACACTATATTCATTACCATCAGTAACAATCATACCATTAACTCTATCATTACTTCCTTTAATAATAACTTCACTTCTATTATTAAATACTAACTTCATTCCTTTCTTAATCTTCATAATATATAATTTAAGATTAAGTAAAAAGATGTTCAAGAAAAATGAGATGCCCTAAAAGGGCAACTCATCTTCTTCTTCTGGTGAATTAGCAACAAGGATGGCATAATCACAATCTTCACACCTTGTGTGAAACCATACATCACCTGGTTGCATAGCAATCAGAACATTGTTCTCAAACACAGGTATCTGATCAATATGATACAGTACAGGTTGACCGCAGCTGCAGTCTGGGTGAAAAACTTTTTCCATGGTAAAAAATTTAGTGTTAGTAACCTGTGTAGTAAGATGTTCTCTGAAACAAAGGGGGGTGGCCACCTCTCCGCCAGGGGCCGGGGGGTGTTGTAGCAATGCCCCACCACATACTCTTGTATGGTAAAAAACCCCTCCCCGTAGTTGTATATTTCCTTCAGACTTTCTACCTTTACCATGCTACAGATGAAACAGATTGCCCGGGGGGTTTATTCTTCATTCGTTTACCCCTGGGTAGTCTTATAATAATTTACATATGGCATATATAGAACACAACTTTTTTCCCCTTAAGGTATTTGTTAGAAATGAGTACATGTACCAACATAAGAAAGGTCATGGAGAATTGACCCCGGGGGTTATAATGTCAGTAAGGTGTATGCCGGGACAAGCAGCATTATTTCAAGTACTCTTGGAGAATGGAGTTATGCGGGACAAGTTACCATCCCATGCTTTACTGCATGAACCTAAGCTACCGGACACAGATCTACCATTTCACTTCTTGCAGATATGGAACTGTTTCTCTTATAACTTTACTTTACTGCATTTGTCTTACGTGTATGATACAAAAGTTGAAGTATACATGAAGGATCACAAGTTCTATCCTGGTAGTTACTATGCTACCATTAACTGGGGAGCCAATGATTTAAATACAGACTTATCATTAGCAGAAGATCCACTAGAGCATAAAAGCCATCATATCATTTTACTTGATAACGGACAGATAGCGTTGCAACCTAATAACAGAATTAAATGGTCTGAGCCTAGCTTTGTTACTAAACCTTTTCCAGAGAAACCAGATTATCTAGTCAATACAGATAGTTATAATTGCGAAGGATTTGATAAGTGGCATACAGAAGATTCTGACAGAATGTTCTATGATACAGAATAATTATGTTTCTATTTAGAGCAGAGGTTAAAGTGGCTACGGACCCAAGAATGGGCTTAGGTTTATTTGCTACAGAATTTATTCCTAAGGGTTCTATAGTATGGGAGTTTATAGAGGGTGTAGATATTAAAGTTCCTATAGCTAAAGTAAAAGAAATGTCTGTAGTCCAGCAAGAATATTTTAACAGATATGGCTGGATAGAAGGAGAATACTATTTGGCTTCATGTGATATAAATAATTTTATTAATCACAGTTATCAAAACAACCTTGATAACATTACAGATGTTACAATTGCACTTAGAGACATTGAACCCGGAGAAGAATTGTTTTCAAATTATTCTGAATTTGATGATGACTTTAATGAATATAAAGATGAGTATATATAATTTTAGTATATTAGTCTTATAAATTAATAACAATGGCAAAGATAAAAGAAGGTACTACAAAGTTGGCTAAGGTAAGAGTGTCCAGGCCAGGTGTTCATGCTAAAGCAAAGACAAGCAAGTTGAAAAAAAGCAAGAACTACAAAAAAAGTTATAGGGCACAAGGTAGGTAATAAAATATTTTATATATTTGTTTACACATTTGTTCATAATGTTTGTGTTTAAAAGTTAAAAACTATGAAAAAGCTCAGATCAAAAGTCTGGGCTTTTTTATTTAGAAAAGTTTTTTATATTTGTACATGGCACAGAAGTTTAAAAAGAAACCAGTGGTAATTGAAGCAGTTCAGTGGGACGGCAAGAATCAATTTGAGGTTTTAAACTTTTGCAAGACATGTTACTTCACAAGCCATGGTGTAGTGAAAGATCTATACATTGATACCTTAGAAGGAGACATGTTAGCCAATGTTGATGATTACATTATCAAAGGAGTAGCCGGAGAATTCTACGCATGCAAGCCAGAAATCTTTGCTCTTACATATGAGAATGTATGACCCAACATCAGTTGGACATATGGCAGAAGCTGACAGCTGAGTCAGAAACCAACCTAGAAGCAAGGATTAAATTTGATAAGTATATGGAAGAGCAAGTACAAACCGGTATTCAGGAAGTAAGATTACCAAGTTTTGGAGAACAGTTAGTAGGTCTAAGTTTTAACCCAAGCGGTGACGAGGATGTACATAGAGTAAAAGAATTAGCAGCAGAGATGGCTGAGATTCTTAAACGTAGATACTCTGTGGATGAAAAGACTCCAGTAAAAAGTTTGTTGTTTGATCATGCAGTAGGTGAGATACTGAATGCTCAAATGGCAGTAGTAAAAGTTATAACACTAAAATAAACCAATGAAATTACACGGAAAAAGAATACTAGTAAATAAACCTGAAGTAAAGGAATCAGCATTTGAATTGTCTGAGAAAGATAAAGCATTACTAGAAGCAGACATGAGAACTAAATGGACAGCACTTGATGTGTTTGCAGTAGGTGATGAAGTAGAAAGATTTGCAGTAGGAGATAAAGTATATCTTCAGATGAATGCTCTAAATACTTCAGAAGTAGTAGATATTGATGGAGCTCTCAAGCTTATGGTGCGAGAGCATGATATTGCTATTACATGGTAACTTTTAATAAAAAGTTAGAGCAACCGTATGAAAAAGTTATTTGCTCTAAAGAGGAGATCTCTGGTTCCCCGGTTGATGTTTCTGGCCGTATCATTATTGTTAATGATGCTACTAGGCCAAGTCATTATGGCGGTAAAGATTCTGTATATGAAGTATTTAATGTACTAGAAGCTTGGGGATTAGATAAAGATTTCTATCTTGGTAACGTAATTAAGTATGTGGCTAGAGCCGGAAAGAAAAGTAGAACTACTGAAAAAGAAGATTTACAAAAAGCTTTAGTATATTTACAAAGAAGAATAGACACACTATGATCTGGTTGAAAATATTATTAGCAGCTTTTGCAGTAGGATGTATTGCAATGTTTTGGATTGTTATAAATGCTATGACAAGACCTATTTATAACAAAATGTACAATATGTATATAGAGGATGAGAAAGGTCGTGCAATAGCAAACTATACTATAGCAGCCCTTATAATAGTTTCTTTTCTACTTGGATATATGCTTGGATAAGGCAAGTTTCCTACCCTGTCAAGAAAGTCCCCGGTTTATACTGGGGATTTTTGTTTATTAAAGATTTTTTTTGTATATTATACTGTATACATTTAATATTTATAACCATGGACATTTTAAATTTTATTTCTTGGATTAAGGCTGGGAATTATAGAGCCACTCTTCCAACAGACGTTACTAACTTAATTGCAGTAGGTGCAAAAGATCCATCTCGTGATGATCAGTATCTTTCACTTGCTGTTAATGCTGCTCCTTTGCAGACATTGTACCGTACAGCTAATGTAACTCAAGGTACTAGTATTACCACTGCAGTTACTGTAGAAGCACTTAACGGTGTTATTACAACTGTATCATCTACATTAGCAGCTAATGCTAAAACTTCTTTTACTGTAAACAACGCTTTGGTTGCTGCAGGATCAAGAATTTTAGTATCTGCAGAATATGATGAAGCAGCAACTGGTATTCCAGTATTGGGAGTAGCAGACATTGCAGCAGGTTCTTTCAAAGTAGTTCTTAGTAATGGTGCTGGTTCAGCTGCATTAAACAATATAGTTAAAGTACACTATATTATTCTTAATTAATACATACTGGGGTAGTGATATCCCAGTTATTGTATTCACTTAAACTTATTTAAAATGTCAATAGGAAATTTAAAGACATACGGAAATAAAGGAAATAACTTTCCCTTTCAACTTAAAGTATTACAGGGTATTACAGATGTAATTAACTCATTAACTGGTGTTACTGCTGGGGCTTCAAGAACCACAAATATCTTAAGACCTACTACAAGTGGTACTATTACTGCAGGTAAAAGATCAGCATCTTTTTCTAATGTAGGTACAGCGGATGTTACAATTAAAGGTGTAATACTTAAGCCAGGAGAAACTGTTAACTTTGATGCAGGAGCAATTAATAACACACTGGATGCTATTGCATATGATGCAACAGGTGGTGAGTTATTGATTATTTTTATTTCATAGTATGCCAACGAAAATATTTTTAAACAAAAAGAACATTGGTTTCAATGGTGGAAATTATATTTCTACCCAGAATGTTAATGTCCCACCTTTGCTCTTGAATTTATTTCCCGGTGCATCAGCAGCATACTCACTTAGAAAGCTAGACACAACATATGCAGGATCTGCAATTCAAGTAAGAAGAACCACAGATAATGCAACTCAAGATATTGGTTTTGTAAACAATGTACTTGACTTAACTGCATTAACTACTTTTCTTGGTGTTAATGCTGGTGCAGTAAGTATTTGGTATGATCAAAGTGGTAACGGAAGAAATTTGATTAATGCTACAGCCATAGAACAACCACTAGTATATGCTAGTGGACCCGTTATTTTTAACGGAGCACCTTATCTAAGACTAGATGGTATAAATGATAGATTGGTTAATGCTGGATTTGATCCAACAAATGCTGGTGTAGTAAGTACATTTACTGTTGCACTAGCTGCAATGTCAACATTAAGTACAGCTGTATTCTTGCATCAAGATCAAACAGTTAATTCTCGTATTGGACAATGGGCTAGATTTAGTTCAGGAATAAGTCAATCTATTACTTTTAATACAGCACAAAATAATTTTACAAGTAATGGTACCACTGTTACTAACTCAGTACCTTACGTATATACTTCAATTAGAAGACCTGCAAATGTACAGAGTTATGTAAATGGTACTACTGGTGGTTCTGTAGCAACTACAGGAACTCCTATATTTAATGCAGCAGCTACAGTATATGTTGGTAGAAGAGCTACAGAAGCATTAGCAGGATTAATGTCAGAAGTAGTAATGTATCCTTTAGACCAAACAACTACAAGAGCAGCAATTGAACAAAACATAAGAAACTACTATGGTTTTTAGAGGCTATACATATATTAATGTTGCAGATGCAGAAGCTGCTGTACAACAATGCGATACATATTATAGTATTCCAAAAAGCCCTGATGATGTTACACAACATTGGGCAGGTTTTGAATACTCACAGAATGATAATATTTATTTCATCTTATTTGATGAATCTCTCTTACCTATATTAGGAGAGCCAATTGAATTTGATGTTAACTTAGAAGAAGAGATATAATGATACCTAAAAGATCCGGTCAGTTAGAAAGTATTTTTACTAACACAGGTTGTAATAATTGTGGGAAATGTGCTGTGTGTACAACTGGTTTAACAACTCCACCAGCTTGTCCTACTCCTGATGCTTGTCCTGAAGAAGAACAGTGTGCAGAAGTAACCAATGCAGATTGCGTAATATATACAGGTGCAAATATTACAGCTGGATCCCAAACAGTTATTGCTACAGATTCAACAGTATCTCAAAGTTTACAAGATATAGTAAACTGGGTAGATGGTGGTGGAGCTGTAGGAAGCCAAGGTATTCAAGGTATCCGCGGAAGTCAAGGTTCTACTGGGATTCAAGGCATACAAGGTTTAACTGGTGCACAAGGACAAATTGGTGTAACAGGATCTCAAGGTGCTATTGGATCAACCGGTGCTCAAGGTACGGTTGGTGCTCAAGGTCTTAAGGGAGACACTGGTTCTCAAGGAGCCGTAGGTTCTACAGGAGCACAAGGAGGAATTGGTGCTCAAGGACAAACCGGAACTACTGGTTCTCAAGGTGCATTAGGATCTCAGGGTGTACAAGGAACTACAGGACCACAAGGAACAACTGGAAATACTGGTTCACAAGGTATTACAGGTCTTCAGGGATCTCAAGGAATACAAGGTGAGAGAGGTGACCTTGGAGCTCAAGGTATTCAGGGAATTCAAGGTCAAATAGGAACTCAAGGTGTCCAAGGAAGTTTAGGACAACAGGGTACTACAGGAACCCAAGGGCAAATTGGTACTCAGGGTATCATAGGATTGCAAGGTGTAATCGGTCCACAGGGTACTGTAGGAAATACTGGTAGTCAGGGATCTACAGGATCTACTGGCTCACAAGGTGCTGTTGGTACACAAGGATCAACAGGATTTACAGGTTTACAAGGTTCACAGGGTATTCAAGGCTCATTAGGAGTACAAGGTACCACAGGATCTCAAGGAACAGATGGTACACAAGGTTCATCAGGAACACAAGGTAGTATAGGTACTCAGGGCATTCAAGGAACTACTGGTAACACTGGTTCTCAGGGTAGTACTGGTAGCACAGGTTCACAAGGTACAGTAGGTACGCAGGGATCAACTGGTACTACAGGTTCACAGGGAGCTCTTGGTTCTCAAGGTGTTCAGGGTACTTCTGGTCCACAGGGAACTACAGGTAATGATGGTGCACAAGGATCAACTGGTTTGCAAGGTTCTACTGGAACACAAGGAATCCAGGGAGTTCAAGGCACATTAGGACAACAAGGTGTACAGGGAACAGTAGGTTCCCAAGGAACTCAAGGTATCTTAGGTACTCAAGGTTCTATTGGTGTACAAGGAAATACAGGTTTACAAGGTTTAGAAGGATTACAAGGTTCTGTTGGTAGCCAAGGTTCTACTGGTAACACCGGCAGTCAAGGTTCTACAGGTTCTACCGGTAGTCAGGGTACAACAGGTACACAGGGTTCTACTGGATTTACAGGTACTCAAGGTGCACAAGGAACCCAAGGATCTCTTGGTGTACAAGGTACAACTGGTAGCCAGGGTGCAATTGGGACTCAAGGAACTGAAGGTATTCAAGGAAGTATTGGTTTACAAGGTACACAAGGAACACTTGGTAATACAGGTTCTCAAGGATCTACAGGAAGTACAGGGTCTCAGGGTGCGGTTGGCTTACAAGGTTTAACTGGAGATACAGGTAGTCAAGGAACAACTGGATCAACAGGTAGTCAGGGTATAACTGGAACACAAGGCTCAACTGGTAGTCAAGGTATTCAAGGAAATGTAGGTGTACAGGGAGAAACTGGTACACAAGGTATCTTAGGTTCTCAAGGAACGCAAGGAGTTCAAGGACAAATTGGTCCTATTGGAGTTCAAGGTAGCCAAGGAATTCAAGGAATTACTGGTAGTCAAGGTACTACTGGTACACAAGGTTCTGTTGGCTTACAAGGCGGTATAGGAGCACAAGGTCTAGAAGGAAGTCAAGGTGCAACTGGAAATACCGGAAGTCAGGGTGCAATTGGTAGTACAGGCGCGCAAGGATCTATTGGTTTACAAGGTGTTACAGGTCTAACTGGAACACAAGGAGTTCAAGGTATACAGGGATCTTTAGGACTTCAGGGTATACAGGGAGTACAAGGTCTTACCGGTACAACAGGTGCTGGAGGTACTGTAGCGTATTATGGTTCATGGTATTCTACAGTTGATCAAACTGCTGCAGCTATCAATACAGAATATATAATGACTGTCAATACAACTTCTTACTCTAATGGAGTATCTGTTGTAGGAGGTACTCAAGTAACATATTCAGCTGCAGGTACATATGCTTTTAATTTTTCAGTTCAGTTCCATTATACTGGTGGAGGGGGTTCAGGTGATGTAGTTGATGTTTGGTTAAAAAAGAATGGAACTTCCGTAGCTGATTCAGCTACTAAATATCTTGTACCTTCTAATCTTGCTTATAATGTATCATCATTAGATTTTATATTTACAGTAGATGCCGGAGATTACTATGAAATTGCATGGGCTGTTAATAATACTAATATTAGATTAGAATATGATCCAGCATCAGCTCCTTATCCTGCAATTCCTTCTGTAATTATTAATACATTCCAAGTTACTTATACTCAACTTGGTCCACAAGGTGCTACTGGTACCCAAGGTGCTTTAGGTACTCAAGGAACACAGGGAACATTTGGGCCTCAGGGAGTTCAAGGTATTCAAGGTGTTCAAGGTCAAATTGGCGTACAGGGTACAACAGGAAATACTGGAAGCCAAGGTTCTACAGGAAGTACGGGAGCACAAGGAAGTACAGGATTGCAAGGTATTACTGGTGATACAGGTTCTCAAGGTACCACAGGATCTACTGGTTCTCAAGGTTTAATTGGTTTACAAGGAGCAACAGGCTCTCAAGGTATTCAAGGAACATTGGGTAATCAAGGTACTATTGGTGCTCAGGGTACAGTTGGAACTCAAGGTATTCAAGGAGTACAAGGTACTCTTGGTGTACAGGGAGTTCAGGGTACTCAAGGTATACAAGGACAACTTGGAGTACAAGGTCAAGTTGGTGTTCAAGGTCAAGTTGGAACACAAGGAACTATTGGTGCTCAGGGAACTATTGGTAATCAGGGAACAACAGGTGTTACTGGATCACAAGGTAGCACTGGATCTACAGGATCACAGGGTTCAACTGGTTCACAAGGTACATCTGGATTAAATGGATCTCAAGGAACACAAGGGACAACCGGTAATACTGGTGCACAGGGTACCCAAGGTATACTTGGAGTTCAAGGTGTGCAAGGTACTACAGGTATTCAAGGACAAACAGGTGTTCAAGGTACAACTGGTACTCAAGGTTTACAAGGTATTCAAGGCATACAAGGTGTGCAAGGACAATTAGGTTCTCAAGGTACATCAGGTAACTCAATTACTATTATCGGTAGTGTGAGTACCTCAACATCATTACCTGGATGGCCTAACTCATACACAGGAAATATTGGTGATGGTTATATTACTACTGATACTGGACATTTATGGGTTTGGGATGGTACTGAATGGGATGATGTTGGTAATGTAACAGGTCCACAAGGGGTACAAGGAACAACTGGAATCCAAGGACTACAAGGTATAACTGGTATCCAAGGTATTCAAGGTTTAGTTGGTACACAGGGAATTCAAGGAATTCAAGGTACAACTGGATTACAAGGTGTGCAAGGAACTCAAGGAATCCAAGGTCTATTAGGTATTCAAGGTACTCAAGGGCAAATTGGTACGCAAGGTACTATAGGTGCTACAGGAAGCCAAGGATCAACTGGTAGTACAGGTAGCCAAGGTACAACAGGAAGTCAAGGAACCACCGGAACTACTGGATCTCAGGGAACTCAAGGTACTCAGGGAATACAAGGTATTCAAGGATTTGATGGTGGTTTATTAACACCAGGATCTTATGTAGGTAAAGCTGTTAAAAATGGAACAGCTCAAACCATACCAAATGGTACTGATACCGTAGTAACTTTAGTTGATGATTTTGATCCTAATAACTGGTTTACATCAAATCAATTTAAACCTACTACAGCAGGATATTATTTAGTTAATGCTCAAGTATGGTGGAATGCAGGATCAGTCAATAATGATCAGAACAATATACAATTAAGAAAAAATGGTTCTACACAAGTAGCAATTGCTCAAAATCCAATTGCAAATACAACAATTGGTTATTTCCAGTCAATTAATACTATTCTTTATTTCAATGGTACTACTGATTATATTGAATTAACTGCATTTACAGGTAATCCAACTTCTCAAGATATTAATGGAGCAGGAACTGGTACTTGGTTAGATGCTGCATTATATGCATATGGGCCTCAAGGAACTACTGGTTCTCAAGGAATTACAGGAACTCAGGGAGCAATAGGTACACAAGGTGCTGTAGGTTTACAGGGTTTACAAGGAATACAAGGATTACAAGGTTTAACTGGTACACAGGGTACTAATGGAGTTCAGGGAACTACCGGTTCTCAAGGTACTACAGGAGCCACAGGATCTCAAGGTTCAACAGGAACAACAGGTACTCAGGGTGCTGTAGGTTCACAAGGAACAACTGGTTTAACTGGGTCACAAGGAGCTACCGGAAGTACTGGAGCCCAAGGTACCGTAGGTGCACAAGGCACTGTAGGTGCTACTGGTTCTCAAGGAACTACTGGGGCAACAGGTGCGCAAGGAACTACAGGATTACAAGGAGTACAGGGTATTCAAGGACGTGAAGGTGCTATTGGTGCACAAGGGACTCAAGGTATAACTGGATCCCAAGGAACTACTGGTACACAGGGTATTCAAGGATTATTAGGTATTCAAGGTATACAGGGTGTAATAGGATTACAAGGTACTGTTGGTGCTACTGGATCTCAGGGTAGTACAGGTTCTACTGGTAGCCAAGGAGCTATAGGTTCTCAAGGTTCTACCGGAGCTACTGGCTCACAGGGCACCACTGGCGCGACTGGAGCCCAAGGCACAACTGGTTCACAAGGGACTACAGGTACAACAGGACTTCAAGGTATTCAAGGAATCCAAGGAACTTTAGGTAATACTGGAGCACAAGGAACTACTGGAGCCCAAGGGACAACCGGAACTCAGGGTACCACTGGTACACAAGGGACAACTGGAACAACGGGTGCAACAGGTTTACAAGGATTAACTGGTAGCCAAGGTACCACAGGTGCTACAGGCGCGCAGGGAAGTACTGGTGCAACAGGAACACAAGGCGCAGTAGGTAGTCAAGGAACTACTGGTAATACAGGAAGTCAAGGTGCTACTGGTTCAACAGGATCTCAAGGTACTACCGGCACACAAGGTACTACAGGTTTAACTGGAGCTCAAGGAACTCAAGGAACTTTAGGTATCCAAGGTGTACAAGGAACATTAGGAATTCAAGGTGTAACTGGTACTCAAGGTACTCAAGGTGTAATAGGCCCTGTTGGTGCACAAGGTACAACCGGAGCAACTGGATCACAAGGAAGTACTGGTAGTACAGGATCTCAAGGAACAACAGGTTCTCAAGGATCTACTGGTGCTACAGGAAATACCGGAGCTCAGGGAACAACTGGATCACAGGGTACTACTGGCGCAACAGGGGCACAAGGTACCACTGGAACTCAAGGAGCTACAGGAACAACTGGAGCAACCGGTTCTCAGGGTGCTATAGGTAGTCAAGGCACTACCGGGGCTCAAGGAACTACAGGTACTACTGGTGCTACGGGAGCTCAAGGTACAACAGGTCTTCAAGGATTAACAGGTCTTCAAGGACAAACTGGTGCAACCGGTGCCCAAGGAGCAATTGGATCTACAGGATCTCAAGGAGCTGTGGGAACACAGGGTACAACAGGAGCTACTGGTAGTCAGGGTTCAACTGGTTCTACTGGTTCTCAGGGAACAACTGGAAGTCAAGGTACAACTGGAGCGACTGGTGCCACTGGGTCACAAGGAACACAAGGTATACAAGGTATTACAGGTAATACTGGTGCTACTGGATTACAAGGTATTCAAGGTATACAAGGCCGACAAGGTGTTACTGGAACACAGGGTGCTATTGGTGCTACGGGCTCACAAGGCTCTACAGGTAGTACTGGTACACAAGGTGCAATTGGTTCACAAGGCAGTACTGGAGCAACTGGTAACACAGGAGCACAAGGTGCAATTGGAGCACAGGGTGCTGTTGGTACAACTGGATCTACTGGAGCGCAAGGAGCTGTAGGTAGTCAAGGTACTACGGGTGCAACTGGTGCAACAGGAAGTCAAGGTATTCAAGGCTTTGTTGGAAATACAGGTGCACAAGGAACCACAGGTTCAACCGGTGCCACAGGTTCTCAAGGTATCCAGGGTATTGTAGGTAATACAGGACCAACAGGAGCTACGGGTGCACAAGGTGCAATAGGAAGTACTGGTTCACAGGGTACCACTGGAACTCAGGGTACTGTAGGAGCAACAGGCTCACAAGGAACAACCGGAGCTACAGGAGCTCAAGGAACTGTAGGCTCTCAAGGTACGACAGGTGCAACAGGAGCTCAGGGAGCTATTGGTAGTACAGGTTCTCAAGGTGTTATTGGTAGTCAAGGAGCAATTGGTGCAACTGGTAATCAAGGAACCACTGGTACTCAAGGTGCTGTTGGTGGAACTGGAGGTACCGGTGCACAAGGAGCTACTGGTGCAACAGGTTTACAGGGTATTCAAGGAATCCAGGGTAGACAAGGTACTACAGGAACTACAGGTAATACAGGAGCTCAGGGTACACAAGGAACAACAGGTGCAACTGGAGGAACTGGAAGTCAGGGTACTACAGGATCACAGGGATCAGTAGGATCAACCGGAGCTCAAGGTATACAAGGTATTGTGGGAAGTACTGGGTCTACTGGAGCACAGGGTATTCAAGGTATTGTTGGATCTACTGGACCACAAGGAAATCAAGGAGCAACTGGAGCTCAAGGAGCAACCGGTGCTACTGGTGGAACAGGAGCACAAGGAACCACAGGTGCTACGGGTAGTACTGGTGCGCAAGGTATTCAAGGTATTATTGGTACTGGTACTCAAGGAACTCAGGGTGTTCAAGGTCCTTCCGGTGGTGGAGGTGGAGGTTGTACTGTTGAAAACTGGATAATTGCTTCAAACTCTACTTCATATACAGATGATACAAACTTAGGATCTGGTAAATATTATATTGGTGAGGCAGATTGTGGATGGAATGGTTGTGACTTAAATGTTGTTAGTACAGTTAGTAGAGAAAGAACAGACCCAATTCTTACTCAAAATCTTAATTGTGGAATTGCTCTTCCTCATGATTTACAATCTGGTGATGTTGTTACACTATGTGGAATGGCATGGATTCAAAATAACTATACAGTAGATCCGCCAACTGCTATTGAGTATTATATTGGGTACATTCAATGTAGTACATGGAATCCTATTACTAATGTATTTCCACAAACATCTTTAGCTAATGGTTCAACAGGTTTTAGTATAACTGATCAATATGTTTGTTATACTTTAGAAGTTCCATTATCTGATGCTTATGATGCATGTGATACATTTATGACAGTAGGTCATAATGTTACAGGTTCTTCTGCTTCAGATCCAGATTTTCAAGTAAAACTTACTTGGACATTAAGTGTACAAAGAAGTTGTGTATAGTATGAGTTGAAAAATTATATTATATTTGTTGTAAAACCAACAGCAGATGAATAACTTATGTCAACTTGCCCTCCAAAATGGAGGATCTGTAAACTACTTAACAATACCATCAAATCTTACAGAAGGGTTAGGACTAACTAACCCTTCTCTACTTATAGTAGATGGATATTATCTTTTGAATCTAAGACATGTTCAATACGCACTATATCATAGTGAAGGAGAACAGAAATATCAAACTCCCTGGGGACCATTAGCATATCTTAATCCAGAGGATGACGTTACTCTTAGAACAACTAACTATCTATGTCAGATAGATCCTAATACACTTTCTATAGATAAATTTCAAAGAGTAGATACATCTAAACTAGATGTAAAACCTATTTGGGAATTTATAGGACTTGAAGATGCTAGAGTAGTTTACTGGGATGATACATTATATCTTACAGGAGTACGTAGAGATACTACAACTAATGGTGAAGGTAGAATGGAGCTTTCTACAATAGAAAAAGAAGCTACAGAGACCAAGAGAGTAAGAATTGAACCACCAGGTAAAGGATCATATTGTGAAAAGAATTGGATGCCAATTATTGATATGCCATATCATTATGTGAAATGGTCAAATCCTACTGAAGTAGTAAAAGTAGATCCTGAGAAAGGCACTTCAGAAACTATTCATTTAGTAGAACAAGACATAATATTTCCAAGAGATATAAGAGGTGGATCACAAGTTATTTCCTATCGCGGTATGTATATTGCACTTACTCATGAAGTAGATCTTTGGTATAATGAACAAGGAAGAAAAGATGCTCATTATTATCACAGATTTATTGTATGGGATAAAGATTGGAAAATAGTACACTACTCTGATGAGTTTAAGTTTATGACAGGTGCTATTGAATTCTCATGTGGTTTAGCATTTGATGGTAAAAACTTTATTATTCCATTTGGATTTCAAGATTCAACAGCTTATATCTTAAAAGTTCCTGCAGATGTAATTGAAGATGTATGCAATTTTACTGATAGAGTTGATAAAGTAAACTCTAAAGGAGCAACTCCATATAAACTAGAGTCATTTATCAATGACCCATACAATGCTGATAAAACATTTGAACTTGCAGAATTCTATTTTACACAAGGACATTATGCATCAGCAATGTCTTATTATCTAAGAACTGCTGAGTATTCTCAAAATTCTGATAGAACATATGAAGCAGTATTAATGGTTGCTAAGTCTTTATGTACACTTACTAGAAGACCTGTTACTGAACTTGGTCTTTGGTTAAATGCATTAAATCTTGAACCAGGTAGACCAGAAGCATATTTATTCTTAAGTGAGTATTATGAAAAGCAAAAGAACTATCACCAAATGTATAGTTATGCTGTAATGGGTTTAAGAAATCATATTTATGCAAAACCTATGACTGCTAATCTAGCATATGAAGGTGGTTATCAACTTGGCTTTCAAAAAGCTGTTGCTGCATGGTGGATTGGTAGAGGAAAAGAAGCTAGAGAAATTTTCTTAGAATTGGTTGCAAATGCAGATAATCTATCTGATAAATATAGAAAACTAGTACAGACTAATATAACTTCATTGGGTACTGGACCAGATCCATTCTTAAGATATCATAAAGGTTTGCATGATCAATTGAGATATAAGTTTTCTGGATCAGAAACCATTATGAAAAACTTCTCCCAAACTTACCAGGATATGTTTACTCTTAGTATGCTTAATGGTAAAAAAGACGGTAAGTATTTTGAAATTGGTGCTGCAGATCCATTCCATGGTAGTAATACAGCATTACTAGAAAAATTGGGTTGGACTGGTACATCATTAGAAATCTTAGAACATGAGGTTACCAAGTTTAAACAACAGAGAAAGAATGAGATTATACTATGTGACGCTACAAAGTTTGATTACTCTATACTTAAAGGTCATATTGACTACTTGCAAGTTGACTGTGAACCACCAGGAACTACTTATGAGATCCTTACAATGTTACCTTGGGATCAGTGTACTTTTGGAGTAATTACATATGAACATGATTACTATACAGATGTAACAAAATCTTTTAGAACAAAGTCTAGAAATTTCTTACTAAGTAAAGGTTATATGCTTATTGCAAGTAATATCTCTCCTAATGATGATTGTCCTTATGAAGACTGGTGGGTACATCCTAAACATGTTGATGCAGAAATCATTAAGGTAATGCTTGCAGCAGATGATACAACTAAAAATGCAGAGAAATATATGCTTGGTAAGTTATAAATTTTTTGTATATTATATGTATGAGGAACATACATATATCACGTATTAATCTTTCAACCATATTACAGGTATGTCTTATAGTGATGTGCCTGTTTTTGCTTTTAAGAAAACCTACTCAGGTTTATCCGGTCAGTAAGCAAAAAGTAATTGAGAAAAGAATTGAAGGTAAAGAGACTCTAATAAAAGAGCAAGGGCAAGTAATAGACAATAGTAAAGAGTTTATTGCAGAACTTAATGCTGGCTTATTAGACTTACATTCTCAGTTAGATAACGTAAGAAACTCTAAAGATACCTTCAACATTGTCCAGATTCAGGACACAATGATCCATGTACTATACCGTAGAGATAAAGAAAAGGATGTTATTATAGCAGCCCAGGATACTATTATCCAAGCGCAGAGATACATTATCAATGCTAAGGATACTATTATAGCAACTAAAGACTTTGATTTAAAGAGAATAAAGAGGCAAAGAAACATTTCCATTCTACTGAATGGATTATTAACAACAGGATTAATTATAAAATGATGGAAATAGCACAGTTAGTTCAATGGGGACTTATTGCAGTAACAGGAGTACTTGGTTACTTTTTAAGAATGATCCACACAGATGTTAGAAATAACACAGAAAGCCTAGGTAAACTTAAAGGTAAAATTGAATTGGTAGAACAAGAATCAAGACTTAAGTATCAAGCAATTCAAGAACAAACTCAGTTAGAAATTAAGAACCTAGCAAGAACTGTAGGTGAGCTATCTGATGCAGTTAAACAATTAATATTACAAAGATAATGGATACAACAGCAGTAGAAACAACTGCACCAGATTTTGGTGTATTTGGACAACTAGCAGACTACGGTCCGCTAGGTTTAGCAGTATTGGCTCTTGGATATGTTGCTTGGTTATTTATCAAGAGATACCTTGATGATAACAAGAAGATGAAAGAAGAGCTTGAAGAAAAGAAAGTAGTAAAGAGAAAAACTAAGAAGTAATGTCATTCGGTCCCTTTGAAGTATTAACACAGTACGGAGTATTAGGCTTTGCTGTTTTAGCACTGGGTTATTTATGCTGGATGTTTTTAAACAAACTACTCAAGAGTGAGGAAGAGTTAAAAGCAAGAGTAGAGGAGCTAGAAGGTGATTACAGAGATGATCTAGAAAAGAAACTAGATGAAAGCACTGAGAGCTCAAAAAGTCTAAAAGAAACTGTGTTGATGCTATTTGGTAAAACAAAAAAATGAAAAAGAAACTTCTTATAGTTGGAGCATTGTTTATCACAATTGTGGTAATACAAATATTTTCTAGCGGTACAGAACACGTTGTTGTTGTAGAAGATAATATACAACTTACCGGAGAAAACAAACAGCTTACTACAGCAAATAAGAAACTTACCAATAGTGTTAATCAACTAAAGGCTGAGAACCAAGAATTAGTAACAGATAAAGCTAATCTTGAGAATATGGTGGCAGAAGTAATAGGAGATTTAGATAGTACAAAGTCTATAGTTAAAGACATTAAAAAAGAACTAGCACATGAAAAGGATGTTAATGTTAAGCAGTCTACTGGTGACCAGTTTGATTTTCAGCCAATCAAACTACCCACTGAAGACGGTAATTAAAGGGGATAGTGTAGTAATCTTAACTGTTCAACAAGCTGATGACATTAATAATATATTTGAAAGTCAGAAAGCAAAGATTGCAGCATTTAAAAAAGATCTGATTACTAAAGATAGTATTATTGCAATATTAGATACAATAATTCTTGAGAAGGAAAGAGTAATAATTGAGCATGTATTTGATGATGAGATAGCACAAAGGCTGGATATGCTTGAAGCTTGGTTATTAGATGCATCAATTAATAATGTATGGATATATTACTCATGGGATGACAGCACAATGTATGCTGTAGACTTGAGCCAATATTATGTACAAAAGGATAATATGAATGGAGATTTATATTTTTATAAGTGTCCAGATCCTTTTGATCCTTATGAGAAAAAGGAAAATCCCCTCAAAGGATGGGAAAGAGCAATTATTAAACCAGAGAGACCTAAGGTAACTAAGGTTCCAATTAAATTATAAGTTATGAGAAAATTATTTAGAGAACTGATCAGTGATGATAATCAAATTAATGAGCAAGCATTTGTAGGGGTAATATCATTCTTTGCAATGGTATTTGTACTATTTGTAGATGTAATTACAGGTATTATTGGTAATGAACTAATCATCAAAGAATTTATCTTTGATGGATTTATGTTACTTACCTTAGGTGCATTTGGTATTACAACTGCCGGACGCATTATGGCTTTAAAGAATAAAGCAAAGAAACAAGAAGAGACTTCAGAAGAAGTAGTAGATTAATCATATAAAACAAAACACAATGCAATTAAGTAAAAATTTAGCACTTGCAGAAGTAACAAGAAGTGAGACTGCAAAAAGAAGAGGAATTAGTAATATGCCTACACCAGAGCATATTGAGAACTTCAAGAAATTGGCTGAAAATGTATTTCAACCAATCCGTGAACACTTTGGTGTTCCTATCCATTTAAGCTCAGGATACCGTTCCGCTGCTTTGAATAAGGCTGTGGGTGGCGCATCTTCATCACAACATTGTAAAGGAGAAGCTATTGACATTGATATGGATGGTAGTTCAAATGGTGTAACTAATAAAATGGTATTTGACTTTATCAAAGCAAATGTTAATTTTGATCAACTTATCTGGGAATTTGGTACAGATACTAATCCTGACTGGGTGCATGTATCTTACAACTCAGATGGTGCACAACGTAAGCAAATCCTTAAAGCTGTTAAGGCAGGTAGTGCTACTAAATATCTTCCACTTAAATAATAACTTATGAAGTTTAGAAACGGCTGGGATAGTTATACAAAGCAATGGGATAAGTTTGCAATTAAGTTAAGAGTATCTTTTATTGATGTACTCTCTGTTGAAATTGATATCTCTAGAAGCTTTTACTTACTTACTATCTTAAACTTTACAATTAAAAACAGATAATCATGATAGATAGTAAAAATCAAATGATCCGTTCTATGAAGAGTTACCAAACAGGTGGTGCTTCTGATGATTCTTGTATGGAAGAATATACAGGTGCTGACGGTAAAAGAAGAAGAAGACGCAAAAGTGGTTGTGGTAAAGTAACTAAATATGGAAAACGTAGTATTCCTGAAGGAGTTAAAAAAGCTGTAGGTGCTTTAGCAACAGGAGTTGCTGGTGCTTTAGTTTATAAAAACCGTGATGCTATTAAAGAAAAATTAGGTATGAAAAAAGGTGGTACTGTAAAAAGAACTGCTAAGAAAAAGTAACATTACTTAAACTACTATGATCCAGGTACTTTCTGTGCCTGGATTTTTTATTTAAACAATATACATTTAAACTTATTTTGTATATTTGTTCTAAACCAAAAATTAATTATTATGGAAAACCAACAAGAAAGAGAGTTTACAGCTGAAGAGTTGGCTGCTCAAAAAGAACAAATGCTTCAATTCTATACTGATTCCTTGCCCTACTTAGAAGCACAACTCAAGTATGAAGAAGTTCTTATGAAGATTGATGAGGTAAGATATAAGAGAACGCACATTCAAATGCAGTATGCTATGATGGCTCAATCTCAACAAGAACAAGAATTAGAACCAGAAGATGAGTTAGAAGAAAGAGGTTCTGATAATGATATTGATAAAGAACCTTCTATGCCTGAGCAGAGTAAAAGAAAGCTCAGAAAAGGATAGTCATGGCTATAGTTAATCAAGTACAGAAAAGAGTAAAAATGCCTAAATGGGATCTGGTCAAGTATCAGATCCTAACGCATTGTTACATTAATAAACTTTCTCTAAGTGAATCTGACTTGAACTGTTTAACACTATTAAGCTTTAATCAACCAGTTGAACTAACAGACTTCTGTTATGATGCTTCTTCAGAAGAAGGTTGGATCTTTAAATCCCCACAGACTGTAAGGAATTCTATAAATAAAGCAGAGAAGATAGGGCTTGTTATAAGAAGTGATGATAATAAAAAGTCTATAATATTAAATCCAAATATGATGGTGCAAACAGAGGGTACAGTTTTATTAGATTTTAAGTTCTTAGGTACTGATTCTCAAGAAGCTGAATAGATGAATCCTAAAAAATCTAGTACTCTATACAAGGAAGTTGCAGAAGAACTAAATGTTTTAGAAAGCCTTGTCGGTGATATGGTAGAGTTTTATTATAAAGATCTTAGAAGTCAGTTAAGTAGTCTTAAGCATCCAAGAATAAATGTAGAAGGTTTAGGCCAGTTTGTTATAAAACAAAAACTAGCAGAAGTTTACATATCAAAGTTAACTAAAATGCTTCCTACTCATGACGTATCAACCTTTAGAGCATACCATAATAAAAAAGCTATGCAAGAAAAGCTTCAGTTATTAAATGATGTGTCTGTAAAGATTGAACAGGAAAAAAAGAGAAAAGAAGAATTTACTAAAAACAAAAATAATGAAAGCAGCACTCAGAGCAATTTGGGAGAACAAGACTAAGATCATTGAAGGCATTAAGAACTCAGTTATTAGAGATGAGTTTGTAGAAGATGTTGCCCGCATGAGATATGATGTCTGTGATGAATGCCCAAGTAAGGGAAAGAAATGTGCAGTAAAGGGTACAGCACCATGTTGTAATGAATGTGGATGCTCATTAACTTTTAAGACAAGATCTCTTTCTTCAGAATGTCCTCTTGGTAAATGGCAAGCAATTGCTACAGAAGAGGAAGAAGATAAACTAGAACAATTATGAGCATAGTATTTAATGCAGATGACCACAGTTATGTTAGTGTAGATCCAAATGATCAGATCAAATGGACTAGTGTAACAACATTGATATCTTGTTTAAAGAAACCTTTTGATGCAAAAAAAGTAGCAGAGAGAGTAACTAAGAGCAAGAGATCAAAATGGTATGGTGTAGAACCCAAACTCATTGTACAGATATGGGATAATGAAGCTACTAGAGCTACAACACTTGGTACATTCTATCATAACCAAAGAGAATCTGACTTATGTTCATTGGCTTCTATAGAAAGAGAAGGGGTAACAGTTCCAGTATTTAAACCTTATGAAGGAGAGAATGGTTTAAAAATAGCACCTCTACAAAAACTAGATCCAGGTATATATCCTGAACATATGGTCTATCTTAAGTCAGCAGGTTTATGTGGCCAATCAGATTTAGTTGAAGTAGTCAATGGTAGAGTTAATATTATTGACTACAAAACTAATAAGGAGATTAAAACAGAATCTTTTAAGAACTGGGAGGGCATGTCAGAAAAAATGCTTGATCCAGTACAGCATTTAGATGATTGCAACTTTAATCACTATGCATTACAACTCAGTGTTTATATGTATATTATATTAAAGCATAACCCTAAATTACAGGCTGGAAAGATATTTATACATCATATTACATTTGAAGTAGATGGTGAAGACAAATATGGTTATCCAATATCTAAACTAGATGTAAATGGTGAACCTATTGTTAAAGAAGTTATTCAGATGCCGGTACCTTATTTATATGATGAAGTCATTTCAATAATTAACTTTATGAAAGAGTTCCCACACTTAATTAAAAAGAAATGATTGTAAGACTATTTGATGTTCAGAATGGTAAAGTAATTCCTACAGAACATTGTTATACACTTAAAGCACTTAAAGATGTCATGGATAACTATCCAGATGATTATCTTAAAGTATATCTATATCTCTTCTATATGACATGTCCTAACCCGGATATGAATCCTTTTTTTCATACTCCAGAAGTAGATAAAGAACATATTATATTAAAAGAGATAGAAGCAGAATTCTCTACAGAGGATGATGATATACATACAGCTCTCTTATTCTGCCAGAGAATGTATGAGACTCCTACATCTAGAGCATACAAAGGTATGGCATCTATGTTAGATAGATTAGCTAGATATATGGAGACTACGCAGATTACTGCAGGTAGAGATGGTAATATTAACTCTCTTGTAGCAGCAGCAAAAAACTTTGACCAGATTAGAGCATCATTTAAAGGAGTATATAAAGATCTTCAAGATGAGCAATCTAGTAAAGTAAGAGGTGGAATCGGAATGGCATATGACCAGTAACTATGAGTGAAATCTATCAAGACATACCAACCTATGATAACGGACAATGGACAACCACAAACTTTGACTCCAGAGAGGACTTCAACAACTTCATATTTGGAGTTTTCAAGGAACCTGGTAAGTACGGCTTCAACGACACTACTAATCAGATATTTATATCAGAGTCAAACAAGTTTAGAAGTGATGGAGTATATTGCACAGCCCCCTTTAAGTCTAAGGACTTTGTAAACTATTGGGATGACCAAAAGCAAAAATGTAGAAAAGGTATTATTGTAAAAGATAGTACTAACACATGGTTTCTTGCAAGAGAGTACTACATGTGGTTAAATTTTTTACCAATCTTTGATAAAGAACTACAGAAGTTTGGATTTGCTAAGATTCGAGATGCTCAGTATCACATGGCTCTTTATGAACTACTAGCAGAGTTAAACTATAAACATGTAGGTATTCTAAAGAAACGTCAGATTGCATCTTCATACTACCACATGGGTAAACTTATAAATCAGCAATGGTTTGAGCCCGGGGTTACTCTTAAGATTGGTGCATCACTTAAGGATTATATAAATGAGAAAGGTTCCTGGAAATTCTTACAGGAGTATGCAGCATTTTTAAATGAGCATACAGCATGGTATAGACCTATGTCTCCAGACAAGGTAATGATGTGGCAACAGAAGATTGAAGTTAGAAAAGGAGATAGAAAAACAGAAGTTGGTCTCAAGGGTACTATACAAGGTATGTCATTTGAGAAAGATCCAACAAATGGTGTAGGGGGTCCGGTAAAATACTTCTTCCATGAGGAGGCAGGTATTGCTCCAAAGATGGATCAGACATATGAGTATATGCGCCCAGCCATGAGATCAGGTATGGTTACTACAGGTATGTTCATTGCAGCAGGATCTGTGGGTGACTTGTCCCAGTGTGAACCACTAAGAGACATGATCTTGAATCCACTTTCAAAAGATATTTATGCAGTTGAAACTGATCTTATTGATGAAAAAGGTACTACTGGTTTGTCAGGATTGTTTATTCCTGAGCAATGGTCAATGCCTCCCTATATTGATGACTTTGGTAACTCTCTTGTAACTGAAGCTCTAGAAGCTTTAGATAGACAGTTTGAGCAGTGGAAGAAAGAACTTAATCCAGAAGACTATCAGCTTAGGATATCTCAGCACCCAAGAAATATTAGAGAAGCATTTGCACATAGATCAGTATCTTTATTTCCTACACACTTGGTTGCTGCACAGCAAAGAAGAATTGAGGAGAAAGAATATGCTTATGAGTTCTTAGATATCTTTACTGATGACATGGGTAAAATTACTGTAAGATCTACAGATAAGCAACCTATTAAAGAGTTTCCAGTATCCAAGAAATTAGAAGACAAAACAGGAGTACTTGTTGTATGGGAAAGACCTATTAAAGATCCAACCTTTGGACAATACTATGCATCTATTGACCCCGTGTCAGAAGGTAAAACAACAACATCAGAATCACTCTGTTCTATTTATATTATGAAAGCTCCTGTAGAAGTAACTAAAGTTACTATGGGAGAAACTGAAACATACATAGAACCAGATAAGATTGTAGCTGCATGGTGTGGTAGGTTTGATGATATCAACAAAACTCATCAGAGACTAGAGTTAATTATTGAATGGTACAATGCTTGGACAGTAATTGAGAACAACATTTCACTATTTATCCAATACATGATATCTAAAAAGAAACAAAGATATCTTGTACCTAAGAGTCAGATCATGTTCTTGAAAGATCTGGGTGCAAATGCTAACGTATTCCAGGAGTATGGTTGGAAAAACACAGGTACATTATTTAAAGCACACTTGTTAAGTTATACCATTGAGTACTGTAAAGAGGAACTAGATGTAGAAACTAAAACAGATGGTACTATTGTAAGAACCAAATATGGAATAGAACGTATTCCAGATCCTATGTTACTTAAAGAAATGCAAGAATATGCAGATGGTGTCAACGTGGATAGACTTGTTTCATTTGCAGCCTTAGTTGCTTTCATGAGAATACAGCAAGCTAACAGAGGTTACTCTAAGAGAGTTATCATGGATGATGCTTCTAAAAACTTGCAAAAGTCAAATAATTTGTTTAAATTAAATAGAACCCCGTTCCGTCATATGGGACAGGGGTCTAAAGTTATTAATGGGCAAGTTTTTAATAGGTCAGCTTTTAAAAACTTTAAATAGTAGATATGCAGGTATATAATGCTTTACAATTAAAAAAGGGTGCTAAGGTTGAGCAAAACAGACTTGGTAGTGTTATGCAACCACTTCAGTTCGTACCTGAGAAAGAGAAGGATGATGAGTGGGCTGCCTGGAACTTAGACTGGTTAGAATGGAATGGTCTAAAACAAATCCGTAGAAATGCCCGCAAGTTAATGAAGAACTACAAACTTGCAAAAGGTATCATTGATAGAACTGACTATATTATAGAAGAGAACAATGAGTACAAAGATGTTGTAGAACTACTTACCAAAGATGACCCCTCAGTACTAGAACTAAAGTTCTATCCTATTATTCCAAATGTTGTTAATGTTCTTGTAGCTGAATTTGCTAAGAGATCTACTAAACTTACATACAGAGCTATTGATGAGCATTCATATAATGAAATGCTTGAGCAAAAAAGAGCAATGGTAGAAGAGACTCTTATGGCTGATGCTCAGATGAAGATTGTTACTTCTCTCATTGAACAAGGTCTAGATCCAGAATCTGCAGAAGCACAAGAAGAACTTTCTCCAGACAAACTCAAAACACTTCCCGAAATTGAACAATTCTTTAAAAAGAGTTATAGATCAATGGTGGAAGAATGGGCAACTCATCAACATAAAGTAGATGTTGAGAGATTTAGAATGGAAGAACTTGAAGAAAGAGGTTTCCGTGACATGCTTATTACAGATAGAGAGTTTTGGCATTTTCATATGATGGAAGATGATTATGAAGTAGAGCTCTGGAATCCTGCAGTTACATTCTACCATAAATCTCCAGATGCAAGATATATTTCTCAAGGTAACTGGGTAGGTAAAATTGACATGCTTACTGTATCTGATGTTATTGATAAGTTTGGTTATATCATGACAGAAGAGCAACTTGAGGCTCTTGAAGCAATTTATCCTATCAGATCTGCAGGTTATAATATTGGTGGACTACAGAATGATGGTTCATTCTATGATGCTACTAAAACTCATGACTGGAATACTAATATGCCATCACTTGCATATAGACAATATACTTCTGCTGTAGCAGGTTCTGTATACAATGGTGGAGATATTATAAATCAAATCTTATCACAAGGAGAAGACTACTTTGATCAGGGTACAGCATTCTTACTTAGAGTAACTACCGGTTACTGGAAGTCTCAAAGAAAAGTAGGTCATCTAACTAAAGTAACTGATACCGGAGAAGTACTTACTGAAATTATTACAGAAGACTATAAGGTAACAGATAAACCTGTATATGATACAAGACTCTTTAAGAACAAGACAAGAGATAACGTAATCTTTGGAGAGCATATTGACTGGATCTGGGTAAATGAAGTTTGGGGTGGTATTAAGATTGGTCCTAACTTACCTTCTTTCTGGGGTATGAATAACCCTGGTGGGTTTTCTCCAATTTATATTGGTATACAGAATAACCATATTGCTCCACTTAAGTTTCAATTTAAGGGAGACAATAGTTTGTATGGTTGTAAGTTGCCAGTAGAAGGCTCCGTATTCTCAGATAGAAATACTAAGTCTACTGCACTTATTGATTTAATGAAACCATACCAGATTGGATACAACATTGTAAATAATCAGATTGCAGATATCTTAGTAGATGAACTTGGTACAGTAATTATGCTTGACCAAAATAGTTTACCCAAGCACTCACTTGGTGAAGACTGGGGTAAGGGTAATTATGCTAATGCATATGTAGCAATGAAGAACTTCCAAATTCTTCCTCTTGATACATCTATTACAAATACAGAGAATGCATTAAACTTTAACCATTTCCAAAAATTAGATCTAGCTCAGACAGAAAGATTAATGTCAAGAATTCAATTGGCTAATCACTTTAAGCAACAAGCATATGAAGTAATTGGTGTCAATCCACAGAGAATGGGACAACAGTTATCTCAGATGACTGCTACAGGTGTAGAACAAGCAGCTGCGGCTTCTTATGCACAGACAGAGATATTCTTTATCCAACACTGTGATTATCTAATGCCTAGAGTACATCAAATGCGTACAGACCTAGCACAATACTATAACTCAACTAAACCATCTGCAAGACTAAGTTATATTAGTGGAGCAGATGAAAAAGTAAATTTTGAGATTAATGGTACAGATCTCCTAATGAGAGACCTTAACATATTCTGTAGTACCACTGCAAACCATAGAGCTGTTCTTGAACAGTTAAAGCAAATGGCTATGCAAAATAATACTACTGGTGCATCTATCTATGATCTAGGTAAAGTTGTTCAATCTGAATCTGTAGCTGAACTTAGTACAGCACTTAAAGATTCTGAAGAAAAACAACAAGCTCAGAAACAACAAGAAATGCAACAGCAGCAAGAAATGCAGCAACAACAAATTCAGTCTCAACAACAAATTGAGAAAATGAAAATTGATTCTGTTGCTGCTGAGAAAGAGAAAGATAGACAAAGAGATATTCTAGTTGCTGAAATTAGAGCTGCCGGTATGGGTGCTATGACTGATGTAAATAAAAACATGGAATCTGACTATATGGATGCCATGAAAGATATTAGACAAACAGAGCAGTATCAACAACAAACAGATCTTCAAAGAGAGAAACAAACTAATGAAAACATGAGACAATCTCAGAAGATGGATCTTGAAAGACAGAAGTTACAAACTCAGAGAGAAATAGCAGATAAACAACTACAAGTAGCTAGAGAAAATAAAAATAGATTTGATAAAAAATCTTCTGAGAAGAAATAGATAATGGCTAGCTATATAGTCCAAAAAATTATCATTCCTATTTTAAATATTTGAAGTTTATTTTGTATATTAAATTATAACCAAAACCAACAGTAATGGAAGAAACCAACAAAAAGCCTGAAGATCAGGTACAAGACTCTACAACGGTAGGTCAGGTAGATGTAAACATTGATGAACTATTTGGAATGCCTGGGGCAGAGAATGTAATGTTACCCTCAGATACTGATAGTTCAAATGACAGTCCAAAGTCTGTGTTCTCAAAAACACAGGATTTAGACACCACGTTCCTTGACAAGAAAGATGATAATCCTGATCCAGCAGCACCAGTATCAGCAAAGCAAGTTGATGAAGCAATAGCTCAACTTGATGACATGATTAGTCAAGAAGAAGAAACTGGTAACAAAGGAAGACCTAAAGTAGATAAGTCCGGTCTTTCTGAGCTAGCCCTAAAGATGATTGAAGAAGGTACACTTATTCCCTTTGATGATGACAAACCATTAGAGGAATATACTACTAAAGACTTCAGAGAATTATTTGAAGCTAACTTCCAAGAAAGAGAGAATAAGATCAGACAAGATACTCCAAGAGAGTTCTTTCAATCTCTTCCTGAAGAACTTCAAGTAGCAGCTAAATATGTAGCTGATGGTGGTACAGATTTAAAAGCTCTCTTTAGAACTCTTGCAGAGGTAGAAGAAGTAATTGATCTAGATCCAAGTAATGAGTATGATCAAGCAGAGATTGCAAGACAATACTTATATGCTAAAAGATTTGGCTCTCCAGAAGAGATTGAAGCTGAAATCAATGACTGGGCCGATATGGGTAAACTAGAAGCAAAAGCTCAACAGTTTAAACCACAGTTAGACAGAATGCAAGAAGAAGTAGTAGCTAGAAAACTTGCAGAACAAGAGCACAAAAAAGAACAACAAGCTCAACAAGCAAGAGTATACACAGAGAATGTGTATAACACACTTGTTGCAGGTGACTTAAATGGAATTAAACTTGATAAGAAAACCCAGAGTATGTTATACTCAGGATTAGTACAACCAAGTTATCCATCTATCTCTGGAAGACAAACTAACTTATTAGGACATCTTTTAGAAAAGTATCAGTTTGTAGAACCAAGACATGATCTTATTTCAGAAGCTCTTTGGTTACTTTCTGATCCAGAAGGATACAAAGGCAAGATTAAAGAACAAGGTTCTAAGGCTGCTGTAGAGAAAACAGTTAGACAACTTAAAACAGAAGAGGCAAGAAAAATTACTTCTTCTTCAATACAAGAGTCTGATGAACCAAGAAGAGCGGGTAATAAACCGCAAAGAACACTCTCAAGACCAAATAATTTGTTCAAGAGATTTTAATTAGTAACAATTTAAATTAATATATACAATGGCAACTCCAGTAATGAACAATGGTATATTCCTCAGGGATACCGCTTACAATGCAAGTTCCCATGTGGATTCTTACCACTTGGTGAATATGCTGAAAGATGCAGAGCCAATGGACCTTGGTCCAGTGGATCTATGGGCTATGGCTCAAAAAGTTGAAATGCCTCTTTATCAGATGTCTTCATTTGGTGGCAAAAATGTTATCATGGTAGATAACGCACGTGGGGAATACAGATGGCAAACTCCGGTTTCTATTGACCTTCCTTACATTGTTGAGGATATTGAACCAGACAACAACTTCAAAGGTGTTGATGGTACTACATTCCGTATCAAACTTAACAAAAGAGAATTTGGACATGGTGATATCATCACTTATGACAAATACAATGGTGTTGAGATGTACATTACACAAGAAGATATTCTTCCTTTAGGTGATGGTTACATCTATACTGTTCAGTTAGTAAACAACGACAACTATAAATATCTTGATGACAAGTATTTAGCTAACGGTACTAAAGTATTCCGTAAAGGTTCTGCACGTGGTGAGTATGGTGAGAGATTCTCTGACATCATTACTAATGCAGGTTTCCGTGAATTCTACAACTACGTAGGTGGTGCAGAAGCTCACGTTCACTACTCTATCTCTAGCCGTGCTGACTTGATGATCAAAGGTGGAATGAATGCAGATGGTTCAGTTCCTGTAACTGAGATCTGGAGATCATATGACAAAACTATGGATCCATCAATTTCTTCTTTGGAAGACATGGTTAAAGTAATGGGTAAAGACTCTGTTAAAAAAGCATTTGACAACGGTAACTTGTCACGTACTTTCTTAACAAACATGGAAGCAGCTCACTTGAGCAAAATTGCAACTGACATTGAGACTTACTTAATGTGGGGACATGGTGGTAGAGTTCGTCAAGATGGTCCAGATGATGTTAGATTGTCTGTGGGTCTTTGGAAGCAGTTGGATAACTCATTCAAAAGAGTATACAACAAAAACAACTTCACACTTGACTTGTTCCGTTCTGAGATCTACAACTTCTTCAATGGTAAAGTTGAATTCCAAGGTCCAGATCCAAAACGTAGCCTAGTTGTACAAACTGGTATGGGTGGTATGAGAATGGTTAATGAGGCTATCAAACAAGAGGCTATCTCTTCTGGTCTTCTTATCCAGGCTGCTGATATCGGTGCAATCACTGGTAAAGGTATGGACTTGAACTTTGGTTTTGCATATACTTCATATGTAATCCCATTCTTGGCAAATGTTAAGTTTGTTCTTAACCCAGCATTTGACAATGTTCATACAAATGATATTGAGAACCCAATCATTGATGGTTTCCCATTATCTTCTTACTCATTCATTATCTTTGATATCACTGACAATACTAATGACAACATCTTCTTGTTGAAATTGTCTTGGGATAACCAATTGAAATGGTGGTATCAAAATGGTACTATGGACTACATGGGACGTAGCCAAGGCTTCCAGTCTTCTGGTCAGTTCAATGGTTACCGTGTAATGATGAGCCAAACAATGCCAGCTATCTGGGTTAAAGACCCAACTAAAGTTTTAAAAATTGTTATGAGAAACCCTGTAACAGGTGGATCATTCTAATCTAAACTAGAAAGGAGAGGGAGGGGGAAACTCCTCCCTTTTTTTCTTTATATTTAACCAACACAAAAATAAAACCAACAAAACATGGAAAATTTCACAATGGTAGAAACGGGCAATGGTACCGTAAAGAAAACAGCAATTGCTGTAAGACCGTTCTTTGACAATGCAGTCTCTAATATGGGACTAGAAAATTATGGCTTATCTCTGTATGACGGAGTTAAGCATTTTGAACAACTTGCTTGCTTAGAGCAAAACGGAGTTATTAGATATCTTACTGGTCTAAATGAATTTGCACCAGAGATTAAACTTCTAAAAGGTAATGATAAAGAAGCAAGAGTAAAAGAAATTAGAACAGCTATTGCTGAACTTGAGACAGAGTTAGCAGCTAATGTTATAGAGATTGATGATCCACAGTTCTGGAACAAAGTAAAGTTACTTAAGCCTGACAATAAAGATTTCTGGAATAGAATTCATATTGCATGTGGTAATGATCCTTTATTCTTAGATCCTACAGATCCATATGATAGAATTAAACTATATGCTATTGAAGCTGGAGGTTTTTCTATTGTAGCAAAAAGCTTTGATGATGCAAGATCAAGAGCTGTTCCACCTAAGTTTTACTTAGACAAACAAGAGCAGACAGTTATTGCAAGAACTGAATACAAGAAAATGCGTAACAAAGCACTTTCTGAACTTCAGAAATTATTTGACAAAAACAGTACTAAACTATTCTATGTAGCTAAAGTAGTAGATGGTAACAGTACACAATATAGAAAATCAACACCTAATGATGTTATGTATGAGAACATGGACTTGTACATTAATGGTGAAGGTGTTGAGAACAACAAAGAAAGAGCAGCTAAGTCTTTCCTTGAAGCTGTAAATATGGATATGGAAACACTTAAAATCAAATCAATTGTAAGAGATTCCATATTTTTTAAGTATATTATTAATAAGGCAGATGGTTACATCTATCATTCTAAAACTAATTCAATGTTAGGAAGAAATGTTTCAGATGTAATTGAGTACTTGAAGAACCCACTTAATGAGGATGTTTTAATTGATCTCAACAAAGCCTGTGAGAAATTTTGGAATTCTTAAACTTAAAATAAAATGAAAACTAAAAAGAAATATGATGACGGTGGTAAAGTAACCGGTGCAGATATTAGAAATGCTAAAAAAGCAGCTAAACTTAAAAGAATTGAAGCTGGTACTGAACCCTCTACATATGACAAAGTATCTAACATTACAGGCAATGTAGCTAAAACTGCAGCAAGTGCAGCTCAAGTTGCTAGTGCAGTTAGAGATGCTAGATCAGGTATGGGTGGACCAGGCATGAAAAAAGGTGGTGCTGTTAAAAAATATCAAGACGGTGGCCGTGCAATTAGTGCAAAAGCTGCTGAAAGAAAATCTGCAAAAGGTAAAGGCTTTACTAGTTATAAAATGGGTACTAAAGATGCTCCTGGTAGTGAGAATAATAAAGGTACCTATGTTCCATTTACTAGAGCTGGTAAAAAAGATGCAAAAGAAACAGGAATGGTTTCTTCAAATGAAATGAAACCATCTAGAAAAATTATGAAGACTGGGGGTATGGTTAAAAAAATGCAAGATGGTGGACGTACCATGAATAAAAAAGCTGCTGAAAGAAAAGCTGAAAAAGGCAAAGGTATGTATGTATCTGGAGCTGCACGTGGAACAGATACTGGTCTATATGTTCCTTATACTAAAGCTGGTAAAAAAGAAGTTAAAGAAACAGGAGGAACAGAAGTTTATAATTTAAAACCTGTAAGAAAGGTTAAAATGAAAACTGGTGGTATGGTAAATTCTAATGCAAAAGTTTCTGCATTAAAATCTGCTGGGTCACATGGTGTTAAATCTGGTGTTAATCCTAAAGCTGCCGCATCTAAAGTTGCTAGAGGTAGAGTTGGTGGAACAAGTTCTGCTCCTAAGACTGCTGTACCTAAAGCTAAGTATGGTATGGTAATGCGTAAGAAATAATGGCTGTTAAGAAAACAACTAAAAGCAAAGTAAACCAGGCTGGTGTCTACACTAAGCCTGGTATGCGTGAGACTATATTCAAGAGAATTAAAGCCGGTACTAAAGGTGGAGATCCTGGAGAGTGGTCAGCTAGAAAAGCACAACTAATGGCCAAGGAATACAAGGCTAAAGGTGGTGGCTATAAAACGAAGAAGTAATGGCAAAAGATCCTCAACAAAGTCTTAGAGATTGGGGTGCACAAAAGTGGATGACCTCTGGAACTGCGGCTAATAAAAAGAAGGGATCTTCCAAAGAAGTTAAGTCCAAGGGCAAGAAAAGATACTTGCCCGAGGCAGCTTGGTCAGCATTATCTGCAGGAGAAAAAGCAGCTACTAATAAAGCAAAAGCTGCAGGTAATAGTAAAGGAAAACAATTTGTTAAACAGCCTAAGAATATTGCAAAGAAGGCATCAAGATTTAGATAAGATGGCAATTAAAAAAACAACAACTAAAAAAACTCCTGTAAAGAGAGCATCAACAAGTATGACTAATGTTGCTACTCCAAAAGCAGAAATGAGAAAGTGGGAAATTGAATCAGCACTTAGTACTCTTAAAAGAGCAGATGAAATTCGTAAGGATACTAAGATGATGAATGATGTTAAGAAACTTGCTCAACAACAAATGAGTGTTCTTAAAACATTCAGTAAGTAATTATGGCTAAGACTAGAGCTCAACAAGCAGCTATTGCTATCTCAATGAAGAAAGCTGGAAAGAAACCTAAATCTATTCCAAAAGCACAACTTGGTGGTTCTAGTAAAAATTGTTGGCCTGGTTATATTAAAAAGGGTACTAAGGTACTAAATGGTAAAGTAGTTAATAACTGTGTAAAAGCATAATTATGGCAAAGTCTCCAGCATGGCAAAGAAAAGAAGGTAAGAATCCAGCAGGAGGTCTTAATGCTAAAGGTGTTGCATCATATAGAAAAGCTAATCCAGGTAGTAAATTAAAAACTGCGGTAACAACTAAACCCTCAAAGCTTGCTCCAGATAGTAAAGATGCTAATAGGAGAAAATCATTTTGTGCTAGAATGTCTGGTATGAAGAAAAAACTAACAAGCTCTAAGACAGCTAATGATCCTAACTCAAGGATCAATAAGTCTTTAAGAAAGTGGAACTGTTAAAAATTATATAAGATGAAAACATTAAAAACTTGCAAGACTGGTTGCGGTAAAATGAAATCCGGTGGAGCTGTTAAGAAAGTAAAGAAGATGGCTCAAGGTGGTCAGATGTATGGTATTCCTCAAACAGGTCCAACAGGTCCTAATTACCAGGGTATCGATACAATGAAACGTGGTGGTATGGTTAAGAAAAAAATGGCTAAAGGTGGTTCTACTTTTGGAATGTTATCTGTTAAAGCAGGTATTGATAAGAATCCTAAACCTACTGCTGCTGATAGAATTGCTGGTGCAAAGATGAACAAAAAGAAAATGGGTGGAACTATTAAAAAGAAATAACCATGGCTATTAAGAAAACTGGATCAAAACAAAATTGTATGACAGGGGGAGATTGCCCTGATGGATACTATTGTGGACCTGGCGGAACATGTTTACCACAAAAAAAATCACCAGGTACATTTTCTGGACCAAGTGTTAAAGTAGCAGGTGCTATTTTAGGTGGTGCTGGTGCAGCTATTGGCACATATTTAAGTGCCGGTAAAAGAGATGCCAAGAAAAAAGAAAAAGAAGCAAAAAAGAAAATTGATGATACAGCTAAAAAAATTACAAGTAATGTAATGAAAAAAGGTGGTATGGTTAAAAAAATTGCTGCTATTAAAAAAATGAGTCCAGTTAAAAAACGTACTGCCATTAAAAAGAAATAGTCATGCCTGTTAAAAAGAGTACTTCACCAAGAGAGTCTAAACAAAAGTTTTATTCACCTGATGGTAATTATAAAACAACAGTTAAGAAAAGATATGGTGCACCAGAAACAGTTAAAGAAACAAGAACTGTTAAAGGTGTAATTAATAAAGTTGCAAAGCCTAGTTCTGGTACAGCTCCATTAATTCAAGAAGAACCTCTAAGATATGCAAAAAAAGGTGGATCTACTGGTGATAAAAAGTGGATTCAGAAAGCAATTAATCCTGCACACAAGGGTTATTGTACTCCGATGTCAAAACCAACTTGTACACCCAAGAGAAAAGCCCTTGCCATGACTTTAAAAAAGATGGCTAAAAAAAGATAAGAAATGTTAAATAGCACAATTGAAATAAAGATCAAGCAACGGCTAAATAAATTAGATAGCCAGGACTATGACAACATTGAATGTTGGCAAATAGTTGAGGCATTTAATAAAGCACAGGTTGAGTGGGCTAGAAGACAATTGCATGGAATTAACTTAGTTAAAGAAGGTGATGAGGGTTCTACTCGTAGAAAAGATGATCTACAAGTACTACTTAATAGAGACCCACTTATATTGTCAAATAAAGAATACTACTATTTTGGCAATCTTCCTGAAGACTATTTACAGTGGAAAAGAGTAGATGTTTTTGCTAAACAAGAATGCTGTGAGAAAAGAAGAATGACAGTTTATCTTGCTCAAGAAGGAGATCTTAATGTTCTTCTAAGAGACAAAGGCAAACAGCCAAACTTTGAGTGGGGTGAAACATTTGCTACTCTCATTGGTAATACTACTCATATTTATACTAACAATGAATTTGAAATTCAGAGTGCAGATTTAATTTACTATAGACAACCTATTAAGATTCAGATTCAAGGTTGTGTAGATCCATACACAAGTGTGCAGTCTATACAGAATGTAGAATGTGAGTTTAAAGATGATATAGTAGAAGTAATAATAGATGAGGCAGTAAGTATTATTGCTGGAGATATTGAATCAGGTAACCAGTTCTCTAGAGGTACAGAAACAGCAGAACGTAACAATTAATCATGGAAAATAAAACAAGACTACTAAAGAGAAATCCAGAGTCAGCTAGAACACTTAGCAGACCACAGCCTATTGTTACTCAACCTAAGAGTGAACCTGCTAAACCAGAACCTACTCCAGATGCTGGTGTTGGTGGAAGTTCACTTGATACAATGACAGCAGCATGTGCAACAGAGATGATGAATGCTGCAGTTAGTTTTCATAGACTACATTTACAAGTTAAAGGCGAGGGTTCCTATGCAGCCCATAAAGCATTAGGTGCATTCTATGAAGGCTTACATGATAAAGCTGATACACTTATAGAAGGATACCAAGGAGTATCAGAGAAGCTTCTTACTTACACTAATATGCCTATTAGAACTCTAGATACTACTGCAGATGCTGTAGCATATCTTAGAGATTTATATAACATAGTGAACAAGCTCCAGGGTATGATGCCTTACTCAGAGATAGTAAACAATCTAGATCTTGTTAAGGATTCAATTAACTCAGCAAAGTACAAATTACTTTTCCTAAAATAATTTTGAAAGTTCAAAAACTTTCACTATATTATAGTATATATTTATAAATTAAAACTTAGAAAAAATGGCTTATTTTAATCACGCTTTTGAAAAAGCATTTTTAGGTACAGGTGCTACACGTTCAAGTGTTGCTGTAACTAAATTAGATGGCACTACTGTTTCTACTAGTACTAACTTAGGTTATGTTACTACTGACGGTGTACCTACTTATGGTTTGAACCAATTGAAAGCATCAGCTGCTTCTGAAACAGCTAATGGTTACTTTGGTATTTTTAGTCCAAGTACTAACTTGACAATTACACCAGACACTTGTTGTAATGCATACATTGCAGGATCTGCAATTTATGACAATGACAAAATTGGTCCATTGGCGGGTGGTTACCAAGAGACTAACAAGTCTAAAATGATCAACCCTAAGTATGTATCACGTTTCTATTCAGTTGCTCCATGTTCTCCACAGAACAATGTAATCCACGTAGGTTCTACTTACTGGACTGCAGGTGGTGGTGTATTAACAACTGACACATTAGTAGCTGGTACAGGTTATCCTGCAACAGGTATTGCTGCTGTAACTGGTGGTACTGGTACAGGTATGGTTGTTTCTTATGTTGCTGGTGGTGGTACTGTTGATTCAATTGTTATTGTTAATCCTGGTAAAGGATATACAGTAGGTGACACACTTACAATTGATGCTGGTAATGATGATGCAACATTTGATGTTCTTACTGTAACTGATGCTCATCCACAAACAGGTTGTGGTACTGTAGCTGAGTGTTGCAAAGAGTTTCTATGTGGTGAAACTTACTACTTACGTTTAGATGTAAAAGGTTCTCCAGCTTTGAGATTCTTAAATCACAATGCATATGCTACTGTTGATGCTTACACAGGATGTTGCCCAGATGGTGCTATTGCTCCAGTTGCAGTTGATTCAACTACTGTAATGATTGCTTGGGCTAATGCAATTGTAAATAACCCAATCATTGCTCCATTTATTCAACCAGTTGTTCAAGCTGAAGACGGTACTCTTTGGTATGCTCCGGGAACTGCAGCTTCTTTCTTAACTGCAAACGATGCTGATACTTGGGATAACTATGTATCTGCAGGACATACAGATGGTGAGTGTGCAGGTTTAATCTTGAATGGTGCTTATGTAGATACAAGATTTGGTGACTGTACGTTCCAAGTTTCTGACTTCTATGAAAAAGAGCCAGTTAAACTTTATGCTTCTGAAGTAGATCTTAACGGTGACCCATGTGCATTTACAACTCTTTGTGTTGTTACTGAGTGTGCTGGTCTTCAAGTACAAGGTCTTGGTGAGACAGTTCTTAGAGAACTTACTCTTTCTGAATCTTACAGACAAAACTTCTTAGCTACTGACTTCCGTATCCGTGAGATCACTCAAGGAAATCAAATTGTTAGTGCTATTAACCGTTCTGCTTTGTACTACAGATACGTACTAATTCACAATGTACCACGTTTCAATAATCCAACTGGTGTGTTTGATAATGATCAGTATGCATTGACTATCTTCTCTACTGCAGCTATGTCAACATTTGTTACTGATATTACTAACTGGTTAACTGGTTGTGATACTCAATGTAACATTGAAGCATTTGCTTGTGAGACTGCATGTGATGTTCCAGTGAACTTCCCTGATCTTCCATTATACAACCCTTATAATGTAGTTTCTTGCAACTAAGCAAGTAACAAAAAATAAAAATCTAAAGGGGAGAAGAGTTTCAAACTCCTATCCCCTTTTTTATTAAATACCTATGGCTAATCACGTATTAAGTTTAGAAGTTCCTACAGTAATGAATCCTTGTATCCTGACAGTGATGGATACTAGTGTTTACACAGATCTAATTCCTGTAGTTTGTGAGCAGTTAAACATTACTGTTCCTGGTTTTCAACACTCTGTACAGTTAGATGTAAGTGCAGGATTTATTGAAAACATCACAGCATGTGATCTTAATCTGCAAACATCAAACTGTGGGACAGAATATGTAGATATTCCAGATGGTATTTATATTATTAAATACAGTGTTTCTCCCAATGATGTAGTGTATGTAGAATACAATCATATGAGAATTACAAAAGCATTAAATAGATACTACAATATTCTTTGTAGATTAGATGTGGCAGATTGTGATCCGCCATTTAAGATTAAGCAAAGATTAGAAGAGCTTGGTCTAATCCGAATGTATTTAGAAGCTGCTAAGTCTAAAGTAGAGTTTTGTCATGAGCCTCAGAAAGGTATGTCACTCTATAATTATGCTTGGAAGCTGCTCAATAAAATGGATTGTATTAATTGTTAAAAACTTAAAAACCAACAACTTATGGCAACTTGTTCAAACTGCAAAACTAAAATGTCCTGTGGATGCCAGAAAAGAGCAGCATCCGATGGTAAATCAGTATGTTCAAAATGTATTACCACTTATGAGGCAGGATTAAAACAGAGAAAAACATTAGCAACAGTATCTCAGACAAATCAAACCTGGGGAAAAGATAGATATAAATAACTAAATAATGTCAGTACCAAAAACAACATTTACACCACCCGCATCAAATTCATGGATTGGATTTGAACCATGTTGTGGTGGAAACATTTTATATTTTAGTGTTAATGGTACGACTAATCCACCTACACCAGGTATAAATATTTACAATGGAATTTCTGGTGTTGGTTATGATCCTATAACAGATAGTTATGTAGGATTAAGTAATCAATGTTATAGAATTTTTAGAGGTACTACGTCAGATCCAAGTAGTCCAATTACTGGAGCTAACTATCTTAGCCTTAATGTTGTTCCTACTAATTTTCCAGGAAGCGGTGTTTATACATGGGATAGTACTACCACATATGAAACTCCTTGTGGAGATGAAGTAATTACATGTCCTACATGCCCAACTCCATTATATGTTGTTTGGCCATGTGATGAATCACTTGTACCTACAGTAACTGATACAGATTTATCAGCATATGTAAATGATTATGCCACAATTCAAGTAGATGCAGATGGACCATTTGATTGCTACTATGTAGTTAATTGGTCTGTTGAAACTAACTTAGATCCTAGTAATCCAATAACAGTTACAGTAGATGGAGATGAACCATGTTCATGTGAGTGTACTTGTTATGAAATTGTAGGTTCAGGTAAGCTATACTATATTGACTGTAATGGTGTAGTAGTAGCTATTACAATTAGTGGTTATTGGAAAGGATGTTCTTTAGTATATCCACAAGTACCTTCTACCTATACTGTAACTGATGGTGGTGAATGTGTGGATGGTGAATGTCCAACTCCATGTTATGAATTAACTGATTGTGATGATTTATTGGACCCTATTTATACAACAGCACAGTCTCTTGGTCAATATGCTATTCTAGGTCAAGTAGTACAAATAGATGGTTATGATAATTGTTGGATAGTTAATAGTGTTGTAGACTGTGATTGTGCTATTGATGTAGTTGTACTACAAGCATTTGATACATGTGAAGAATGTAATCCTGCACCAAATTATTTACTAACTAACTGTGATGATTTAGGTACAATTATTTATTCATCATCTGATCTTAGTGCATATGTAGGACAGGTAATTAATATTGAAACAGATTGTCCTGGGTGCTGGATTATAGAAGAATATCCAAATCCAATTCCATCTGATGTCACAGTAGTTGTGCAAGATGCATTTGATGATTGTGAAGCTTGTAAAACAACTTACTATGAGCTTACAGATTGTAATGGTATTGAAACCAGTATAATTACATCTACTGATCTTTCAGAATATGTAACAGAGATAATTGTTCTTGAGTGGTGTCCAACCACATGCTGGAGAGTTAGTGTTGCAACGACAAGTGTTGGAGCAGGGATTCTTGGAGGCATAGCAGATTCATTTGAAACATGTGAAGACTGTCTTACAAGTTTTCCGTGTGTATGTTCAAGAATCAAGAACCATGATACAGTATCTCATAATTATGATTACTTAGACTGTGAAGGTGATGTACAAACAATTACATTACTTGCTGGTCAAAGATCTGATAGAATATGTATGGCTCATTGGCTTACATCCTATCCTACAGATTATGTAGAATATTTTGGAAACTGTACACTAGTTGATGATGTGCATACTTGTCCTCCTCCTGTATATCCAAGAAGATCTTTAAAACCAGGATACAATACACCATATTGTTCTACTTGGAAATATGAAGAGATTTCATGTAAAGCAGCAGAAGCATTATATAAACAAGTACTGGAACTCAGATATGGAATTAGTAATTGTTGTCCAGAAGATGATCAACAATATCTTATTCAAAAACAACTAATAGATTTAAAAGCATTAGTTAATCCAGACTATGTATGTGCAACTCCATCATGTGGATGCAATACAGGATGTGGTTGTAATACAGGATGTGGTTGTAATGGATCTTGCGGTGGTAGTTGTAGTACTTGCCATTCTTAATTAATTTTTGTATATTATAGTAATAGAAGAAATATGAAGCCACTAAATTATGATAACTCACCCTGTAGTCCAATCTCAAGCAATTGTGTAATTTGGCAAGGACCAGATATTCCTTGTATCAAACTGTGTGCAGGGGATACAATTTCAGATGTTATATTTAAACTTGCAACAGAATTATGTACAGTATTAGATACACTAAATGTAACTAATTATGATCTTTCATGTTTCAACTTAACTGCTTGTGGTCCAAATGATTTTCAAGCACTTATTCAGTTTTTAATTGAACAGATTTGTGCATTGCAAAATGAAGTAACTATTGTATCTGATCCAGCTACAAGTCCAATTACAAATACTACTAAATCTACAGGAGCTGATGCATTAGTTACAGTAGCATCTTGTTTTGTAATAAATGGGGTTACTGTAATGACAGTTTCAGAATATGCTCAAGCTATTGGAACTAGAGTATGTGCATTAGTTACAGAAATTGCAACAATTGAAGCTAGCATAACAAGTTTAGATGTTAGAGTTACAGCATTAGAGTCTGCACCAGCTCCTACATTTACATTACCAAATATTCCAGTAGATTGTACATTAAGTGGGACAGTAGTATCTCCTGGTAATTACCCAATTGATACAGTTCTTAATGCTTTAATAAATGATAACACTTATGGTTATTGTGCACTGAAAGCAGCAACTGGAGAAGCCTCTGCAATAACGGCAGCAGTATTATCACAGTGTATTAGTGATGCAGATTTATCACTTGTATTTGGCACAGCATTTTCTGTTGCATATGCAGGTACCTGGGTAACGTCATCTAATTTAAATACAGCAGCAGAGGCAATTAATAACCTATGGATTGCAATCTGTGATGTATATAACTATGTAAGTACATTTTCAATTACAGTAGCTGACACAGCAACTGTAAACTTAGATAATACAGGTAATGTTATTACAGCAAATATTACGGATACTGGTTGGGTAGATCTTCTGGGTTTTACATATTACTCAGGAGTAGATAAACCACAATGTAGAAGAATTGGTAATCAAATTCACTTGAGAGGAACAGTATTTGTTCCATTAGAAAATCCATCTTCTCCAGGTTCAGTAGTTGTGTTAAGTTCAACTTCTGCATACAATGCAATATCAGGTTGCACAACATGGAGTGGTGTAGGTGGTTGTAGTATTAATGCTAATGGTGCAATTTCATTTAATAATGGTGGTTCTGTTATTCCACCGTCAGTAACTGCTGGAAATTTAGATAATACTTATTTTAAAGCTTGGGATGTAGCACTTAGACCAATTGATGTTGATCCAACTTATGGTACTTGTTTAACCTCTGCTATTAGAGTTTCCATTACTGCAACAAAAGGATTAACAGTTCAATTAGTTCATGACATTGAGATCTCAACTACAAGAGGTGCTGGAGTACAAGGTAATTCACCATTAAGATTAGTTACAAGTAATGTAAGAGCAGGAGAATATCTTCCAAACTATATTGGTACTGGAACAGATATTCATAATGCTCCAAGCAATGCTAACTTTGATTTAAAATCAGATACATTTAATCTTACATGGCCATTTAGTTGTGATGCAGGAGATGAAAATGAGATAGGTGGGTTTTATTTTGTAATTGATGGTTTAGTAGCTTATGTAGATCCATGTAATACTGAAACAGGTTTTTCAACAACTTGCCCTTAATAATATAAGCTATGTCAATAAATAGATGTTCAAATTGTGGTTGTGAGGATAGTTTTTTAACTAGTCCTGCACCGTGTCCTACACCAGCAGCATGTCCTGATCCAGAACCATGTTATACGGTTACTGATGCTCAATGTACAGTGTATACAGGTGCAAATATTGTTTGTGGTAGTACTACAGTTGTTGCAAGTAATACTGTTATTGCTGATGCACTAGATGATATTATTTCTTATTTCTGCAGTAGTATACAAACTATTAATGGTAGTCTAACAACTATTAACGCAAGTATTACATCTATTAATGGTAGCATCTCAACCATTAATACTAACATTTCAAATTTACAAGCTGCTCAAGGTTTATTTGACACAGCATTTAGAGTAGCATTTGAACCTACAATAAATTTAAATACTGTTACAGCAAGTCTTGCAAACAGTAACATTTCTAGTGGTGTAATAATTTTGTTTCCTACAGGTGACGTTGAATATCAAATAGTAAATGGTACTACAACAACACAGTACAACTCTAGCACTGGAATTTGGACTTGTCCCGAAACTGGTAAATATGATATTAACTACAATGTATATTTAACATGTCCTGATCAAACAGGATTTGGTTGGGGTAATACAGCCACTACTGGAGGAACCTATAGCATTGCAGTAACAAATCCAGGTACAGGAACTACAGTTTACTGTGCAGATACTTTTACAATAACAAAAGGTTTGTATTATACAAGGCTTTATTTAACAGGTGGTATTCAAGGTAAAGCTTTAACTGCAGGTGAACAACTTGTTTTAAGACATCAGAATATGACTGGAATAAATTATACTGGTATATCAGGTGATAATATTGATTGGGCAATCCGAAGAGTTGGTTAATTAAAAAATTTACAAGACGTTACAGTTGTTGGTTTCTGTGACAACAAGGCAAAGCCCCGCACTTGCGGGGTTTTGTTTTTTAGTATATTTGCTAAAGTGCATAATTTTTAGTATATTAATCTATATAGTTTGAAGGAATTTAAAACCCCGGATTTAACAGGTCCAAGATATAGACCTAAAGTCCATACTATGTTGAACAAAGAGTTCTTTGATAGTTTTAGAAAAAAGTATCCCAGATACAAAGATGTGGATAATGACACACTAAAAAAGATTATTAGATCTTTTAATAAAAGTGTTTGGACAAAAGTAATAGATACAAGAGATGGTATGCAATTACCAAACTCTGTAGGTTGGATCTTTATTGGTACGTGTGAAAATAGTAAGAAAGAAAATATTGATTATGCTAAATCCAAAAAGTATGGTGTAAAAGTTACAAACAAGAATTGGGAAACAGATGGTAAACTAGCTAAAATATTCTTTACCAGTTTTGCAATAAAACACAAGATGAAGAATAGAGAGTTATGGAAGTTTGTTGCTAATAGAGACTTCAAGAGATCTGTTGCTAAAGCCTATCCTGAGAACTGGAATACTTATATTGTAGTTGACCCTACAAAAAAACTAAGACTAGAAACTAGAAAACAGTATTATAAAAATGTTCTTTTAAAGCAACAACAAGATGGTTTAAAAGACTATAATGAATTTGATCTATGACCACAATTGGAGAAGCAATCTCAAGAGTTAGAAATACACTCAAAGCAGTAAAGGAAGATGCTTTCTTAACTGATAGGAACATATACTTTCTACTAATTAAGTATGGGCAAACATTGCTCAAGAGAGAAGACAATCAGTTTAGACTAATGAAGATTAGTTCTATCTTTCAAGTACTACCCTATGTTGAACTTATTGATGTAGATAAGGTAGAAGCTGGTTGTATTGGTGTATACTCAGGTTGTTACTTCAAGAGATCAAAAGAAAAACTACCAACTATTCTAAGTGGTGTATTTGGTCCTATTATACGTACAGTATCTTCAATAGATGGTACAATAGAGTTGTTTCGTACAGATCCTGGTACATGGGTCTCTATGACTAAAACTACAACCTTTAAGTATAATAGAAGTATTTACTTCTGGTACTTAAACGGTTATGTATATTTTCCAAATGTAGATTGGGATGCTGTTAGAATAGAAGCAATCTTTGAAGGTCAGGCAGACACATGTACAACAGATGATTGTTTAATAAGACAAAATCAACCCCTACCCTTTCCAGAATATCTGTTCTCTGAAATTGAACAGTATACTGTTAAAGAACTAACCATATCATTACAGGCTTTTTCAGATAACATAGATGATAGCCAAAACTCTCTTAGATAATGGACTTTAATTACACACTCAGGTACAGAACATTTAATCAACTGTTAGAAGATGTCACAGTTGATTTAAATACATTTGCTCTAGAAAATATGATAGAGCCACAGCAGTTAATTAAACTGGTGAAGAAATTAAACTATGATCTTGGTTTGAGAATCAATCAGCAAAAAGAAGTAATTCTTGATGTGTGTCATGGTAAGGTAAAACTACCAGATGATTTCTATACATTTAACTTTGCATTTATATGTGGTCAGTTTACTGAGCATGTAGGCTATGACGGATGGGTTGGTGGTACTAATATTCAAGAAGTACCATATGTTGAAACTCCAGCTAATGTAGATGTATGTGCACCAGCTACAGTTAACTGTTCTGTATGTAATGCAAATCCATGTAATCATACTGCAGCATGTCCAGGTAATACATGTCCTACTACATGCACTCCATCTGTAATTCCTGATGCATACAACCCACTTGCACCTTATGGTGATGTTTGTACAAGACCAAGGGTCTTTATGAACTGTAAGGGTGATAAATATGAACTTGTTCAAGTAATTAGTAACCCTGGATCTACAAGAGTCTATACACAATTGTTTCCACTAAGAATGAAGACTAGTCAGAACATAGAATGTGACTGTCCTAATCTATACTGGAATACTCCAAATGAAGGTTGGATCAAAGGTGGGTTCCTGTTTACAACATTTGATACTGGTAAAGTATATCTTAATTATCAAGGTCAAATGGAAGATGAAGATGGTAACCTATTAGTACCAGATCATGATCTAATTAATGAATACTATGAGTATGCATTAAAAGCAAGAATCATGGAAAACCTTTATCTAAATGGAGAAGATGTAGCACAAAGAATGCAACTCATTGAACAGAGACTAAGAGTTGCTAGAAATGCTGCACTAAGTCTTGTCAATACTCCAAACTTTAGAGAGATGGCTGATATGTGGTGGGCTAATAGAAAAGCCATGTACGGTAAATATTATTATATGTTTGAGAGTTATTCTCCAGATAATAGATACTATAGAAATAATGGTTACAATGGTGGTAATGCTACCAATAGAAGATACATGTAATGGCAAAACTTCAAGATACATCTCAGAGTGTTACACACACATTTGTAAAAGGTCTTAATAAAGATTCAGATCCTTCATTTGTATCAGAAGGCATGTGGATACATGCCCGCAATGCAACTAATAATACATCAGAAGGTAATCTAGGTACTCTATCAAATGAAGCATCTAATATATTATGTGCTACAGCTGGAGCTACTATGCCTACAACTGGTGCAAATGGAGTAACAGATGTTTATATAATAGGAGCAATTCATCTCTACTCAGATAAGTGGATTATCTATTCTGCAGGTCATGCTCTAAACGGCAAGCCTGTTATGTCAGAGATTGGTCTATTAGAAGAAGAGAGATGTATTTACAGACCTATTGTTCAAGATGAATGTTTAGGTTTTGATAAAAGATTTCTTATATCGGGGTCATCTAGAGAAAAAGAAGATTGCTCATGGCAGGTATATTGGGCTGATGGTTTAAATCCAGATAGATTTTTAAATGTAGGAGATCCACAAACTTGGCCATCTAATGACTATCAGTGGCAGCTTAATACTATTACTAACCCTACTCCAGCTGTTTATAATACAGCAGTAAACCAGTATGTAAACTCTACAGGTGATTTAACACTATGGCCTGGTGTAGCATGGGTACAAGATTGTTCTACTAATGTGAACTGCACAACCTGTGATGATACTAATGAACTAGATTGTGATCGCATCAGACTTGCAAGACTTGTACAAACACCATGTCTTTCTGTTCAAAGGGGTGAGTCCGGTGGAACACTCAGGAATGGAACATACTTTGCAACTATAGCTTATCTTATTAAAGGTCAAAGAGTAACTGACTATTACTCTCCAAGTAATACTCAACCAATATATTTTCCTGATGATCTACAAGGAGCTATTACAATTAATGTAGAAGCAGATCAAGAAAACTTTGATGAGTTTGTTTTAGTAGTTGTACAGAATATTAACCAGGGTACTGTTGCAAAACAAATTGGTACATATTCTACAAAGACTAATGTTATTGAGTTAGATCAAATAAAAGATGACCTAATAACTGTCCCACTAGAATTTCTTCCAGTTACTAATCCAATTTATGAAACATCTGATCAGATTACAGATGTAAATAGTTACTTACTTAGAGTTGGTCCAAGAACAAGATTTGATTTTAATTACCAACCATTAGCAAACATAATTAGAGCTAAGTGGGTATCTGTAGAATATCCTGCAGACTATTATACTAAAGGTGGTAATAAAGGAAGTTACTTAAGAGATGAGGTATATGCTTTCTTTATTCGTTGGGTTTATAATACCGGGGATAAATCGGCATCTTATCACATTCCAGGAAGACCTCCTCAAGATTATAGTTATATTCTTACAGGAACAAATACTACAATATCAGGTAATGAAAGAACAGATAGTATCAATGATGTAAATACTTTAACAAATAGTGATCAACTATTTGAGATGTATAATACTGCTAATACTAATGGTGTTGCATCTATTCTTGGTACAACTACAAATGATGGTGGTACTGTAATTGCTTCTGGAGAAATGGGTTACTGGGAATCATCTGAGATATATCCAGATAGACAACCCGAGATATGGAATTCTACTGATCACTGCTGGACTGGTTCAGATGGACATGCTAGTTATACTGATCCACAAGGAAATACTATTTACATTAATGATCTATGTGGTCTTAATATTAGACATCATAAGTTTCCAGATAATCATTTAAATGCTAATACTCTACACTATAGACCAAGTACAGCTTCTGTACCAGGAGACTCTAACAATCTAAATATTAGATTGATGGGTGTAGTATTTGAGAACATAGCATTGCCTAAAGATAATGATGGAAATGATATTCCAGGTATTGTAGGGTATGAAATCTTAAGAGGTTCAAGAGAAGGTAACAGATCAATTATTGCAAAGGGTATGCTCAATAACATGAGAACCTATAAGATCAAAGGAGATGTTGCTAGAAATAGAACTGGATTATATCCTAACTATCCATTCAACTGTATTCAGTCTCCAATGAATACTGGGAACTCATCTCAAGCAAACTATCAGTTTAATGATCCATATATCAAACTAGATACTGGCTATAGTCAAACTGTACCTATTGAAATAAATACTTTTCATTCTCCAGATACAATGTTTAGAACTCCTTTCTTAGAAGGGACTGAACTAAAACTATATGGTGCACTTAGTGGCTATTCATTTCAATCATTTAAGTATCCGGATGAGCATCCTAAGTTTAAGTTGATAAGTGATGCTGCTATGGGTCTAGCATTACTAATAGGTTTTGCAGAAGCACTTGTTTCACTTACAGGTAAAAAAGTAATGAGACAACCGGGTGCTAGTTTTACTACACAACCTGTTTTAAATATAATAAGTACTGGACCTGGAGTTAGTATAACAAATCCTGCAGATCCTTTTTATGAGGCTCCTGGTCAAATTGCACAAGCTTCAATTCAGAACTTAGATGTAGGTAATCCTACTGGAGCATCCTTGCCACTACCGGGTCAAGTTGCTCCATTTTTTACAAGATTAAAAAACTATTTTAGTGGTGGAAATATTATTACTAATGTATTTGGTCTTGGAACCGGAGCTACTCTAGAAGAAATCTTTGAAGGCTTTAATTATAAAACTGGTTTTAAAGTTGGAGGTACATTTACTGCACCAGATATTGATGTAGAATTATCTGCGGCAACATATTTGGAATCTGCTGGTAACGTATCCTTTTTTAGTGCTGTAAGTAATGTTCTAGGTGCTCTCAATAAATTTTTCTATTACTTCTCAGAAGGTGCAGATGCAACACTTGGAGTAATCTATGCATTCATACCATTTGATCAGTATGCACTCCAAATGATATCACACGGATTGTATGATAGTTTTTTACCACCTAGTTTTATTCAAAGAGCTTCCCAGCCCTATGTTACTAGATTAAAGATAGATGATGCTTTTTATATTAGAGGTAATATACAAGAGGTTCCCTATTATCAATCTCAATGGCCTGCTGTTGTAAATAGAAGATACTCAATTAACAATCTTAAAAGATCTGACTCAGTTGTATTAAGAACTATGAGTGGTCCATACTTCCAACCGGCATATCCTAATGGTGTAGATCTGGGTCCTAAGTTTATTTTAAATAGTGCTAATGGGTACTATGATAAGTCACTTGTGACAATGTCATATTTTGAAAATAATGCTTCTAGTCAAGGTAATGCCTGGGGTAATATTTCTGGGCCATCTTTTGATGATAGAAGTATTTCAACACCCTTCTCTCTTCCAATTGCAAGTCACTATGGTGCTATTAAAGTTAGAAAGAGAAATCAGTATGGTCAACTTGAATCTGTAAAACAGATAGCAATAACACCATGTGAGCAGAAACTAGATGATAGTTACTATGTAAATCATATATGGCCAGAGCAATACACGTGTTCAACAGGTATTCAATACACTATAAATAAAATTACACTTACCCCAATATTCTTTGGTGGGGATACTTTTGTAAACAGATATACTGAGAAGAACTCAATGTTCTTTTTCTATGACTGGTTATATGGTCAACCTGATGGTTTTGAATTTAACTATATACTAAGACAGATGATACCAGAACCTAAGTTCTGGGTTAACTCTATTAAGTATGATATATCTGATTTTTCAAATATCCTTACTCAATATTTTGGTGGTGGTAACCCTCCGGGAACTGGTTGGAAACCTACTCAGTTCTATTCAATGGACTTTGATGGTTTTAATTATAGAAACAATACAGCTGGAAACTATCCTGGTATTTTTAGACCAAAGGATTGTTACTTCTACTTGGCTGTTTCTTCAGTAAGAGATTTCTTTGTTGAGTCTGAGGTGCTTGTAGACTTTAGAATACAGGGTATTACAGAGTCCGAAAAATACTATGACCCATATGGATATACTGATCTTATTAGTATGTTTAATATGGATCCGCAGATTATTACTAGAGGTAATGAATACAGATATGATTACTCATTAAGTATTACAAAAGCATTTAGTCAGTACTTTTCTGCAGGTAACTTACAGAGCAGATACTACAATCCTAACATAGCCAAACTGTGTTATACTTATTTTCCTGATAGAATTATCTATTCTCTTCCACAACAACAGGAAGCAATTAAAGATAGCTGGTTTGTATTCTTAGTAAATAATTACAAAGAATTCCAGTCTCAGATTTCAGGTGTTAAGTCAATTAATAAAAATGGTATTGTAATTACATTTAAGAACAATAGTCCGTTAATGTTTCAGGGTGTAGATACCCTACAAACAGATCTTGGTACTAAGATTACTATTGGAGATGGCGGTCTATTTAGTCAACCGGGACAGTCTGTGATTAATGCAGATCAATCTTTTGAATATGGTTCATCACAGAATAGACTATCTGTAATTTCTACTCCAGCTGGTATTTATTATATCTCACAAAACCAAGCTAAGATATTCTCACTTGGGGGCAATCTAAAAGAGATCTCTCAAATTGGTCTTAAGTGGTGGTTTAATAACTTCCTTCCATATAAGCTTACCAATGATTTTCCAGATTACCCATATCAGGACAATCCTGTATCTGGTATTGGTTGTCAGTCTATATATGATAATGAAAACAGTATCTTATATTTTTCTAAAAGAGATTACCAACTACTAGAAAAATGGAAGTCTCCAAGTTTTACAGGTACAATTATATATGTGCCTCTAATTACTTCAGGGCCTCAAAAAGGTCAGGGTGATTATTTCCAAATAAAAAATGCTAATGGTACTGTACAACCTGGTATATATCAACTTGGTAACCCATTATTATTTGAAGATGCATCTTGGACAATAAGTTATGACCCTAAAAATGAATTCTGGATTTCATTCCATGACTGGCATCCTGATTTAAATATGGGCACGAAAGATGTATTCCTAACTACCAAGAAAAATGGTATCTGGAAACATAATGAAGGCTGTACAAGCTTCTGTAACTTCTATGGTGATCAGTATCCTTTTGAAATAGAAATGCCAATCATCACTGGTCAAACAGTTACTACGGTTAAGTCTATTGAATATATACTAGAATGTTATAGAAGAAGACCACAAAACTGTATTGATCAGTTCCATGTCTTAGATTATAACTTTGATAAGGCTGTAGTCTATAATTCTGAACAGGTGTCAGGATATTTAAATCTTAATATCTTTCCTAAGAACAATGTAACCTTAAGTGAGACTTATCCTAAGGTAAATCAATCTAACTTATCTTCTTTTGATATCTTATTTAGTAAAGAAGAGAACAAGTATAGATTTAACCAGTTCTGGGATATTACAAAAGATAGATCAGAGTTTCCAGTAGGATCAGACTATCCACCAACAGGACCGGTGATTCCAGATACAACTGTACTACAAGGTAACTATGCAGATAGAAATATTTGGTTTACTGAATCCAATGGTTATAAGAGAACTCTTAATCCAACAAACTTGGATTACAATAAATCTGAATTACAAAGAAAGAAGTTTAGACATTACTTAAATTACTTAACTTTAATTAGAGAAGACAGTTCAGATACTAACATGATCTTAAAAATTGTAAATAGTAAAAATCAAATATCTCTCAGATAATGGGTAACAAAAAAGTATTAAGCAAAGCTACTAGAGAGTTAAATAAGACTAAGAGATTTGCTACACCTAAAAATATTATTGAAGATCCAAGAGGACAATGGGCACACCCGGGTGAGATAACAAGAATTCCATCTGACAAAATTACAATGCAGGGTGTACCATATCCTGTTATGGCATACCCTAATATGGGAGAACCACAGATGATGTATCCTGGTGGTGAGTATACTTTTCCAGGTGCAGATTATGTGGATGAGTATCCTGAACTTAAGAAGGGTGGTACACCTAAGAGTTTGGTTAAAATGCCAAAGCCAAGTAAAAAAGGTCTAGCATCTAAAAAATTTTCAAGGAGTCTGGAAGCTACTAATAGATTATTTACTGAGAACCCACTATTTTCAAAACCCAAGTCTAAGAAAAGAAAAGTATTTGATCCTAATGCTCAGTACCAAGATGGTGGTGTAATGTCCCAAGAAGAAATAGATGCTGCTAATAATGCTATGATGAAAGCAAGATTGGCATATGCTCAAATGCATGATAATCCTGCTGCTCAGAGAATGGTAGTTGCACCGGACCAACCTTATGACTTTGGTGACGGTATGATAGGAACTCATTTTATGGCATCTATGGATAACTATGCAGTACCATTAATACAAGATGTTAATGGTCAACTTATGCTTGGTGATTTTGGTCCAGAGTCTGCAGAAGCTATAAGATTTGACAATCCTGAAGATGCAATGTACTTTGCAGAAAATTATAAACAGATAACTCCAGATGAGTCTTATAGAAAAGAAAATCCAGAAGAAGACTATATAGAAGCAGAGCTTACAGAAGAAGAAATAGAGGAGTATAGAAAAGGTGGTTTTATTATTGATGAATATCCTGATGGTGGGCAAATTTATACATATGCTGGAAATCCAAATGCTTCATATAAAAAGATAGGTAATCAATGGTATATTAGTAATAAGAGCACAGGCAATAATTTTATACCAATAAATGATCCTGAGGGTAAAAGAGCAGCTGAATTAAATAAGAATGCTGTTGCTCTTTTTCCTGGACAACCAAAACCAGTTGAAGAAATAAGACCAGTTCAAGGTGCACCTAAACCAGTAATTAATCAAACTGTTTGGGAAAATGCAGCAGGTACAAGTCAGAAAAATGCAATTGCTAGAGAAAAACAATTACAAGGATTAAAAAATTCTGTTGTACTTGCTGATCAAGAATTAGCAAAAAAAATAGAATCTCAAAAGGCCGCTAGTATAGCTGCCTATGAAAATCAAATGACTCAAAATATGCAGCATGAACAACCATTAGATATGATGGATTGGTTATGGCAAGTTGCTGCTTTTGGGCCTACAGTTGCGCCTGGAGCATGGACTGCTGCTGAAACAGTTGGTAGTGCAGCATTACCGTATCTTCAAACTGCATTTAATACTTCATTACCTGGTATGAGTGGAATAGCAGGAGCTACCTATGGTAATGCCCTGGCTTCTGGTTTTGCAGGAGATGCAATAGTAAATAGATTACTTCCTGCTCCAGGAAAAATACAAGAAGGTAAATATGGTGAAGCCGCTGCAGATGTGGCAACAGGTGTATTAGATTTATGGGGAGCTAATATGTTAAGTCCTTTATATCAAGGAACAAAAACTACAGCATCTGAACTTGGAAGATTTATAGGTACAAAAGAAGGATTACTTTCTAATGCTTATAAAGTAAATCCATTTGCAAATAAAATTCCTTTTTTAAATTTACCAAAAGAAGGAGAACTTATAAAACATCCATTTATTCCTAATCAATATAACAAAATAGAAAATTTATCAAATAAAGTAGATTATTTTCATTTAAAAGCTGATCCAGATAATTTACCATATATAGCAGCTCAAAATACAAGTAGATGGCATGAACTTAATAATGATTCTAGATTTTTTATAAAAAGAACAGATACTCAACCTCAGGCTATAATTGATAGCCCTAGATATTTTGGAGAAGATTTGACAGATCCTGATAAATTATCAATACCATTAAAGTATCTAGATGAATTTAGATTACAAGAAAATATAAGCAACAAACCACATTGGTTAAAAGGATATCCAGAAGTTCCAAGAGAATTACCAGGATCTCCAAATTCATCAGATGAAATTTTAAAATCTGGTTTTGATAGAAACTTTTTAACTAGACCATTAACTCCTTTTACTAAAAATGAATTAACAAGTATTCCTAATAAAAATTTAAAATATAGAAAAATTGGCAATAAAGCTGGATTACAAGATTTAATTAACAAAGGTGGGGCACAAGCTCCTGCACCAATGAGAATGAAATCAGGATTAACAGTGGATACACCATTTTTTGGAATGGGAAAAAAACCTGATGAAAATTATAAAGGTTTATTTGCAGTTGAGTTAAAGCCTGATAATTCTAATTACACCTGGTCATCAAGAGTTGCTGGAACAGATAATTATGGTGTAGCACCATTTGATAAAGTTACAGGTAGGTCTATTAAAAATGTTCCTCTTGAAGATTTAAATGTTTATAGAAAAAAATTCTTAAGCAATAACTATAGAAAACTAGATCCGGATAATTTAGAAGAAGGTTTAAAATATGCTAATGCTCAACAATATGCAGAGGCTGCTTATAAATGGGGAGCAAGAGGATTAGCTGCTGATCAATTGTTTAATGAAGGAGAGTACAGAAAAAAGTTACAAGATATAATATCTAATAACTTTATAGATTATAAACAAGAAGGTGGAGAACCTAAGCGTAAGAAAACACAGTTTCAACCGGGAACATATGATCCAAATGAAACTGCAGGTTACATACTAGATGAACAAGAAGTTGTTGTTCAAGGTAAACTTACTAATTGGGGTAAAGCTGCAAGAGATTATAAAAAAAGACACCCTGAAGAAGAATTTATTAATAAAAAGAAAAAACAGTACTTAAAAAATAATAAAAATCTTATTATAGATAAGTGGGGTACCAAAACAGGATACGGTAATAAAAATGCTATCTCTAGTTATAACTGGCCAGATTATCTTGTAGATAATTTTAAAAATGAATATGACTATAACAAAAATACTGCTGTAGTAAAAAAAGTAAGTAGACAAGAAGGATGGAATCCAAATAGAAGGACTCAGTATGTAGATAAGCTTAATGATACTCAGAGAGGGATTGTTGCTGAATCTAAATATGGTTCTAAATTGCAACCTACTTATTGGGATAGAACACTTGCTGGATTAGCTACGCTTGCATCAAAATTTAGTCCTGAACTAAGAGATGCAATGAACAAAGGTAATATGCCTGGACTTACTCAAAAAGAATCTCAAGAAATTTTAAATGCTAAAATGACTAAGATTCCATTTACAGATATTGACCTGCCATTTTCTATTCCTATAGGAGGTTTAGAATCATTTGCAGCTTTAGAAATACCTGGAACAATTCCTGCAAACTATTTAAAAAATACTGGCTTATCAACTGGATCTAGTTATAAAGAAATGCCTAGTTGGTATAGCGGAGAAAAAATGGCTAATGTTACAGATACTGATGTAACTGCACTTAACCCATTGACATATGCTGGACTTGAGGCTATACCAGAACTTGGAATTAATTTAGCAAAGGGTGCATATAAAGCTGGAAGTGCAGGAGTTGATCTTGCAAAAACAAATCCACAAGCATGGTTTAAAACACCTGAACAGATATTAGAAACACCTGGTTTATATAGTTCTGCAATGGGTAGAACTAGTTGGAAAGACCCTGTAGGTAAATTAAATAAATTTGTTGATGATGCTAAAATTAAAAGCTCATATAAAAGAGAAAATGCATTATTAGATAAGTATCCTGGTTTTGAAAATAGAAATACTAGAATACCTCTTCAACAAGAAGAACAACTAAAAAGATTGGAAATAGAAAAAGCTATAGAAGCAAGAAATCTTAGAAGAACTAAACTCCCTATAAAACAGGTATTAACTGAACAAGGTACAAAGTTAGGTGGAGGACAAGGTAGAATATTTGTTAATACTTTAAATCCAGATGAGGTAGTTAAAATAGGAACTTTTCCTGGAAGCTCAGAAGACTTAGCTAACTTAGTTCAAACTGGTAAAGATTTAGAAGGAATGCCACTTATGGAAAATGTTGCATTTCCTACAAAAGCTTTTACATTAAAAATACCTAAAGTAAAAGGTAATACTGTAATAAGGTCAAATTCAGAAGCTGTACAATTTATGCCATGGAAAGGTAATCCATTAAGTGCAGAAAATCCAATAAATAAACCTCTTGGTTTTGGTGTACCTTCAGATAAAGCTAAACGTGAACTGCAATACATGGTTGAACTTTTAGATGAGAATAAAGTTGGTATAGATTATTTTGGTCAAAATAATATGATGTATGATCCGGCAACTGATTCATATAAACTTGTAGACCTTAATTATGTAGATAATCCAAAAAGTCAATTTGATTGGAATAATTTAGATAAACCTGTTAAGCAAAGATTAGAAGATAAGTTTGGATATGAAATTCCTAAAGAGGTATCTAAAGAATTACCAGGATCTCCTAAGACTTTTAAATCAAGTTTAGGTAGTATGGATATGTCTAAATATGAAATTAAAAATCCAGATTACTTTACTCAGTTATTAAATACTTATGATAGTAGACGTTTATCTAATTCAAATAAACAGTTTTATAAAGATTTAATTGCTAGTGTAAAAAGACAAAATGGTATAGCAACAGAAAGACAATACAATGAACTTCAAAGATTAAAGACTGGCAATTTTAATTTTGGTAAGAAAGGTTATTCTGATGGTGGCATTATAATGGAACTATCAGATGCTGAGATCAAAGAGTACAAAAAAGGTGGTTGGATTATAGAAGAGATGTAAACTTAATAAGTTTACTGTTTAAATTTTAATTTACTATATTTAGTATATACACTGTATAATGAAGAAAAAAGTAAGAATTTATAAGGCTCCAGATGGTAACGGTAAGTATGTAAATAAAACTTCCCAGTTCCTTGCTAAAGCACAAATGGGAGGAACTCCGGATCCATCTATGCTAGCATATCCAGGAGCACAACCAGCACAAGAACAAGATAACACTAATCAGTTAATTCAGTTTGTTGTTAATGATATTACTAACCAAGTAGCAAAAGAAAAGACGCTCTTCCAGTTAGTAAATATTATGGGTGTGCCTATTGATGCAGCTACTGAATTGTATGTTACAATTGCTGAAAAACTCACAGAGGATATTGAGAAAGAAGATGATAGAACCTATGAGCAGGAAACAGGTCAACCAAGACAGAAAGAAGCTCCTTTAACAAAAGATGCCATAATCACAGAGAACCCTGAACAGGATATTGATTATGATCTATTTGATGACACAGGTTCAGATATTGTAATGGAAGATTCAGATCAAGGTCCAGATATTCTTGATGAAGCCTTAGACCCACTTGCTGAACAAAGATACGGTGGTACTACAAGAAGAAGATATCAGGATGGTGGAGAGTATGATGTTGCACTACCAAGTGCTGAGAACTATGAAGCTTTAGTACAACCAATGATGGGTTATGATCTAGTCTCACAAATGGCATGGAACTCTGATGAAGAGTCAACTTCACCCTATGCTGAAAAAGAATTTGCTAACACAACTGTAGATTATTCTAGACTACAAAATGGTGGTGCTTATAAAAAAGCAAAGAAGAAGTATGTAAGTTCTGTTATGGGCCTTCTCAAAAAACAAATGGGAGGAACAAATGAAAGTGATGTAGATCCAAATCAAGGTGACCCAACAGGAGCAAACTTTAGAGAGGGTAGATTAAAGTTATTTACAGATACTGTAAAGAATGATGCCCAAATGTCTGCAATGCAAAATCAGGTTGAACAACAGTATGATCAGATGATGCAAGAAGGTGGTGTACCTATGCCTGAGCAAGATGTAGAGAATCCAATGCATCACTTACAATTATACTCTCAAGCTACTAGTGGAATCTTTGGTGAGCCAATGAATCAAACAGTAAAAGCTAGGAATGGTATGATTGTAGGAGATGATCTTCCTAGAGGCTTCTATAGAAGATCTATGAAGAGATTTGGTAACATTCCAAACCTCAGAGAAGTTGATGTAAGAAAGTCTGGACTCTTTGGTCCAAAACAGTACACAATGTATTTTGATCCATCACCACTACAACAACTCAGCAATCCAATGTCTGCAGAAATGTATGGTTATGGTTCAAGTAGTACTGCGTCAAGGAAAAAAACTAGAACATTTGATGCTGTTAAAACATATACTAATCTTGCAATAGATGCTGTAAATAAGGAATCTCTTAAAGAAGTAGATAAGAATACACCTGGAAATGAAGCTACTACAGTTAAAGAAGAAGTAGGATCAGGACCAACAACTCCAGCAGCTACTCAAGCTCCTGTAGCAACAAATCCTGTAGTTACAGCACCGGTTATTCCACCAGTTGTTCCACCTGTAGTACCTCCTGTTACACCTCCAGCTAATCAATATCAATTACCAACTCCATCAAATGAAATGGACTGGGCACCAGGAGTTACTAAGATTCAAAATGATATTAAAAACTTTTATCCAGAAAGTAGAAGATATTCAGGTGTTGGTTTAATGGGAAGCAGTGATTACTATGCATATAATAATCAACTTGGTAAATGGCAATATATACCAGGGGATGGTGAATCTACTGTCTTTAAAGATGTAAAAGATCAATCATTAATTGATAGATTAGATAAAGGAGATGCTAAAACACTTGATGCCTTTACAATAAAAGACAAACCAGGATACTATTATAGGAAGAGAATGGATGGTTCCTTTGCAAAATATAAAGGTGACCCAAAGAAACATAATTCTTCAACTAGACCTATAGCATATATTACAAAGAAAGATAAGAGTTACAACTATCTTGATAATAAATATTGGTTTGAGAATGAGGGAACGACTGTTCTAAATTATAAACAACAAGGTGGGTTTGTAACAGATCCTTTTAATAATCCAATGGAGCCACTACAGAGATTTGTTGGTGGTGGATATGATCCATCTATTAATGATCTCTCTGAAAATCAGATTCAGTACATGGATTCTAAAGATGTTACTGATGCATATATGCAAGGTGGTGGTTTTATTAAAAACTTTATTCCGGCTAACCTTACAAGAAGTAGACAGAATGATGTAGTTCAAAGAATATACAATCCGGTTACTGGTGAAACTAGACAAGGTGGTCCAGGTGCTGGTAATTATTTATCTGCTATTGATGTAAGAAAGAGTGGTATTACAGGTACACCTAAGAAGTACACCATTTACTATGGTTCTGAAGGTGATCCAAGATATGAGAACTTAATCTCTCTTGATGGAGCAAAGGGTAAGGATACTAAATCAACACAAAGATCTCAAAAACAACAAGCATTAGAAAATGCTGGCTATGGTGATAGAACTGATGTAACTGGTCTTAAAGGTAAATCTAAGAGAGCTATTAGACAGGGAGAAAGAAAAAGAGATAGAGAACTTAAAAAACTCTATGAGGAAGATCCTACTAATGTAGAGTTTACTGCAATTGATCAGAATGCCCCTTTTGATTATACTCAACCAAAGCCTGAATTATCTGCACAAGATTATTTAACTACTTCTTGGGGAGATGTTAGAGGTGATCTTAATTCAGATCTCCAAACAAATCTTGATGAGTTTTTAAAGACAGATCCTACACCTGAACAAATAGATGATAAGGTAGCTGAATTATTAGATCAAAGGTCAAGAGATATGGCTCCAGATCCATCTTTCTTTGCTTCTCCTGAACAAGAAAAGATTAATAGAGAAAGCTTACAAAGAAATCCAATGATGATGGGTTTCAATAGGGGTCCAGCCACCACTCAGGAAAATGTTATTGAAGGAAATAATGTTACTGAAGAAAGTGATGTTGTTCAAGGAAATGATATTATTCAAGAAGGTGATAGCAGTTTACCTAAAGTTGATATTCCTGCTGCTAATATTCCTACAGCTCTTCCTGAAGTACCAGTTACTAATCCAGAAGATATTGATATGGATCCTAATAGCGCTGCAGAAATGGAATTTGAACGTCAGCTTCTAGACCAAGGATCTTATTATCCAGATATGGCATTCCAAGATTATATGTCTACTGTTGGTCCTATGTCAAATGAAACAGATAGTATAGTTCCATTTGAAGAACAATACATGGTAGGTCAACAACCTTATAATCCAGATGAAGCCTTAGTAACTCCTGGAATGATTGATTACAATTTTATTCAAAATCCAGAGGCTGCATATGAAGCTAGACTTCAAGAACTCAATCCAATGATTGATATGGGTGCTTGGTCAGGTACTGCTTATCCTGCTGATATACTTCAACCTGGTGTAAATCCATTTGAACTACCTGTAGGAGGTGGTGAGTATTACTATCCACCATTTGCACAACCTACAGCTCCTGTGCCTAGTAGAAATAATCAACCTACAAATAGACCTGCACCAAGTGGTCCAAGTCTAGATCAACTCAGAGCACAACAGAGAAGAAATCCTAATGCTGGTAAAGACTATACATTTAAGCCTAATATGGCAGGTATGAAAAAAGATCCTGATTATGTTAGAGCAATGCAGAATGCACGTAAAGATGGTATTGTAACTAATCAAGAAGCTGAAAATGCTAGTAGGATTTTTAAACAAAAGCAAGCGGAACAAGAAAAAGCTAAAGTTGCAGATCAAGCTCAGAGAACTATAAATCAAATTATGAATAGTTCAGCATCAACTGCTGAAAAAAATAAAGCTAGAGAAAAAGTTGTTCTACAAATGGAACAAAGATGGGATGAGATTGATAGAGTTGCAAACAGCCGTAAATATGGTGGTGCACTAAGTAAATTTGTAGGTGGTGGAAATAACCAACCATTTACTGGTGAAAGCCCTATAGCATATACTAATAATCCTATGATGCAAGGTAAGTCTGACTTAGACTTAATAAGCTTAAACTCTGGAATTCAAGGTGCTCAGGGACAAGTTAACTGGGGAGCAATGTCATCACAAGGCATAGTTAATCAAAAGAATGATGATGGTTCTGTAAGTTATGGTGTAGATGCAACCTATAAAGGTCCACAGGCTCCAGAGATCAAGATTGATCCAATGCAACAAGAAGAATTCCAGGTTGCCAAAACATACTCTGAACCTTTAGCAATTGATGTTAAGAACAAACTTTCACAAGGTGAAAGAGAGGCTAGACTAATTGCAGGTAACTCATTAATGCGTGGAGTTGCAGGATTTAAAAATAGAAGAGATGATACTAAACAGATGGAAGGTTTCTATGATAACCTTACTGCTGATAATCTTTATGCTTCTGATCCAAGTAGAGACCGTGGTGACTATGCAGAGTCTGGACTATACAGACCAGATGAACAAGGTCAAACTTGGTATGGTAGATCGGCACAAATGGGTGGTTATGTAGATGATGACTTTGAAGACGGAGAAGAAGTTTACATGACAGATGAAGAGATCAAGGAGTACATGGCAAACGGTGGTCAAATACAATTTATTTAACTTTATATTATGTTAAGAAAAGTAAGAATAATCAAGTCTGTTCCAAAAGCAAGAACCGGGTACCAAGTACAAGGTTCTCTTGCTAATGATGTACCTGCATTCGGTGGGGCAGATTACAATGCCTATATAGGAGCACATAAACCACAGGTTTCTAAAACTCTAACTGCTGTTCCTAGATCAGCTGCTAACTTAGAAGCAGAAGGTGGTGAGACTGTAGTAGGTAATTTAGATGGTAGTAAGATGCCATCATTCAAAACTATTAAGGGTCCAAGACACTCTAATGGTGGTGTACCATTATTACTGCCTGAAGATAGTTTTATCTATAGTGATACTAAATCTATGAAGATTTCAGATCCTAAAGTACTAGATATGTTTGGTGTAAAACCTAAGAAAGGTGGTTATACTCCAGCAGAACTATCTAAGAAATATGATATAAACAACTATAGAAAAATACTTCAAGATCCTAACTCAGATAAGATAGCTAGAACTACTGCTGAGATTATGATCAAGAACTATGTAATGAAGCTAGGAGCTCTTGCTCTAGCACAAGAATCTAGAAAAGCATTTCCACAAGGTATTCCAATAATTGCTAGACCTTACATGGAAGCTATGGGGTTAAGAGATGAAGATCTTATACCAGAGCTTGCAATGCAACAGGAACAGCAAATGCCTGAGGCAGAGATGCAAGAAGCACAAGCAGAGTTTCCAGAAACAATGCCTGATGGACAACCTATTGCCCAACCACAACCAATGCCTCAACAAATGCCACAACAAATGCCAGAACCTGGTATGGCACCAATGGCTCAATATGGTATGTCTATGGGTGGTTATGATATGCCATTCTATGATCTACCGGAAGCAGAATATGGTATGCCAATGGGTACAGGCATGTCTCAAAACTATATGGGAAATAGAAGAAGAATGTATGCTACGGGTGGAGATCTACCAGTTGCTAACGATGGTACTCCTAGACCAAAAACAGTTACAAAAGTAAACCCAGAGGATTATAAGAAGAGTACTTGGGAAACTAGAAAAGATGCTCAAGGTGAATATAAGTACAATCAAACAAGAGGACAAGTAGAAGGTAGAAAAGAATATGAAAGACAGCAAGCACCATCGGGTGGTTCAAATCCTAATCTTATCTCTGATCTATGTAGAAACATGAAGACCAAGGGTAGCAGACACTACGGTAAGACAGCTGCTGAAGTTCTTGCATATGCTGGTTATCAACCAGGTACAAAATTATATAATCAACACTTAGTTACACTTGGTGCATGTGAACAAAAAGGTGAGGTTGTAAAAGAAGAAGCAATTTATACAGAAGAGAAGCCACCAGTAAAAGAATGTCCATGTACAGATAAAGATGGTAAAGAAATACCCGGAAAGTTTGCACAGAAAGATGAAAAGGGTGACTGTAAACCATGTCTTGAAGAATGTATTTGTACAAAATCTGATAAGAGTACATATACAGTTGGTAAAGATGCTAATGGTAACTGTTTAAAGTGTGAAGAAGAAACAACTGAAGGTGACAGCAGTATGTCAATTGAAACAACCCCAGTAAGAGAAGCTGAATGGTGGTTACAGGATACAGTAAATGCTGCGGGTGCTTTTGGTGATCTTATGGGTATTAGAAAAAGGATGCCGTGGGAAGCAAGAGTTGATCTTGAAGAACCAAGACCTACATTCTTAGATCCCACAAGAGAACTTGCTGCACAATCTGAACAAGCTAATATTGCTGCTCAAGCTTCTGCACAATTTGCCGGACCACAAGCTCTTGGTTCTAGACTGTCTGCTATTCAAGGTAAGGGGGCTGCAGCTGCTGCAGATACTCTGTCTAGAATTAACAATCAGAATGTTGGTATTGCTAATCAGTTTGAAGGACAACAAGTTGGTATTAGAAACCAAGAACAGTTGATGAACCAACAAATGGCTAACAGAGTCTATGACAAAAATGTAATTGCAGATCAGCAGTTTCAAAATGCTAAGAGAGCTGGTAGAGCAAATATGGCTCAAGCCTACAATACGGCAGTTACTAATAAGTGGAAGACTGATGCTCTTAACCAAATGTATCCAGACTATCAAGTATCACCTTCTTCTGGTGGTAGAGTCTATGCGGCTCCGGGTGCTAAAGATCCTACTGCAACTAAACCAGAGATGACAATGGAAGAGTACATTGAAGCTAATAAGGGTATGGACAAAGATTTGCTTAGAGAAGCTGTCAAAATAAAGTATGGTAAAAGATTTGGTGGAGGAACAACATTCCGTGATGGAGGCTTTATCTACACTGTGTTTCCAGCCATAAGTCTCTAGTCTTAAACTTTTTAAGTTTATTAAACTTAAAAAATTTTGATATTTTTATAATATAAAGAATTACATATGGCAACCTACTTACAGGGAGTTACAGATTTCATACCACAGTTTCAGCCTTTTCAGCCTGACCTTAATTTCTATGGTAATGTTTTACAAACAAAGCAGACTCAGTATGACAACAACTGGAAGGCTCTCAACAATATGTACAGTAAGTACTATTATGCAGAGCTTACCCGTGATAAAAATGTTGCTTCAAGAGATTCTTTTATTAAAGATGCTCAGTTTAATCTAAAAAGAATATCACAATTAGATCTTTCTCTTGAACAGAATGTAAGACAAGCTACCCAGGTATTTAGACCTTTTTATGAGAACAAAGATCTTATGAAGGATATGGCTTGGACTAAAACCAAAAACACTGAAATTGCTGGTGCAGAAAGTTTTAGAAACTCATTGGATCCTGAGATGAATAAAAAGTACTGGGATCCGGGAGTACAAGAAATAATGTACAAAACTGAGGAATTTAAAAATGCTACTGATGAGGAAGCAATGTCATTTGCCAATGTAAAGTATACCCCAAATGTTGATATTATGGGTAGGGCTAATGAGATTGCTAAAGACTTTGGTGATGTGCAATCTGTAACTATTAGTGGAGACAATAGATGGGTAATCAAAACTAAGAATGGTGAACAGCTTGAAGAACCTTTACAAAAGTTATTTGAAGCTAGACTAGGTAGTGATCCCTCTATACAATCATATTTTAAAACTCAAGCATATGTAGAAAGAAAGAACTATGCTGAAGTTAATGCTGCTCAATTTAATGGTGATAAGAATGCTGCTGAGATGAGTTATCTTCAAGATAAGTTTAATATCATGAAGATACAAAACCAAGCTGCTTACAAACAAATGCAAGAGCAGAGTTCTGTATATGATAACAAGATAGCGGACATTAAGGGTCAGATAGATGCCGGTAATAAAGACCCTAGACTAAAAAAAGCTCTTGACCAGTATGTGATGAATAAAGAAATCAATGACCAAGTACTTGAAAGAGTTAAGAAGGAAAATGATCTCTTTAATAGTAACCAAGGTACAGATCAGAATAATCCATATGGAGATATCAAGTCTTTTAGATACAAGGTAGACTCTGGTGTTGCAGCTAATTTAATGACCAAAAAACTTGGTGAAGCAGCTCACGTGTATGCTTTTAGAAACTATTTCCAAGATATGGATGCAAACCCATATCAAGTAAATAATGAAAAGTATGCTCAGAACTTGTCTTTGATGAATCAGAAGTATAAGAATGAGCAAGCACTTGCTGAATATAAGGCAGGTTTAAAACAAAAACTTGATGATAGAAAGTACAAACTTGATGCTGGAACACACTTCTTAAATGAGAAAGGTGAGCTAGTAGAAAAATTTGATCAAGCACATTTCTTTACAGAACTACTTGATGCAGGTACTGCAACATCTAAAACAAATTTAAGAGCAGAGAATGAGGTGGTTCAGCAAAGGTATACACAGAACTATGCTGTACCATATTTCAACACTATGATGAGAGTGCTCACTGAAGGTACTGATCCTAATACAGGTAAGAAGTTAACTCAGAAACAAATTAACTTCATCATTAATGGTAATGAAAATAAATATGCTGATCTAAATAGATGGGCAAAACAAATCCAGACTAATCCAAATTCATTTTTGACAGATAAAGTTGGTACTAATTGGATGAAAGCTATCAACACGAGATTTAAAACTTTTGTAAGTGAGAATGCTGAACTATCTAGTGTCAAAAGTGTACAGGATCAGTTAGCTACAACATCTACTAAGTTTGATGACTACTTACTGTTCCTTGGTGAGAGTAAAAAATTTGAGAAGGATCTTGCTACTGGTGTAGAAAAAGAACTTGCAAGACAAGGTATCAAAGGAGCCAATCTATTATATGATGAGAAGGGTAACAAGAGGAATGAAAAACAATTCTTTGAAGCACTCATGAAATCAGGTCAGTTATCCAAAGAAGAGATGGATAATATCAATAGAATTAAGAGAGAAGCTGCTAATAGAGCCGGAAGAAACATTGCAATTGATGCTGCAACACGTGGCATGACTCCATTTGATATTACAGATAAAGGACTTGCTTTAATAGGAAAAGGAATTGCAAATCTTGATAGATTCGGGCCAGGTAACTGGCTTGACCAGGTAATTGAATCTAAGATGTATGGTAACTATTATAAACAAGCAATTTCAGCAGCAAGTCAAATAGTAAGTGATCCAAATGTGGTATCTAAAATAACTGGTAGAAAAACAATACCAGGATTAGAAAAGATGTCAGATGGTTCAGGTATGTTTGGTAAAGCACAGTTTACTGTAATCAATCCTAAGAGCTCTTGGGGTACATATCATTATGGTCAAGTATTAAATAATATTAGATCACAAGATCTAGGAGATGCTAAAAATGTTACTCTTAGTGTAGGCGGTATTAGTCAAACTGGTGCAGAAAACAAACTATCAGATGAAACTACAAGAGCAATACTTGCTGAACTACAAAGATCTATGGATGCTGCACCTAAAGGTTTCAACTTTAGACTTGGTGTAGCACCTATTGCTATGAACAATGCTGGTAAATCTGCATATATATTTCAACTTCCACCAGAATTAATTAAAAAACTTACTGGTAAGGTGGGTGATGAAGGTGGTATAGAAGGTGGTCTATTATCTCCAAGTCAAGCAACACAGCTTATGGAGAATGGCCTATCTATTATAATGAATAGAAAATCATTTAATAGTGATATGTACAACAGCATGTTTGTAGATCCGCTAGCTGCATATGTAGATAGAGATAATAAATATACTTGGACAGATCCAGTTGATCCTAGATACAAGATAGATATTAAACAGTCTGTAATTGGTGGAGACGGTAGTTATGAAATGAACTATAGCCTCCCTGTATTTGATACAGAAACAAATACATGGGTGCTTCCTGAATATACAACTATTGCAGATAACGCTAAGCAAAACTTAAGTGAACTTAGAGATAATGTTATAACAGGTTTTAATAGTGCAAAACAAGTAAACAATCAACGTGTAAATGGCTACTGAAAATAACACCGAAGGCTTTAGCCCTCTAGATAATTTAGGTGCTGGTTATGGTGATCTAAATCTTCCTAATACACCTCAGTCTATGCTTCCTTTTGGGGGTGATAGAATACAAATGCCTGAGATAAATTTTCCCGCACCAGATTCTTTTACTTCTGTTCTACCACAGTTTGATAAACTGAACCAAGAACAACTTAATGTAAAACAAAATGTTGTTGGTAATGCACCAGGAAGACCGGGTTCACCAAAGAGTGCTTCAACAAAAGATATCATATCAGGCTTTGGTGATTATATACACAGTAGTATAAAAGCATCCCAAGATAAGAATACCTATGCTAGAATCTACCAATATGATTCAAGCTCTAAAGGTAATGCCTACTATGATAGATATGCTGCACTTGGTCAAAAAACATTTGATAAAATTGGTTTTACTCCTCTAAGAGATAATGAATCTAACTTTAATGCTGGTACTACAGGTTGGGATGACTTTCAAAGAATGGTCAACTATTCCTTCCTTCCACTAGCTGGTCTCGGTCTTGTATCTGGACCCAAGAGTTTGCTTAATGCAATTACTGGAGACTTTGGTGGAGACCTACAAGAAGCTAGAGCTTATGAAGAAGCTACATCAATAGGTTACTCTTCTAGAGGTGGGGTCGGTTCATTTTTCAATAATGCATTAATGAACTTTGGATACACTGCTGGTATTATTGGTGAAGTTATGGCTGAAGAACTTGTTCTTGGTGCACTAACAGGAGTAACTGGTGGTGCTGCTGGTGGTGTTGCAGCTACAAGAACAGCAAGTAACTTAGCAAGAATAGGAAAAGGTTTCTCACAAGCCTTCTACATGGATAGATTTGCCAATGTACTTGGTAAGTCTTTAACAAGTTTAAAGAATACAGAAGCAGCTAGATCTTTCTGGAAGGCTGCTAATACCCCAACGGGTAGATTTTGGAACCCACTTAGTAATACTTTTGATGCTATCGGTAATGTATCTAAGATAGGTAAGTTTGATAACCTAACAGGTCTAGCTAAAATATCTAAAACTGCAGGTGGTTTTTACGCAGATGTTAGAAACCTAAATGCGGCCTTTTCTGAAGGTAGACTTGAAGGTGCTCTTGTAGAGAATAACATGTATGATAGACTCTACAATGAATACTGGGACAAGAATGGTAGAGCTCCTTCTGATGAAGAAGATTACAAGATGCGTAAGATGTCAAAAGAAGCATCTGCAGAAACTATTGGGTGGAATACCGGTCTTGTGTACCTATCAAACAACATAACTTTTGGTAATATCTTTAAACCAAAAGGTGGGTTTGGTAGATTACTTGAGGGTAAGACTGCAGATCTAATGCGCACAGCAGAAGGTAGAATTGTAGCTGAGTCAACTAAAATTGCAGGTGGTAAAGCTATTCAAGCTGAGGCCAAGTATATTCAAAACAGTTGGAAAGAAAGTATAAAAGCATTTAAAGAAGCACCCCTACAAAAAACATTAGGTGCTGCTGGTAGATATACTAGAGCAAATGTTGCAGAAGGTCTTCAGGAAAATGCTCAGGAAACTATTGCTCAAGCAACAGAAAACTACTATGTAGACATGTATAATAGTCAGGCTGTAAAGAGCCACCTATTTGCTAGGGCTGCACAGACAGAAGGTATGAGAAGTAAATACTCATACTATTCAGATGCATGGTCTGAACAGAATCCATTTACAGAAAAAGGTTTTGAAACTTTTGCTACTGGATTTGTCATGGGTATTTTTGGTGGTGGTATGAACATGGTTCCTGGATTTGTATCCAAGAGTTATAATAGATTATTTAAACCTGAAAAATACCAGAAGTACATTGAGAGTAAAAATGCTTATGGTGAGAAACTTGCTGCTACACTTAACAACAACTTGTTTAAAGATCCTATAAATGTAATAAATCAGAAGCTCTTAAATCTAGCAATCCAAGAAGATGCAACTAAGATGAAGGGTTCTGGTTCTAGAAAGCTTACTATTGATGCTTCAGATAGAGCATTTACTTCTGCTGTTATTACAGCTATGATGACAAACTCTATTGGAGCTTTTAAAGAACAAATTGCCTCATATAAAAACTTAACAGAAGCAGAATTTGAGGATGCCTTTAAACTTGAAAAGGGAACTGGTAAAAAATCTTTATCTAAGATTGATTCTGTTCTACAAAGAATAGATGAAATAGAAGTAGATTACAAGGAAAACAATGAAAGGTATCCGGATCCCGTAGATCTAGCAGGTTACAAAAAGGGTACAGAAGCTTATAACAAAGCTGCTCTATATCTGTCAGCCTGGGATACTAGTAGAAACAATGTTATATTCTTAGGTCAGACTCATAGAAGACATAAGAATAGAATGGACAAGATGGCTACAACAGTTAGATCTGAGAAGCCACTAAATAAGATGTCTGATACAGAACTAATGGTTCTATTTGATACAGATAGGCTTACTTCTGAAATTGGTATGCTTAAAACTGAAATTGAATCTAGTAAGGGTTTAGTTTCTGCTGCCGAGCTAAAGAAAAAAGAAAGAGTTCTTGCTGCTATGCAGGACCTACAGGATAAAGTAGAGTACTACTACAGATACGATAGTGCTGAACTAGAGGCTACAATCTCTAATATGCGCGAACAGGGCATGTTTAAGAATGTATCAGATGAAGGTGTTGTCCTTGATGAAGAAGAAGCAGAAGCAAGAACAAGAGAGATTCTCCAAAAGAGATACAATATAAAAGAAAAAAATGATCAGAATACAACAAGAGCTGAATCAGATTTAGAACTTGCATATAAGGAATATCTGAAGTCAATTGCTGATGTAAGAAAAGATGAGTACTTAGAAAAAAATGCTGACAAGGCATTTGAATACATCTTAGATAACTATAGACTAGGTAGAGAGGTATCTACTCTAAACAAGTACATTAACTTACTGTACAATCCAAATGAGTTTCTCGACCATGTTGAAAGGAACTATGCATGGATGACCCAAGCATATCAGAATAGAAAACAATACTATGATGAACTTGTAAATCAAGAACTCAGTGACATAGAACTCAATGCTCTTCTTAATGAACTAGCTGATAAGAATATCTATGTTAGTGCTGATGATATCTATGAGTTCCGTAGAAACAATAAGATCCCGGATGAATTCTTTGATAATGGCAGAAAAGTAGTTATTAGAAGAGGTAGTCCAGAATATGATCAATATGCTCTTCTATTCTTAGAGGCTGTTAAACTAAAAAATCTTAATCCAAAAGCTAGAAAAGATACCAATGAGAGATTGGGCATGGAATTAATGCAACTAGCTGTTCAGGAACAAGAAGAGCTAGCTGCTCTACCACAAAAAGAACAAAGGAAAGAGAGAGGTAGTCTTGACATGCTTGGTAAGAAAACTGTAAAGTTATCTGAAGTTGCTAATCAATTGCAGAGTGGAGATACTCTTACTGCATTCTACTTAGTAGATGGACAACCAAATGAGCTGATAGTCTATAAAGATGGTGAGATAATTAAGTTTAATGATAAGAATGGTGAGGTAATTGATGTACTACAGCTTTCATATGATATTGTAGATGGTAAAATCTTTACTGTAGAAAGAGTTCCTGCTGATGTAATTGAAGCACAGAAGATCAAGAACAAGTTTGCTCAAAAAAGAGAAGAAGCTATCCGTAAAGCTATTGATGATATAGAATCCACACCTCAGGTCAAGACAGAAGACTTCATACCATTTACAGTAAACACACCACTTGACCAATTAGATAGAGGTTTATATACAGATTTACAAGTTGAGTTCAATGACTTCTTAGCAGAAACAGATGAAAATGGAAACTATATCAACAAAGATGAAAATGGTGTGCCATTGGTAGAAGCCTATGCTGAATTAACTGATGAACAGCTTCTTGATAAGTTTGAGGATTTTGTAAGAACAAGCCCAAGGGCTAAAACAGTTATTGAAAACTACAATGCAGAGATGCAGGGTAGAAAACTTGAGGAACAAGCCATAAACATTATAGCACCTATCATTGATTACAATGGTAAGGAGATGGACATGGCTATGTACACATTAGAACAGGCCAAAGAAATTCTTGCTGATTTAGAATCACAGTATGCTATTAGATCACAGAAAGAACTAACAGATGAGGAGAAAGAAGATCTACTTATAGATGAGCTTAATATCAAACGTCTGAGAAGATATATTGCTGATGTAGAAGCATATGGAAAAGAAGTTAAGGCTACCGAAAAAGAATTTTCTTCTGATACTGAACAACTTGCTGCTGAAACTGCTGCACGTAAGAAGCTAGCAGAACAAGCTCTACAAAGAAGAATTGATCTAGTTGAAGAGAAGAAAAAGCTAATTGAAAAAGAAGAGGCTGAGATAGCTGATACACTGGAATATCTACAACAATTACTTGATAACACTGTAGAATTAACTGGTATACAAGTTGAAGATCTAATAAACAAGATAGAGCAACTTGATAAAACTACAGCACAACTTCTCAAAGCTAATCAGAAAAAAAGATCTGGTAAGATTAAAGAAAGATCAGGTCTCTATAAACAACAACTTAGAAGAGAGTTTGCCATTGCTAATGACATCATGAATAGAGTTCGTGAACTAAAACAACAACAGGAACAACTAGCTGCTATTAGAAGAGATCTCAAAAAACAGGCTGACTACTATAGAAACCTATTAGCTGATCCTAAGTTTGATCTATTTACTAAAACTGATATCCGCAATAAGATCAAGAAGATTGAGAAAAAGATGGGTACAATCCAGAGACTGATTGAGATTCTTAGAAATGCTATTGCAAGATCTACAGAGTACTTAAAAGAGTATCTAGGTATCTGGAAAAAACAAAACTCTGCACTTTCTAAACTTAAAAAGAATACCGGATATGAAGAAGTTTCTGCTAATCTGGGTGAACTAATTCGTGCTACTGATGACATCAGTAAAATGAAGGTAGAGGGATTTGCAGAACTTAGCAGACAGGTCAACCAGCTAGAAAGGGATATCAACACTACTATGGACAATGTAGAGTTCATAGATGAGGTTAGAGAACAGGAACAGAATAGAATGATGGAGTTGGAAGCAGCTCTTCAAAAATATCAAGATCAACTTAGATATCTATATGATCTACTTGAACCTGTTGCTGGAGATATTATTAGAGAACCAATTAGTAGCGGGGACATTAAGAGTCCAACTCCTACTGAAGTAAGGGCACAAACTGTTGAAGAAGTTTTTGCACAAGAAGAAGAAAAAACTATTATCTCTACATTCTCTCTTGCTGATATTGCTGATCTAGATCAAGCTCTTAGTGAAAAGGCTGGTAGACCACTTACAGTACAAGAACAAAAACTTGATTCTGTAAGAAGTACTATCCGAGAAGTTCTTAGAAATGCATCCTTTATAAAACTAACAGAGGATGGTAGCAAGTATGTAAATACCAAAACTGGTAAAGAATACATGCGAGTTACTAGTTATACTAAAGAAGATGAGATTAAAGATCCTAAGTCAGATACTGAATCCATGGAGGAATACAGAAAGAGACTAACAGATCTTGGTTACTCAGAAAAGGATGTTAATCAAAAAATGCTTCTTGCTTCATCACAGATTATTGGTACTGAAATTGATGAGTACATCAGAGACTTTTTCTCAGGTAAGCTCAAAGACTTAAATAAATATAAATTTGCCCCAGTTGAAGAAATAGAAAAACTTAAAGCCAGACTAGAGACTATTAAAGCCTCTCTTGATGCAAGAGGAGAAATAGTTTTAGCTAATAATGTTGTACTATACAATGATGAACTTGGTATTGCAGGTACTGTAGACTTATTAACATTTGATGTAAATGGTGATGTAAGGATCTATGATATCAAAACAATGAGAGGTAATCAGTTTGCTGAAACATATGCTGGTGAAAACATAGTTAAGTATGAGTCTAAGTCATTTGGTGGTAAATCTAAACGTCAACAGCATACAGAACAGTTGTCATTGTATAGAATTTTATTAAACAATACGCATGGTCTAAAGGCTAAGACTCTAGCTGTACTACCAATAGCATTAGACTATGATGCAGGGGGAAATAGTACAAGAACTATTGATGTACTATCTGGTGTAGAAATCACTCCGCAGGATGCTGTTGGTGCTACTGCAGTTCTTATTGAACAGCAATCTACTCCACAACAAGTACAAAATAGTCCGCAGGCTGTTACAGGAATTAAAGTTGCTACTGACATACAAGATGAATTAAGAAAACAATTAAACCTAATGGGTTATAGTAATTCTACAATTAATCTTTTACCTAAAGCAGAAATTGAGTATATTATAAAGAACGGCATTCCAAAAGAGCAATATGCTAACAGAGTTGTAACACAGACTATGACAGATAATAACGGTATGTTCTGGGCACTTCAAGGTGACCCAATTACCATTACATCTATCTCAAGTAAAGGTGTTGAAGTTAGCAAGATCAATGGGAAAAGCAGTATCTTTATTACTTTCAATCAATTAACTTCTCAAACACAAATGAGCACAGCAATTAAACCACAGGCACCAGTTGTAGAACAAACTGAAGATACAAAAGCAGTTTTAAAAGAAAGTTCTGATCTAGCACAAGAGGTTATTAAAACAGAAATAAATAATGTTGAAGATAGAATCAAAGATGCTAAGATTGAAGATCTAGAAAGTGATGTGTTTAATTCAAAAATTTGTTAATCAATGGCAATTACTTGTACCCTTGGTCGTGATAATATTATCAAACTCTTAGATGCTGTCTATAAAAAGATGCTCACTACTCCTGCCGGAGAAACTTTTGATGTAAACCAGTACATAAATTACATGTACAGTGGTTTTGAAAAAGCCCAGGGAAGAGATACAGCAATACAGTATATCCAACAGATACCTTATATCATAGGTAGTGTAGAAGCACAACTAGGTGGGGACTTAACACTAAACATGCCTATTGAGAAGCTCAGAGAAATTACAAGAGCTTTTAGAAATGCTGATACAGGTTTAGCTGCTATTGAAGAATATTTAGGTCTTGCACCACTTACTCCAGAACAACTAGCTGCAAAGGCTAACTATAAAGCAAACAATCCCGTAGGGACTACGTCAGATCCAATTGATCCAGATGCTGAGATTGATGAAGCTGAATTAAAGAGTAGAACAATTTTCTCTGGAACAGGTCAGGAATTTATAACTCTAGACCCAACAAAGAAAACAAAAACCACTGTAGAAAGACTTGACAGAGATAAAACAAGAATATACAATACAATCTCTAGAATACATAGAACTACTTTTCAGTTTGACACAACCTTAGGTAATCCTGTATATCAGGGACAGGAAATCACTCTTGTTCCAGTTGCACTTAACAAGATGCCAGATGCTCAGATGACAAAAGAAACATCTGATCTTCTAGTTAGAATGAACTCTATTAACAAACAGGGTACTGCTACTGGAAATGTAACTCTACCAAGTGAGGTGTTCATGCTTGTTGTTTCAGATAAACAAGGTAATCCACTCTACTTTGATGAAGATGGTAATATTACTACCAAAGAAAATGGCAAGTATGTTTATCAGACTCTTAGAGAAGTAAGACAAGATGGCTCAGGTAAGTACATAGTTACTAACATGTACGGTGCAGAGAACAAACTCATCTTACCGGGAGAAGAAGCTAGACTAAGAATGAAAGAACAGGGATACTCAACCCCTATTGAATTTAAAGAAAAAACTGGTAAAACTATACAAGAGTTTGCTAAAGAAATTGAAGCAGAACAACAAGCAGAGGCTAAACAGTTATATGATTTAAGACAGAAGTTAATCAAAGGTGAGAAGTTTATTCTTCCTATTACTGGGGCTAGTGAGGGTGTATCTAATACTACTATTAAGAATCTAACACTAAATCAGCTTGAATCATTCTATGCCCAAGAATCTAATGGTAAAACTCTTAGTGATTTAATTCTTGGTAACATACAGACTTTAGATGCACCGGCCTATGGTTTTGATGCAGGTACAACTGTAATCAAGCTTGGTAGTGGTGTTGGTAGAATATTAAAACTAGATAGATCTGATATCCAAGAAGACTTAGCTACAAAAATAGCTGAGGTACTAACTTCAGATCAACTAAGTCCAACACAGAAGTTTAACTTTTATACTCAGTTCTATGCAAAAGAAATAACTGACATTCCTAATTCAACTAGAAGACACCAGGTATACTTTGATAAAGACACTGGTGTATTAACATTTGAATACTATGAGTTCACAGGAAAACAAGTTGAACTGAGTAGCATAAAAGATAACCCATCCAAAACACTTGACTTAGAAAATGCAAACCTTGCAAAGAGCAACAAAGACCAGATCTTTGATATTCTCATGAAGGGCAAGACTTCTGCAAGTGGAAAGTACTATCCAGCCAAGTTTGACTATAATCAGAGTCTTATAAACTTAGGTACATACTCGGACTATGTAAATGGAGAGTTTGTAGAGAAAAACTACATAGACTTTTTAAGACAACAAGATGGTCAAATATTCTTGAGCAAAGAAGGTGTTCCACTGTTTAATGCATATATCAAGTTTAGTCCTCCAGCTGGTGTACTTTCTGAGATCACTAATGAGCAAGCTGAAGAAATAGATACCAGATCTGAAGTCCGTAAGTTTAAGGATAATATGGTTGAAGTAATTCTATTTGCTGAACCAAAAAGCATTACTGCAGAAGTAGTAGAAGTTAGAGAAACTCAAACTCAAGATGGAATACCAACCTATACACTAGATGTAAGAATAGATGGTCAAGAGGGAGTACATAAGTTCTATCTAAGTAGTAAGGCAAAAGTAGGTGATAGAATTTATCTTGAAGTCAAGGACGTAATTGATAATGGGTTCCTATTTAAAGATGTTGTAAAAGCATATACTGAAGTAGAGGGTAGAATCTATGATATGGGATCTCTTGCTGAAAGAGATTTTAAAGCTAATGAACCTAGAAGAGAACCTGTTCCTGTTCAAACTGTAACTGCAGAGAGAGCAGCTGAAGATGAAGCTGTGGAATCCGTAGAACCATTTAGTAAAACTGGAACAGAGGATCAGGCTAAAGCTGGTGATGTAAATATTACAAACCCACAAAACACTCCTCAACCTGAGGATTCAACAGATATTAGTGATCTAATTGATGGCTTTGAACTTGACAGATCAGCTAGCCTACCAAATGGAGTTACTGCAGCACAAATAGAAAATGCAATTAAGTGGTGGAAGAACTCTCCACTTGCTAAGTATATTAAACTGTTTCCTGCTGCTAATATTGTAAACTCTAATGTGTATGGTAAGTTTGTAGCATCTGGTGCAAAATTGATCACAGATATGAGCCTAGACCTTGATGGTAAAATGGGTGCTATCTTGATTAATCCTACTACTGGTGGTACAATGGTAGATACATATCATGAAGCATGGCATGTATTCTCTCAGTTATTCTTAACAAAAGCAGAGAAAACTGCATTATATAATGAAGTTAGGAAACTAAAACCTGAGTATGCTAAGCTTAGTGCACGACAGGTGGAAGAAATGTTAGCAGAGGACTTTAGATCTTATGCACTAAACCCTAAAGTAATTAAGGGACAACCAAAGAGAAACTCAATCTTTAGGAGAATACTTAACTTCCTTAAGAGCTTCTTTAAAACTAAACCTACTACAGCTGATTTAATTAGAGGAGAAGAACTTGCAACAGAAGGTGTTGCTGGTGAGTTATTCCAGAACTTATACTTTGCATCTAAGAATCCTAAGTTACTCAACAACTATACTCCACTAATCAGTAATGTAGCACTTGATGAGCTCAATCGTGGTATAGAACAAGTTAACAACAATCAAGAGGATGCTCTTGATGATGTAGACTCTGCTACTGTTATTGAGTCACTAGACTCTTTGCTGTCAACAGTTATTGATACTACTTATGAAAAGAAAGGAGCCTTAGATGCAGCAGTGTCTATTATCAGCAATGAGAATAACAAGAGCCAGTTCTTTGATTTTGCAAAAAAGAAGTTCTTAAAAGATATTGAAAACATACAAGGTCAACTTAATGTAAAACCTACTGTCTCATTCAACTCATTTGAAACTCTTCAGAACCTTGAAGACAATGCTATTGCTATCATTAGAAGTTCTGAGGGAGATGACAAGTATATCTTCTTAAAAGGTCAGGTAGAAGATTTCAGCAACCTTAATCTGGATACCAAGAGTGGTGAGAGAATAAAGGGTGAACTATATAAAGGTACTATTGAAATCATAGGTGACTACTATAGCCACAAGACTATTAAGTCTAAAGACAAGGATGCAGTTGATATTATTATTGTAAACTCAATAGAAGAAGCTCAAGCTCAGTTTGATGCTTATAAGGATGCTGAGGAAGACTCATTTACAGATATTGAACTCTTTCATGATAGAACTGTAGATGCTTTTGAAGTTGACTATGATCAGGCTGTGCTTCTAGACAATCTAAGAATCCTACAATCTGCAAGAGATAATTGGGAAAAAGTTATTGAGTACTTTAAAGAAAAGTCATCATTTAATATAATGACTAAAAAAGTAAGGATCCAAGAAACTGATCCAGAAAATGATACCCAAGATGAAGATGCTCAACTAGATGCAACTAAAGCTCAGAACTTTGATAAAGGTGCTGATGTAAATCTACTAGAGATTGCAGATAAAGAAGTAGTTTATATTCTCAAAAGTTTATTTGCAGTTACAAGAGACTCTAAAGGAAAACCAGTATATGAGTACAATAAGCTTGGATACAAGAAACTTGCAAATTATAAGAAGGTTTGGAATGCTGTTGTAAGAGCAACAAATAGTACTAAGGATCCTAGACAGATGTTCAAGAACATTCAAGAAGCTGCTCGTACATATCCTGAACTAGAACAACTTATTAAGTATAGACTTCCAAACCCACAATCAATTCGTGCAGAAGGTACAGTAGGTAATCCGATGAGATCATTTGGTATTGTTACATCTTTCTGGTCAGTATTTAGTTTACCACGTGTACCATACATGCAGCTTACTGTATTTAGAAATCAGTATGAAACATTTGATAGTAAAGGGAATACAATAGTAACTAACTCTGAAACAACTGGAGTAGAAGTAACTAATGCATCAACTGATATTGGTAATACTATCCGTAAGTTTGAGGCAAGTTTTGCAGCAAGACTAGATAGTGCATTTACTAGAAGAGATTCTGATAACAATACCACTTTAAAACTAGATGCTATTGTCCAACAGTTCTCAGATAAATCTGGTGAGTTCAAATCAGGTAGTGAGTTCTTGTTCTTAAATGCTATGGGCTTCAATCTTGATGACCTTGGTAAGATTAAAGAAGAACTATCTGATCCAAATAATAGAAAGTATTTTGGTGTCAACTACATATTTGATACTATTAGAGATCTAAACAATGCTCAGAAAGCTGGATCAATGACAGATGGAGCAAGAAGAGTTCTCAATAACTTCATGAGAAATCCAATTAGCACTCTTAGAGCTGGTATAGATCCTGGAGTAATAGGTTTAAAAAACAGCTTTGTATTTGAAAAGGGTTCCAAACAAAGCACTCAGATTGATAGAATTGTAAACCTACAGAACAAACTGGGTTCTACAGCATCTACATTCTCAGTACAGAATCCTGAGAAGAATAGAGTTAATGAGCATGTCAATGATAGTTCACTGACTGTTATTACAGACAGTATAAACACTGCACTACAAAGAACTGACATGTACAAGTTTGGATCAACTGCAAGACATCTTGATCCCAGTATGAATCCATTTGCAGAGTCATCACTTGCAATTAGATCAATGTTCTTACCAGAAGGGTCTCAAAGACCTGGTAGATCTATTTCAGTTGAAATGATCTCCGGTACCCAAACAGTTAATAGTATCATTGACCCATATGGTAATATCAGAGATGGTGCTGTTACAGGTTCAAACACTACTTCTCTAGATAAGAGAGGTAAGTTTATCCAAGATATGCACACTTTCTTAAAGACCGGTAGAATAGAATTAATGCGTCCGGGATCTAAGAGTTCATCTTTTGGTTGGAGAATAGATGGTGGTATTGCTACTAATGCTATAGGTAAAATAGATCAGCACTTATATGTTGATATTAACTCACTGCAGCCAAATACAGCTGGTGAAGCTGATATTATAGAAGGTATCATGATCCCGTATCTATCTTCTGAGCTCAAGAGAATTAATATCTACAATGAAAGTTCTGAGGCTAAGAACTATGTTGGTTACAATAGAGAGTTTAAGAATGGTAAGACCTTTGGTCAATCATTTAACTACTTTGATGGTATACTAACTGAAGACACTCAAAATGAAATTCTAGAAAAAGTTAAGAGTCCTGGTACTAGATTACAAGACTATCTTAAAACAGATCCGGAATTAGCAAAGAAGATAAAGGCTGAGATCAAAGGTTACTTTACCAATAAAACAAATGAGCTTTATAACTACTTAAAGCAAGCTCCATTTATTGATAAGACCCTCATGGACAGACTTAAGTTAAACAACTTAACTACTGAACAGAAAGAGAAAACATTAGTAAAAGCTTTCATGTACAACTACTGGATTCACAATATGGAAACCAGTATTCTATTCTTAGGTGATATTGCACAGTATGACCACAAGAAACAAGAACTACACAAAAGAATCTCAGGTCTCATATCAAATGGACCTAGACTCCGAACAGATGTAGATGCACAAAGATTTAGTGAATACCTTGGTGAATCTTCATATGCAGCAAGTGAAAACATTACTCCTATTATGTATAAGGGTTATGCTAACACTGTAATCATGCAGGAAGTACAAAGAGATAGTATATATCTTGATCCAATCCGTAAGGGTCTTACTGCTGATTATGAAAGAAGATACAAGACAAGAAACATTCCTAATAAAGAAGCTCTAATCAAAGAGCGTGTACAGAAAGAAGTAGATAAATATACTAAGGGTGAGATTAAAGAAGCAGATGGTCAGGGGTACATTACCTTTGATGCATATAGGCTCTACAAAAAACTACAGAACAAGTGGTCAGATGCTCAAGAGAATTTGTTTCAAAGAATTGTAAGAAGAGAGGACATAAAAGCATCTGAGATTATTGAGATGTTCCCTGTGTATAAATTACAGAACTTTGGTTTTGTTGAAGACACTGTACTTCCTGTAACTGCAATGCACAAGTTTGCACTTATGCCAATTATCCCAGGTGTATTTGGTCCACAAATGGATTCGCTACACAGACAGATGATGGAAAAGGGTGTGCACTATGCTACATTTGAATCCGGTTCTAAAGTGGGTCACGTAGCACCTAGTGGTAGTAAAGCTGATATAGTATTTGAAGATGCTGCTCAAACTATTCTCAAAGAGGATATTAAGTTTACTATAAACACAATACATGCCGGATTCTTAAAAGAAGCTGCTTCTGTAAACAGTAAGTACAAAGGTGAAACAGTATTCTCTACACAGTTAAGAGCTCTAATTACTAGTGGTCTATATCAACAAGGTGACTTGATCAATAAGAACTATGCACCAATTGTAAATGAGTATAAAGACACTGTAGACTTTTACACTGAACTACTCAAATATGAACTGGAAAATGAGATTGAGTACAACAAGGACGGTGATCGTTTAGTAGGCAAACCTGATAAGTTCTTAAAATTAATCAGAGAGAACTTAGAAAGAAAAGACTATCCTGAGCACTTACTAAGACAACTTCAAACAAACAGTGATGGAACACTTAAGGGTGACCTATCATACTTCATAGATAGAAAGACTATTGAAAAGACAGTATTATCTATTGTAGAAAAGAGATTTGTAAGACAGTATGTTAAAGGTGAGCCACTTGTACAAATAGCCAGCACATTTAGCAATGGCTTGGTAACAGGTGGACCAAGATTTGAAAAACCAACTGATGCAGAAAGGAAAAAGTTTTTAGGAACTAATAATCTTCCGTTCTATCACCCAGGTGAAAATGGTAAGACCAATGCAATGAAAGTTGCTATTGCACTGCAGGGTGACTTTGCAAACTTACTTAATCTAAAACATATTGATGGTAAGCCTATTGAGACTAGACAAAGACTCAATGAGATGATCAAGAATGAAAAGTGGTTGGATACTGAAGATAACAGAAAAAAGATTACTCTTACTGCTGTACGTATTCCTGTACAGGGTCTCAACTCTATGGAGTTCATGGAAGTACATGAGTTCTTAGATCCAGCAGCAAGTAACCTAATCATGCTGCCAACAGAGATTGTTGCTAAGTCTGGTGGTGACTTTGACGTTGATAAACTTACTACATTCTTCCCTAACATTGATAAGAATGGTAATCTATATAAAGCTCCTGCTAGTAATAAAGACTTCATGGCAGAAGCAAATAAGATCAAGGACAAGAAAGCTAGAAAGAACTTTATTAAGCAACAAAAACTTGCTACACAAAATCAATTTATTGATAGTATTAGATCTATCCTTGAGCTACCTGAAAACTATGCTCCATTAGTTAGACCTAATGATACCTATATACTAAAAGATCTTGCTGATAAACTGCAGGATGATGTTAGTACTTATGATAAGTTCACCAAACAGAATGGTGAGATTAACATGAAGGGTAACAAAAAGATACTTAGCCCTACTACTACATTAGAGCCACTATACAACTTAGCTAAACATGAGGAAAATTTAGTTGGTAAAGCAGTACTTGGTATTGCTGCTATTGAAAACAAACTAAGCCCAATGTTTGATGCTGCCGGTGGTAAAATGCCACTGACATATAAAGCAACTAAATATGTAAATGGTAGATATGTTGTAGACACTAAGAACCCGGCTGATTATGATATGAGACTCAACGTCCGTCATAATAAAATTGGGGACCATATTTCTATATCAGATACTGATACTGCTGATGGTATTGATAGAATTGCTGATGTATTTTCTCAGGGTATGAATGGTTGGGTAGATGTAGAGAAAGATGAGTGGATCTTCTACATTCAGGGTAATTATGAAATTGCCCCAACATTCTTGTACTTAATTAAAGCTGGTGTACCTGTAAAAGATGCAGCATACTTTGTATCACAACCAATGATCCGTGAGTATGCTGAACAGCAAAGGCTTATTGGTGGTGACTATGGTTCAATCCTTGGTATAGCACCAAGTGCATCACAGTTTACTAGATTCCAATCCGCTAGAGATGTAGTAAATAAGTATACTGCAAAGTATTTATATGCTATCATGGATGGTGTAAGACCTGACACAGAATTCAGTGTTGAGTTCAGACCAGTAGAAAATTATACTGAGAAGCCAAAACCAATTATGACTAATGTCAATAAGAGACAGTTAGCCATAGAAATCCAGAGAGGGAACATTAACCCTCTTGAAATAATGAGAGTGTATCAGACAAGGGGTCCAAAAAAAGTTGATATATACTTTGCTCCTGATTTAAGAAACCAATTATACTATGAGGCAACTGGATTTGCTCTAAGTAAGGCTGAAAGAGTAGACGGTAACTTCTCTGTAGATATGATGCAGAACATCATTGAAAGTAAGAAGAATGTAAATGATCTTAGTAATCCAGAGATTATATCTGAGATGGCTATGTTCTTACACTTCTATGAGATCCAAAAGCAACTTATGGGTCTATCTGCAATGAAGAGATTGTTGAAACCGGATACAAAGACTTTTAATAACTTCCAACAAGTATACCTAGAAGAAGTTAATAGAGATCTACTAGATGAAGATAGTAAGATTGACCAAGAGTCTAGAAGAAGATTATTTAGTCAGAGTATTGTAAGCTCACTCTTTGATAAGACTATTATCACTGATGTTGCTGCTCCAATGATGGACCTAGTCAACAATGAAATTACTAATAAAGCTATCAGAGAGATCATTGCAACAAGAGACCTTTCATCCTTTGGTACCGGTACAGATGGTGTTGTAGCCTTTATAGATGCTTATAAAGATGCTATAGTAACTTTTATATATCAGAACTATCTATCAAATTCTGTAGATGCAAAAGGTAATCTTATTTCTGTACCAGAAGAATACCGTAAGTTAAAGATTACTAACTCCAAAGCACTAAACAATGATGTTGTCTATACAAATGAAGGCATCACTATCAATCTTAATAATATTAAGAGAGACTACAAGGAAAAAGTTTATCTAGCTAACTCAGAGGCTGGTACAGCTTATAAAAACAGAGATGGTCTAAAACCATTTAACTCTAGTGAGGATCCGTTTACTACAGAAGAGCAATACATTAGATACGTTCTAGAAAGAGCATACCAAGAGACCCAGGGTCTAAAAGACCTACAACTGAATCAGGTATCTCTAATGAACGTATACAATCCAAATGCTCTTACTAAAAACTCTGAGTACTCTTATACTAAGATGATACTTGATCTTGTTGATGAGTTCCCGGGTTTAAGATCTGAGTATCCTGTACTTGAACAACTTTCAGCTAGAGTTTCTAGAGATAGTTATCTCCTAACTCTAAATGACAGAGATGTGGCAGATGGTAGTACTAAGAGTCAATATGCTGCTAATATTAGAGCACTTGGTAACCCAAGAATTCAAAAGGTTAAGGGTGATGCAAATGCTAGAATCAGTGCCATATTTGGTCTCCTTCCAAAGATAGCTGTATACCAACATGGTAATGGAATTACTCCGTTTGGATTAGAACAAGTAGTACCGCAAGAAACAGTTATTACAGCTACCAAGAATGCCGGAGATTTATTTAAAGTAAACTACTGGAACCAGAAGACTCTTAATCTAATATTTGATAAACTAGTATCTTCTGAGAACAACCGTAAGTTATTTAAGAACTTCTTGGTTACTCCTGTACAGATTGGTAATCCTGCTAATGTAACAATTCCTGTTGAGCCATCATTTGATCCTGAGGAAACAGCTGTTGCTGCTAAACTCCCTACATCTACCCAAGAACAACCTGGTGTCAAACAGGGTGTAGAAGAATTATTTAGACTAAGACCTGAACTAGCTGCAATTGGTACTCCACAACAATATACTGAGTACATTAACACAATCTTTCCAGGCAGTGCTGTAAAAGACATTCTATATCATGGAACATATGAGTTCTTTGAAGAATTTATTAAAGATAAGAGGGGGTCTAATACAGGTAGTGGTACAATGACGGACAAGAAGAGAGGTGAAACTTTTAATACTGATTCAGAGAATGCTTTTTTCTTTACAGATAATATTGATACTGCTCTTAACTACTCATTTCTTGGAAGATATAATTATGTAGAGGGTATTCGTGGGGCACTAAATAGAATTGTATTAAAATCAAGTGATGCTCAAGAAGCTGTAAACTTTTTAAAAACAATTCCATTCTTTGATAATCTAATCAAAAAAGCAAAAGCTGATGGTAAGACCAATGCAGAAATACTTGACATTCTCAGAGATGTTAATAAGAACATCTATAGAAGAATAGATACTATGGATGTACCGGGGTTTGTTAACTCAGCAGTAAATGCTAAACAATCAATTGAACAATTTACAGTTTTCTTAGAAAATGTAGATAAGTTTAAGAGCAATGACCCAACAATCAAAACTAGATTTGGTGATTTTAACTCTACTAATGCAAGTAATTCTAGTGGTAAGTACAATATATACTATGAAAAGGATAGAGGATATTTATTTGTCCAATCAGGAAATGCTAAACAAAACACTCCTACCAAACGTGCCCTTTCTAGTGAACTGTCTGTAGAAGAAATAACTGAGTTTTTTAAGTCTGCAATTGAAGCTGATAAAAAAGTACTAGCTAATAGAGCTGAAGAAATAAAGAAGAAGGGATACATAGAGAACTATATGCCAGTTCTTGTTGATATTAAAAATCCCCTTGTTCATGATTATGAGAACTCCCCATTCCCTGATACATATAAAGATACTAAATATCCTACCCAATATATAGCAGCAAGACAAGTTGCAACGGCTATAAAAGAGGGTAATGATGCTGTAGTATATCAGAATATGAGGGATCCAATTTTGGCTACATCATATGGAATCTTTGAACCAGAACAAATTCACATTCTTGGTAGTACAAAAGACTTAAAACAATTTGGTGATTTTATTAATGGTAAATCTACCACAGAACCTGTAGTCAAGGAACTACCGTCAATTCCAATGATGCAAGAAAGCATTGATGGAATTATAAATGGTACAAAAGTTATTACAGGCCGCACTGCTAAACTTGAGAATGGTAACTACATTATGCCAAATGGTGGTATAGTAAAAGTAACATATCTCGGTGAAGCAACAGTAGAACCTAAAACAGGTACAGTAACAATTACTAATAGTGAAACCGGTATGGTAGTAACTAGAACTCTAGATCAGTTTGCTAAGGCCGAGGGGTACAAAGATGCTGCTGACTTTAAAAAGAGGTCTATTCTATCGGCATCACTAATTAGTGGTAAGAGATCTAGGTTTATCTACCAGATAGAACCAGTAAATAACGTTACGGCTGTAAGAGAAGCTGCCCCAAGTGCACCCGTAACAGGACAACTTTCACCTGAGACCAACCCAGAAATAACTGAGTTCAATACATACCTAGCAGAAAATAATAATGTTTTCCCTAAGGAGTTCAATGCATCTAATGGTAGAAGATACTTACTAAATGATAACAATCTATATGATCTTGTAAGTCCTGACGGAAAAACTATGTATCTTAGAAACATTAATCTTAAGACAGGTCAAGTTGAAAGTGTTCTAGAACCTACTGTACAAGTTACAAGAGAAAGAAAAATACAAGCTATCAAAGACATAAATGATATGATTGTATTTATGAGCCTTGATCTCAAGATGGCAGAAGATGGCTACAATGTTTACCAGATGATGGAAGATATCAGTAATGCTACTAGTATGACTGAGATTGAAAGGATTGAAGAAATAATTAGAAAATATACTTGTTAAGATGTCAATTAAAAAGTGCATAAATAAAAACAGCCAGGAATGGAAAGACCTTGTGGCTAAACACAATGGTAATGAAGTACTAGCTGAACAAGAATGGTATAGAGAGGGTTTTGGTGACCGTGATGATCTCAACTATTATCCGGAGGCAGAAGAAGAAGATAAAGTTACTGAAGCTGACAAGGCTACAACACCTATTGAAGATCTAGTAAATGATGTAATTCTAAACTTAGAAGCTAAGCTTGCTGTACTACAGAGAAAAAAAGTTCAGAACTATGAGAGAACTAAGAATGAAATCAAGAGACTACTAGAACAGATCCGTGATGTACAAGGTGTACAGTCTATTATGCTCTTTGTGGATGACGTTTATGATAAAGCTGAGATTGCAGAGAAACAGTTCAGATCATTTGTAAAGTCTATCAATCAGCAGTCAGGTAAGGCTGCAATAGATCAGCTCATCGCATTTTATGACTTTGCCAACAGATACGAACTACTTGATGAGATATCTAAAGAAGATGTATTTGAGCATTTTACTAGTGATCTATCTCCGGAGGAACAAGAAGCTGCAGGAATTAAATCTCCACAACAGAAACTCACTTATGCTATTAGTGTAAGAAACCAAATTAAGCAACAGGTATCTCAATATGGTATACCATTAATTGCTGACTGGTTAATGACATACAAGTCTGAAGCCAGAGAGGGTCTTGATGTAGAAGTAAAATCTCTTGAAGATGACATTGCAAGAGTAGAAGCTAATACTAGGATATCTGATGAAGTAAGAGAGAAAGAACTAACTAAACTACGAGATAGACTCAGTAAGGTGAAGGGTTTTAATCTAACTAAGGAGAGTCTAGTAAGATATCTACGTGAGCTATCCGGAGACATGTCAGGCTTTGAATACTTAACAGGAGCAATGATTAGTGCAGCAGACCCAGTTCTATCAATTTTTGCAAAAGCTGTAAAGACAGAAATGGATAATGCCAGAATCAAGAACATACAACTTGAACAAGAAGCTGCTAAAGTATTTGAAGAATATGTAAGTGCCGTAGGTGGTAACAGAGATAATCCTGCTGAACTCAATAAGGGCTTGTATGAGACAATCAGAATACCAAAAAGAGATGCCGTTGGAAGAGTAATAAGAATAGCTGGTCAGATTCAGTATGAAGATAGAGTATCCTATGTACAGAAATATGATATGTCTAAGTTCTTTGCTGAGAGACAGAATTTACCACAAGCATTTGTACTATCTGATAATCCATCTCCACCCGAACTTGATGCATATAGAATAAGACAAGCAGCTAGAAGAGATTGGTTTAGAGAGAATACTCAGCCAAAGTCAGCTAGTGAAATTCAACAGATCCTTAATAGTAAGCAGAGAGAACTTAATGCTAGAATTATTACACAAGAAGAGTATGATAAGTGGTACTCAAGTGTAGCATATACAGATCCAGCTACAGGCCAACTAGTCTATATGGGTGAGTTAACGGAACCAAGTAATAAGTTCCTAAACAAAGCTTGGTTAGAATTATATGATGAGAATGGTAAGCCTAAAAACGCTAAAGGAAAATATCACAAGTGGTTAACAGATACTTACCTATCATATCAAGAGGGTCTACCAGAAGCACAACAACCAGGATATCTTTTACCAGCAATCTACAAGACTAATGGTGAGAGAATGATGGATGATCCAAGAAGGGGAATTAAAACACGTCTTCAAGAACAGTTTACCTTTATGGAGGGTGATACTCAGTTTGGTCCAGCAACTATTGCCGGTACCAAAGAGAAGTTCATTCCTGTATACTATACCTGGAGTATTAAACCGGAAGATGTTAGTCTTAACTTAATGAGATCAACTCTAATGTTTGCTGGTATGTCCAACAACTTCAAAGCACTAAATGATATCCACTCTGAAGTTGTACTATACAAGAAGATAGTAGGTGAACGTGATGTGGCTGAAACCAATGTAAAGGGAGAGCCATTATTAAATCCTCTTGCTAAGAAACTTGGTATAGAAAGATATATTACTAAGGAGGGAGAATCTTATTCAGCTAAGAGAGTAAATGACTTTATAGACATGATTGTCTATGGTGAAATGGATACTAGACAAAGTGTGCTAGGTCTATCAGCAAATAAACTTACAGGAAGTCTAATTGGTTTTGCAGCTTTAACAAGTATTGCAGCTGATATAATGAAGGGTGTTGCCAATAATATACAAGGTAATATCCAGGTACTAATTGAAGCAGCATCCTCAGAGTTCTTTAGTGTAAAGAACCTTATGCGGGGTAAATCATACTACATGAAATCTATACCAGGTTTTCTAGGAGACTTTGGTAAGTTCACTGCAGATAGTCTTGGTGGTAAATTATTTGATCTATACGATCCCATGCAGGGTGAGTATATGGATAACTTTGGTAGACTAGTAACTGCTTCAGTAGCCAATAAACTATTTAGAGTAGACACATTGTTCTTTAACCAGCACTTTGGTGAACATGAGATACAAGTATCAAACTTGTTTGCACTCCTTGATGCTACTATGGTAATAGACAATGAATCTAATCAGGAGATGTCATTACTAGATGCCTATGAAAAATATGGTGTAGATGAGGTTTATAATAAAACAGACTTTACTGAGCAGAAAAGACAAAATGTAATGAATAGACTACATGCTCTTAATAAGAGAATGCATGGTATCTATAATGATTTTGATAAAGCTACAGCTCAAAGGTACAGTTTGGGTAAACTTGCTTTCATGTATAGAAAGTACTTAGTACCAGCTTACAAAAGAAGGTTCAAGAATCTAGGTTTTGATGAAGAACTTGGTGCACAAACAGAGGGTTACTATAAAACTTTTTGGAATCTCTATCTTAAGAACCTAGTAACTCTAAAGACTAGTCTTATAAAGAACTGGGCAGACATGTCCCCGTTTGAAAAAGCTCAGACTAAAAGAGTAATTGCGGAAGCCACAATTATCCTAGCACTTACAGGAATAGTTATGGCACTAAAAGGTATGATAGATGATGATGATGATGAACTTAAGAAAAACTGGGGCTACAACTTCATGTTGTATCAAGCAATCAGAATGAGGAGTGAGACTACACAGTACTTACCTATTCTAGGTATACGTGATGCGTATAGAACTGTAAAGTCCCCATCTGCAGCAACATCTACTATTGACAGAGCTATCAAGTTTACAGATCAATTTTTGGTTCAATCTTGGGATCCTGAAAAAGCAGTGTACCAAAGAAGAACTGGTATATGGGAAAAGGGTGATAACAAATCCTGGGCATATTTCTTGAAACTGATGGGTATTACAGGATATACTCTAAGTCCTGAAGAAGCTGTCAAAGCCTTTGAAGGTACTCTATCTAAATAAAAAGGGAGCTATTGCTCCCCTTTCTTATTTGTAGTAGTTGTTGCTTCTTGAAATAGTTGATGGTTTTCTTCAAACCAATCTCTTGCGTCTGATTTAGTCTGCATAGGTAAACAACCACATGTCATACTCTCAGCACCGGCTAAGTAAGCTTCAATAAGGAGTTTCTTTAGTTGTTGTGGGCTCATCTTCTATTAAGTTTGTAATTCTACGTCTACCTTTCTCACCAATGGGAATAGGATTTCCCTCTTCATCAATGTGCACAAAAGTAATATTTGTTTTTAGTACTAAAGTCTGGGCTCCGGTATAAACATTATGTGCTCTTGCCTCCATATAAAGTGACACAGATGTATTACCAACCCTATGAGGTTTACCATATATTTTAAGTAATTGACTCTCTCTTGCAGGTTTTTCAAAGTTACACTTATCAATACTTACTGTTACCATTCTTGGAGTGTCACATAACTGCATTGCATAACCAGCGGCAGCTGCATCAATCCATGCAAGAAGTTTACCACCAAAAAGATTACCATGAAAACCTAAATCAGATTTTTTAATTGGATGTGAATTCAGAAATGTCATGATTCATTAAAAAAGAAAATTTGAAACAGTCTTCCTGTTTCTCTACTATGTCCAAAATAATCATTACCGGAATGTATAAGACCACCATCAAAGATTACTAGTCTATTGAATACATTCCCTACTGTGTCTTGTCTTTCAAATGGGGTAGGATCTAGAAATGTATCTTTAGAAAATACATTACCATTCTCACCTGCTGACCAATCAATTTGATCATTATGAAAGACTTTAGACTGCTTGTGTCTATAAAAGCTTGTACCACTTTGTGGTGGAGCATCTGGAGTTAAGAATAAAACTGCAGCCCATTTTTGAGCATCACAGTGAAACACCTGAGGAACACCACCTATACAAGATTGAAATCTACCATTAATACCAGTGTCATACCAACCATAACCATCATCAGTGTGATCTGCAATTTCAATTTGCATTATCTCTTCAAACTTTTCTTTAATCCCATCAAATAAAAACTGCATACGAGTTCTTTCACCTACAGCTCCTTCTCCTGGAAAGTATGTTTGCATTAATGCATATTCTCTAACTGCTGTAGGATCTTCATAAAAGTTGTCTACTACAAAGAATCTCTTGTTTGATTGTTGGTTAATTTTAAACATGGTTACTTGATTTCTATAAATTTACTAAGATCTGGTCTAAAATAACCAGGACCCTTTAATATCTTACCATCTTCACGGAGAACAGGCTTGCCATCATCTCCCAACTTGCTCATATTGCTGGCTTGTATTTCATTAAATACATCTTCTATGATATGCTGCATACCATGTCTAAGGATAGTCCCGCAAAGAATGTATAGTTGATCCCCCAATGCATCAGCTATTTCTACTAATGAGTTATTAAAACAAGCTTCTAAGTATTCATCATTCTCTTCCTGCATAAGAGAGTGTCTGAGATTGAACCCATGCTCATCTAAGGGTCTTGGATATTTACCATTTTCTTGCCCAAAGGCACTATGAAATGTTTCTACTGCTTTTAATTGTTCTTTCATATGTCAAAGTTAAAAAAAAAGGGGATGACTAAAAAGTCACCCCCCTCTCTTTTGTGTATTATTGTTTCCCTTTCAGGATCTTAGAAGAATGAGTTACCATCATCATCTTCCTCATCTGAGAAATCAAATGCAAAATCATCTTCAGTTTCTTTTTGTTGTGTTTCAAACACTAAATGATCTTCTGGAGTTGGTTCTAAAGATGGAACCTCTTCTATTGTTTCATCAGGAGCATCCATAAACTTATCTGCTTCTAAATCATGAGCTGCACATGGGCTGATTATAACAGACATTTTAGTCTCTCTATTGAGGTCAATAGAATCTATAACTATTGGTGCTTCAAAAGTATTACCCATAGGATCAGTATAACTTACTGCTTCATCACATACCTTGTTTTCCTGTTCTTCCTTGACTTCTTCTACTTCTTCTACGTTAGCTTCTGTTTCTGCAATTTGGACTAAAAGATTGGTCTGATTTTCAGGCTGACCATAGTTAGTTAATAACGGATCCATAACTCTCTCTTCTTCTTCATGTTCAGTCTCTACTTCAACGGGAACCGGCTTAGCAAAATTGTTTACACTAGAGATAAAGTAGTGAAGAACTCTTTGGTCTTCCATCCAAGTTTTTGGATGTGAAGTTTGTAGTGCACCAGTTACATAGTTATAAAAGGCCCATAAGCTGCTAGTGTCTTCAAACACGTGTGTAGGTTTCATCATCTCTGATCTTACAATGTTTGCTTGTTCAGTAGTTAAGATCTGATACTCTGCAAACAGAATACCAAGAAGTTGAGCTTGTTTTCTCTTATTCATCTTGATCTCCTTCATTGCATCTTTATCAGACTTAAGCTGATCATAGTACATTTGAGCATCTTTAATCTGACCCTTGATTGTTTCTACAGTCTCTTCATCTGCGGTACCAGTATGCTTTCTAGCCCAGCTACCCATATCCCCGTGTACCATGAATGTACCCGCTTGGTTTACATATGCACCAACTCCACATTTAAATCTCACTTGTTTGTTGTAACTATTAGTCCAAGCAAACATCATAGATAATTCTGGGTCAGATTGATATTGTAACACATGAATCCCATGTGCAATCTGGCCATCTGCAGTTGCTCTAAATGTTTCAGAAACAACTCCAAAGCCTGCTACTGCAAGCTCTGTATATACATAATCAATTACAGACTGGTGACTAATTACAGTATAACTGTCACCATGTGTTGGTAAATCAACAGCAACTAACTGTGCTTTACTCCACTCACTAATCTTCTTTGGCATTTTAAAATAATTTAAGTTGTGTAATAATTGGTTCAAGGTTCCTTATCTCCTTGTAAATATTCTCTAGGTAGTAATCATAATTGATGTCATACTCACTGAATTCTTTTTCAGTATAGTTAATAAGAGTAGTCTGCATCCATTTCCCAGCCTCAACCTGGATTTCTCTTCCGTCAGTATTATTCTTTTTAATAATTTTTGACCCGGATTTAGATACAAAATATCTTATTGTATGCTGTAAAGGTTTAACCTCATACTCACCATTAACAATATGGTGTTCATAAAAACTCCAGTCTCCTTTGATCTTAACACCACCACAATAGTCAAATATGTTCTGGTTCTGAGCCAGAAAATCTTCAGGCTTGATACCATCTACAAAATATGCATGTATTGCTTTAGGTATAATAAGAAAACTCTTATTTTTATGTAGGGCCAGGTTATCATATTCAAACCTACCCTTGCACTTAGATTTACCATCTTCAGTGATGGCAATATAATTATTCACGTCCCCAAGAATAATCTTACTATAAGTATCATGCTCTAATTGAAGCTGTGTAATGTCTTCCCATCTCTTACAGATATCCATATACTTATCTACATACTCTCTTGGTATCAATGTCTCAAGACCATCTGTATTTTGCATTAGGGGTACTGCATTGGGAATCTCCTCACAAATCATCTCATACAACATGCTCAGACTAAGCTGACCATTAATAGTAATCCTCATAGTAAACTCAGGATCATACAGGAAACTATTCTCATCATTACTCAGACCATAGGTTGAGTTTAGAATAATCTTGTATACATAATTCTTAGGGTCTTTCTTAGGAATCTTCTTCCTCTCTTCAAAGAACCACTCATACAGATCACAGAAATCATCTTGTTCTAGATGGGCTGGTGCCCACTTGTTCCTAATAGCTAAGTTAGGATAGAAACTAGTAACGTCAGACGTCATTATTACCATATCCTCATTAGACTCATAGACCTTTGTAGACCTAGCACCATGAATACCACCTAGACCATAATCCGTCTTGACACCTTTGTACTGTACAGAATATTTAAACCCACCCTTGGTTTCTCCTGGATAGATAACTACCTCCTGAAACTTCTTTAGTAAGTTCTGAAATGTAGCTGTCTTGAATTCAATGTAGGGTAGAATAATATTCTTTACTGTAATCCGGGCTCTATGTGTGCGCATCTGTTTAAGATCCCACTTCTTTATACCAGTCTTTTGACTTAAGAACAATAAGAATAGTTCCTTAGAAATTCTTGGCTCAGATGCAGAATACAAATCAATACCATACTCTTCTGTTAGTGTTCTTCTTAACTCAATCTGACTCTTACTTAGATTCATGATCTGTTTAGTAGACTTCACATCATTAATACAATATCTGATGATTTCCGGTATCTGTTCCTCTACAATGTGCTCAGTATGACGGATGGGCATATCAATAATATTAGTCCAATCCATTGTATACTGAATCCATTTAAGAGAACTCCTCTTAGCATTATTATCCCAGTGGTTTAGTTTGAACACATCAAGCTGTCTAATACTAAGATCCCGTGGAGAGTACTCTAAGAACTCTCCATTGTTCTGTTTGTAGATAACATCCTGTGCTTTACCATAAATAAACTTGGCAATCTTTTCAGGACTCTGTTCAATTAACCACTCCTTATTTCTAATAATACTTTCTGTGATCTGACTGTCAAACCCGAGACCATTGAAACTAACATGCCACTCTTCATAATAGATATTTCTATCAAGGAACTCTACTAGTTCCCTGATGTCATTTCTACTTTCATGAACCACAAATATTTCTTGATCTTCTGATTTGATACCCTCAAATACACCTATGAAACAATTACTAAGAGTTTCATAATCCATTACCCAATGTTGTCTCATAATATATATGTTCAGTTAAGCTGTTCCCCCTTTTGTGCATAAAAAAAGGCAGCTATTGCTACCTTTCCTTTGCTGTTTCTCTCTAAATGCTATGCATTTATAAAGCTAAGATAATCAAAATCTGCATTAACTGCAATTAGATTAATAAAACTTTTAATAGATTCTACATCAGCAATGTAATACTCTTGAAATACTTCAAGTTTATGTCTTTCTTGTTTTACTCCCTTTGTTCCTGAAAGAGGTTGACCATACTCATCAAGCTTAGGAAGCATCTGTAATGTATTTCTCTTTGTTTTAGAGATTACTACAAACACTTTGCTTTCTGGGTCAAAGATACATTCTACATAAGGACAATCTGCCGTCATTGGCACTGTTCTAAAGCTTGGTTTGCCATTCCATTCTGAGGCAACAAGCATCATATTTTTTTCCATGTTGGTTATTTTTATACAAATTAATCTAGAATTTCTATGTTTTCCAAATCTGCAACAATAAAAATTAATCTTTCTTTGTCTAGATCTGGTTTACTGCACAGCTCTCCTACTCTTTCTAACTCACTTTTATCTACATCTAATAGCTCTGCATATCTTTCAAACCATAGTTCCGGATTAAGATAACTGTAGATATAAATATAGTTGCCACTATACTTCTCAAAGAAGTTTATAACTTTATCTCTAGACTCCTTTGATAGTTTACTATACTTACCATCTAGAAACTTCTGCCAATCATCTTGTTTATCAGAGAAGTCAAATACAAAGATACTCTTCTCTTTGTCTCCCTTAATGTATTCAAACAGCCTGTTATGTTTCATCAGCACCTGCTTTTCAAAATCCTGATACTCCTTATCAGTTCTGTGATGATATACACAAACAAGCTTCATATCCTCAGGGGTATATTTGTCATCCCATGCCACATATGTGTCTTCCGGCACAACACTTGTACCCCTTTTAATGTCTAAGAGCGGATATAAAAATATCTTAGACTTCTGAAAGTATTTCCTATAGATTGAATTAATTACCATAATTACAGTGTTACATTACCTAAAGCTAGTTCATATGGTAGTCTATATTCCTTGTTCTCATAGTGATATCTTAGTTTATCCTCTATGTCTTCAAAGTCAGCTAACCACATTTCTAATGTTTCTTTGCTTACCTGGTAAGGATACACTTGGTTATACTTATCAATTACTATGAATGTAATTACTATATTCCATTCAACAGCATCTGGAAGTGGCTTAATAAAATTCTCCCAGGCAAGCTTGTGATAAATGGCAGCCTGAATCCAATATTTATAATAGCTTACAGACTCTGGGAAAGATGCAATATCTTTACCTGTGGTCTTCAAGTCATTGATAAATAAGGTCTTGGTATCATAATCCATTACCACATTATCTAAGATACCCTTATAGCCAAATGGTAAGTGCTCCTGATTAACACTAATCATATGCTCACTAAATGTTTTTATGTGAACATCATTAGGAGTTTTATCCAATTGTAAAAGGGCTCTTACTGCTTGATTAGATTTTAGTTCTATGAGAGATTCTCTGCAGTTGTTCAAAGTAACCTCATCTACTATAGTCTTATCAAGACTTTCTTTTAAGAAATCAAAGTAGGATTTATTTTCTTCTGTAAGAACTTTGTCTAGTCTTTGAGCATCTGTTTTAAGAGACTGGTAAAGATTTGCTATAAGTAATTCTGAGAGTATTTCTTGAGAGTAATCATTCAAAGATAATGAATCATTTCCAACAGTACAATGGTACTTGAAAATATTATCAATAATCTTTCTCTGGCTATCCGTAGGATATTTGCCTGGCATGCTAATAAATTGTTTATCATAATGATCTGGTTCAAATAAGAGACAGTGTAGAACGCGCCCTGCTACCAGGTGCGCGTCTGTACTGTCCTCTCTCTGATTCAAAACATAATGACTGTAAAACATTCTAGGTGAAAACAACAGCTTATTAATGCTACTGTAACTAAACCAGAATGGTTTCTTGTAAAATAATTCTAGTTCATCAGAACCAGTCAATACCAGTGGACTCATTTGTTTCTTCTATTTGATTGTTATTTGATACAGGTACAATAAGTAATTCTTCAGTTAATATTTCTGTCTCAGCTTCTACTTGATTAGAATCATTTTCCGGTCCCTTTGGTCCCTCTGGTCCTTCAAGGCCCAAATCATTTAATTCTTCTAGAACTGGTGCACTTAAATCATCCTGGTGTACTTCTTCTATTTCTTCAGAGACTTCATCAAGACCTATAGCAGAATCTAGCACTGGCTTTTTCTCATCATCAAAGTCAATCTCTGCTCTATAGTCAGAGTCAATTGCTACTGCAACGTCTGGTGTTGGAACAATGCTTGCAACGTTAAAAGTAGAACTTCTAGCAATGTTTGTAATAAACCAGTCAAGTCTAGATTCTAAGAGAATATTTAACCACCCTGTAGTAAGAAGACCTAGTGAAGTTAGTTTCTTAGAAACATCATCTGGATCTAAGCAATCCACATCTCTTACTCTAAGACCAAAGTAACTTACCATAGATTTGAAGTTTACATGATTCTTAGTATGACAGCTTGCTATTCTATGACCATACTCTTCTAGTAACATGAGCAAATACAATGCACTCTCTACATAGTTAGAGTTTGCCATGATCTCCATAGCCATGATATGATTATCCTGGTCTGAGCTCTTAAACATTTCACGCAATTGAGTATATACCTCATTAGTAATTGTTACAGCATCATCACCATTAATCATAGCAAGCAACTCAGACTCATCATAAACTGTTTTGTTTTGACAGTCATCAATTAACTGTTTCCACTCATCATGTATATAATAATAGTGGTGAGAAGCTCCAGTAAATACACTAGTAACTACATGACTAGTTATACTAACCTTAGTACTATAATTAAAATATACATTGTCTGATTCTGAAGACAACATAGCTGTACGTAGATTATCTTTATAATACTCATCTACTGTTACTTTATCAAGATACTCTTCAATCTTAGCAATAGGTGCTGTATAATACCAATTACCATATAGTAATCTACCTGGAGTAGCCCTACCTGTAATTATTACATTTGCATTGTCAGGATCCCTAACCACCTTAATACCTTGATTAAGTGCTAAGTCTTTTAGTTTTGCTCTTGGGATATTAACACCTGGCATAAGATAAATTGTATCTCCTTGTGTAGGAGTATAACCTTTACTTAAATTAAATAGTTCAAACTTTGAAGAATCTTCTAGTACATGTTTTATATCTACCGTAAATGCTTCATCATCTTTATCAAAAAATACTGCTCTTTTCATAATTATAAATTAAAGGGGGGCTGTTACACCCCCTTAGTTATTACTGAATTGCCATCTTAACTACGTTAGTATCCTGCATCAAAGCAGCAAACTTAACCTTGTTACCATTTACAATCTCTTTGACCATATAGTATCTCAAGTCATTTGTAAAGCCATCAAACTCTGTAGTTACTTTGGCCAATCTTTCAATCATAGCCTTTGGAACTCCACCTTTGTCAGCAACAGTAAGTGCATAGTTAATTACACGTGTTGCAATAACACTGGATAAGTCAGCACGGAAATCATCACCTTGTCCTACTGAAGATACAATAGCACCTTTTACATATGCTTCATCCTTAGTAAGAATATCTTCAGGAGAAATAATCTTATCTAGCTTGTTATTAATAAACATAGTAAACATACTAGAGAAATCAGCTCCAACAGAACCCTCACCAATCATTTGGATTAGTGGCAACTGTTCTTCAAACTTAGGAATAGAACTAATAGCATTGAAGAATGTAGTAATAGCTCTTGGATTAACACGTTGAGTTACAAGCTCTGGGTGCATCAACATAAAGTTGATACATCTGCCATCAACACCTGCAGTCTCAGCCCACTTAGCCCATACAGGTGCATCATACTTCATCTCAACAGAAATAAATCTGGTCTTCTGAGCTACGTCAAGACTAGTAACATTATAGTCACCATTGTCTGGATTTGAAGTTAAGATAACATGCCAGTTCTTAGGAAGCTTCCATGATACATACTCTTGACGGTCAAGAATCTCCATAGTAGCCTGCATAAATCTGTGGTCAGCACGAGTATAGTCATCCAAGATTAGGAAACCACCCTCACCCTTACCCTGAATCCACTCAGGAGCAGCATGGGACATTCTTTTATCAGCTACTGTATAGCCAGCTTTAAGAGCACCACTTACTTGAGCTTCAGTAATCCATCTTTGTTTACCCTCTTGGTTTCTAACAAGAAATTCTTTAACAGGAAAACCAACAAGGTCACCTAACTCCTCAATCTGAGATAGATTAAGTTTTA